CTACGTTGAAGGCAGCAATTGCTGCCGGCGAATTCAATTATTGCCTTGAAATTTAATCCTTTACAATCTCGTCTGCGTATTATATAATGGTATCATCAAATCACGGAGGGTTGAATGGAACACGAATTTAAGTTCTTCGCTATCAAGAACCCGCTCCCGAACGGTGCGACGGTTCTGGCGTTCAAGCAGCGCTCAAATGATCACGGCGTTGTATGCGCTCGTACACATGGCGCGCATGAGTACGTCACCTGGGCGGTGGATGCGAACAGCGACGCTTATTGGGGTCACTATTTCAAAACCTATGACGAGGCAATTGTCGACTGGAAGGAGCGTTAAATGACGGTCAAGGAATTGATCATGGCGTTGGAGGGCTTCGACGAGGATCTTGAGGTCGGCTTCGCCTTTCCCTCGAGGGATTATTGGCGGTCGGTCCTTTTCGACAAGGTCGACGACCTCGAGGAGGGCTACGTGAAGTACTCCGACTATCACTCGCAGCTGGCAATGGCAAGCGAGGACGAGATCGAGGAGGCTGAGTATCTCGAGGCGAATCCGGACGAAAGCCTTCCGGAAAGCAAGCGGGTCACGAGGGTGCTCGTACTCAAATAATCCTTTACAATCACGGCTTCACCGTATATAATAGTCTTATCAAATAACGGAGGACGTACATGAAAACGGGTGATTTTGTTCTAGACATTCTGCATGAAGTTGAGGACTACATCGAGGACATGCGGGTCGATGATAAGAAAGAAATCCTTAGCGATCTCATCCGTAATCTGGTCACGATTATGAGGGAGGTTCAGTAATGGCGTATCCCAAGCTTAGCAAGACTCCAGTCAAAGAGGAGTATATCAAGCTCAAGGGCAAGAAAGCGCTCCTCGGCAAGAAGGTGGTGACGGTTGAGTCGGAGGAAACCAGTAATCAGGTCGGCTCCTATGACAGGGGCATCGCCTGGAACAAGACCGAATACGGCATCCTGGTTCGTCCCGCTTCGAAGGATACGGTCTACGTATCAGCCGACCACGGCGCTTCGTGGCACCGTGTCTTCAAGTGGTCGAAGGAAAGAGCTATAAAATACACCCGGAAGGGGCGTATCAAGCTTAACTTCAACCGGGATAAGGAGCTCGCCTTTGAGGGAATTCAGGCGATCAACCGTAAATGGGAAGGTCCCAACTACAGGTGGAGGCCGTAATGATTACTCTTAAGAAATGGGAAATGAAAGAGGCGCATGCGGTCGCTGAAGCGCTTTTAGATCTTGTTAATGACAATTTCTGTGATATTGCAGGCGAATGTGATCACAGAATAGTGGGCAGGCTGGTTTGTCCAGATAGCGATGATGATGAAATATTCGCTGATGAATTCGAGCGTCAAGTCTACAAGCATCTCGTCAAAAGGCTTGGAGGATAAACCTTTACAATCTCGTAACAGTATTATATAATGAATCATCAAATCAAGGAGGCCGATAAATGGCCAGCTATACAGTAACTTTTACGTTCGACGCTCCAAGTGAGGTGGAGGCGAACAAGGTAATGACGGATATTTATTATGCTGAATATCCCGAAGGCGTAGAACCCACCAACATCGCTATCGAGGAGGAAGTATAATGGGTAAGCCCCGCATCATAACGGCATCGCCTGATTGCTTTATCACGGATGGCGTGACGACTCACTATTTCCCGGATAATTATCACAGGGAAAACGCTCGGTATTTCCTGGATCATGGAGCGAATGTACTGTACGCTCTGGCTGTGGATTATCCCGGCCTGTACAAGATCCCGCTGGAATACCGAGAGCTCGCTCGTAAGGAGCTTAAGAAACTGGGGTTCAAAACGTCTCGCCCCAAGTATCAGTGGGAAAATGGACGCTTAAAGGAATGTGGTCCCTGGGCGCAGCTGTTTTTCCTTGGTCCCAAGGAATATCGCTCTTCATTCGGTACGAATCGTAAGAACGCTACGTCGTTCAAAATCTGGTTTGGCTCGTGGGGAGGGCTTAAGTAATGGAAATCAACTGGGAAAAAGTGGGTGATGTGCTTGTCGACTCAATCAAGAATTCTGATGAATTCAAGAAATTTTGTGATGAGCGTGCCTGCGCTTTTGAAGATGAAATGAGGGAGCAGTTGGAAAAACGCTTCGTCTTGGATATTCGCAGCATATTTAAATTCGACGATAATTGTGACGAAGAATTCGAATTTGTAACGAATATGGAATACGGCCTGCTCCACGCTTTCAATAAGTATTATGTCACGGAGTATCTTGGTCTTTCATGGGAACCGAAGCGAAAACCGTAGTTTACAATCACGGTTGAATATGGTATAATGATTTATCAAATAACGGAGGAATTAAATGCGATTCGAAACGAACATCGAATGTCCCGCCTGTAATACCCCGATCGTGGTATTTCCGGCGTATCTCACGGTATCAAAGATCACGCAGCGTTCGCTCCCTGCGTGGAAACGATGCGAATGCAAGCCTCGCTTGCAGGAAATCACAACGTCGGAATTCGATGCTCTGGTACCTGGATGGACGGAGATTATTAACCCTGGTGATCCCAACGAAAAGCTGGAGGACTAAATGCCAATAACAAACATTAAGGTCAAGCTGGTCGGTACTGACGGAAATGCATTCGCTCTCATGGGTAAGGTGAGTCAAGCACTCCGTAAGGGTGGACATTCGGAATTGGTGGATGAATTCCGGAAGGAAGCAACGTCGGGTGACTACGATCATCTCATTCAGACGTGCTGCAAATACGTGGAGGTTCGATGAGGAAGGACGAAATTAAATATCGCGTGGAATCCATCATCCAAAACTTAGACTGGTGGTTGGAGTCGATTGACAACGAAACTAACCCCAGTGATGATTGGAAAGATGATGACGTTGTCAACAAGTGCCCAGAGATGCAGTATCCCTACGAGGCTGGAGTGTGGAGGTCAAGAGCAGGACTCAATGCTGACAAACTCAGGCGCGTGAAGGCTCTGCTTCTTAATGAGTTCAAAGAAATTGGTGTACAATCTCGTAAGTAATTGATATAATGGTATCATCAAATACGGAGGCTGATACCGCATGACGAATTACGAGTTTACTAAGGCTGCGCAGGAAAAGGTGATTGCGAGCTGGAAGAAACTTCAGCTTCACTTCGGGCGTGAGCTCCCTGTCCCCAAGGTATTGTTCGACCTTCGCTCTAAGAGCTGTGCAGGCCAGGCGATTGGCGGACATACAATTCGCTTGAACCTTGGCTACGTGAGGGAACACGCTCAAGACATGCTCGATCGTACTGTCCCGCATGAGGCTGTCCACTGCTGGTTGGTCGCCACGCGTGACCCTTCTCATGTGAGAGATTCGTATAACTTCGGGCGCAGGCGTACAAAGCGTGACGTCCATGGCTACACGTTCCAGCATACGATGCACCTCTTGGGTGCCGATGAGTCTCGGTGCCACACGATGGGGAAATCCGACTTCGCTCGCCAGTCACGGACATGGGCATATAAATGTCCCGCTTGTGGATTTGTATATCACTTATCCACTGTCATCCACAATAAGATCCAGCGTGGGCAGCGTCGCTATCATACGGCGTGTGGTCCCGGGCGTGGATACCTTGAAAGAGTATATTAGTCCTTTACAATCACGGTTTCGGGTGATATAATATACTTATCAAATAAAGGAGGCCAATAAATTGGCTATCGAGGTTGGTGTGGGTGGGACGGTGATTACGGGTGAGCACATCGAGCTTTACAGGCTGATGACGCTCAAGGCAGCTCTCAAACTGGAAATTGCAGGGATGAAACGTAGGGGTCGGTCGGTGTACTCCATCCTGAAGGCTGAGGGCTTCAGGGGAAATAAGGCTGCCGTCCTTCGGGAGTTGGAGAACTATATCACGATGAGGTTCCCCAAATGAAGAAACACATCACCGACTGTCAGGAGCAGATGACTAGCTGGTTTCCCGAAATCAGTGATCTGTTGTTCAAGCACTTCAGGGTGATTGAGGTCACTGTCAAGGTGAGGGATCGTGACTTGAAGCCAGTACTGTTTAAGTTCACCACTAGCTCTAAAATCAATCCGCTTGCGGATTACAGGAGTCGGTCTTGATCCTATTAGGTAAGGAACATAAGAACATCCTTCCTGCGGTATTTGAGTGGAACGAGAAGGAACGTAGAGTTGACGTTGTGCTCAAAACTATTTGTGGGAAGGTATTGACGGTTACCTGTGACCAAGCCGTCCAAGTCAGCGTTCTTCTCGAAGGTGACTGGAATGATGAGGCCCTTTGGTGGAATCATGGGGGCGAGTTTGCAAAAGATTTTAAATCAATGGGTAACCCCTGTACAATCGCGTAATTTAATGGTATAATAGTAGTATAACCTGGAATTCGGAGGTATCATGGTCGTGGGCAAGACATACAAGGACGTTAGGGATTTCGACGTCAAGAGGCACAAGGAAATTGCACGAGAATTCACCAAGGATTTGGATATGAGGACTCGGGCAAAGCCGCTTGTGAAGAACGAGAAGCGAAGGGGTCCGAAGAATCTCGTGAGGGAACTGGATTCACTGCTTGAGGATGAGTACGATGACAAATATGAAGGAGAACAGCATGAAATTAACTGAAGCAGACAAGGCAATGGGTGAGGCGTATCGTAAGTTCAAGGCGGATAATGGTGGGCATAAGACTGCTCCCAAGGGGAAGTACGGTTTCAAGTCTCTCCAGTTTAAGGTAGAGGATTCCGAGGGTAAGGTGCTTGGTCCCTTCCTGGGTCGGGGTTCTGCTCTCATGGCTTTCAAGAATGAGATCAAGCTCAAGGGTCTTCCCACCACTGGTGTGAAGTTCATTGTGGAGGAAATCTTCCGTCACAAGGCGAAGGACAAGGCTCCGTCAGTCGATGGTGTCATTGGTACCTTCGAGCTCAAGTAATGGGACGTAGAACTAAAGAGGAGTTGCTAGCTGCTAACTATTATGAGTGGTTGGCGGCTAGCAATGTGCTAAGGGAGAAGAAGAAGGGCGGTACTAAGCTAACTGCTACTGAGAAGATGCTACTCAGGACTGTCCCTTCTCCTGAATCTCCCTATGTGCCTACAGGACAACCTGCTACACCAGCTAAGAAGAAGACTGTCAAGAAGAAGATTGACTTCGATGCTAATGTGGTGTGGCCGGTGAAGGCTAATGCCTTCCTATGTGCTGTGTATAACACACCATATACGGATGAGCAGTGCATGCTGTTGTGTGAGCGTGATGATTGTCCGTTTCATGGTAAGGGATACTTCCGTATGCATGGCGTGAAATTTTAGTTTACAATCGGATGTAGTTGTAGTATGATATATTTAATGGATGAGGCGGACGGCGGGCCTTCGGGTTTGAACACCGTCCAGGTAACTCGGCCCATCCATAGTGCATCATAAGGGTCGTGGGTGGATATAGCCACTCAGTGATATGGCGACCGTGGTATGCACGCTCTTTAACATTCACGGTCCACTCCCACGGACCGAAATTGAGACCGCCGGGGTATCACCTACCCTATTCAGGCGGTCTCGTCGTCGTTGGCGAAAATAATTGTTTACAATCTACCCTATTTAATATATAATTTAATTATTAAATAAAAAGCTCAAAAAGGAGCCCGCTTGAAAAACTTCGAAATTCCCGCTAACGAAATCAACGCTTTAGAAGGTACGCTGGAAGATTATTACGAAGGCGAAGATATGAGCGATGGCGAGGACGATAGCGATATCTTTCCGGCGACTTTCAAAATCACCAAAATTGCTCTCATGGCGTACTTCAAATCAAAGGGCGTGGATCCCGCTAACGTTAAAATTTTTAATAGCGAGGCCGATAGCGATAGCAAAATAACTCCCAAGCTTTCCGAGCTTATGTGTGCGCAATGGGGTTTTGGCGACGACGATAATCGCGTGGATAGCGAAGATCTCTACTTCGAATATGGCTGGAGCGCTAACTATTCACGCTTTTACGAATTAACCATCAATAATAAACCAGCGATACTCATCGATGGAAGCGATGGCACTTCGAGCTCCATGTTTTCTTGGATTGAAGTGCTAATGGTCGCTTAACAAATAACCCTACGGGGGGCGTGCTATTACAGGCGCCCCCACTACGGTTTACAATCCCTGTTTAGTGTGGTATAATGGTCTTATCAAAATGATGGAGGGTGCTATGACCGAGGAATACTACGAAAAGCATGACATGGAGCGTGACCTTGGCTCTGACGTAGAACCCTACACCGAGGAAGAGCTGGAAAAGCTCTATCGGCTGGTGGAAATGGCGGCCTACGGTGACCCTGGGGAGGGAAATGAATAATATGAAGCTTAAATATGTAATGGTGGATTACTGCTTTGCCATCATATTCAACGAGGCTATGTCACATCGAGACTTCAAGAATGTGAATCACAAGTATCTCACGGGTAACATCACTTCAGCGGGCTTTGTTAGTATAGCTCCTGATGGTGACAACGTTCAAGCTATTGCATATGGGAGGTCTGATTCTCTCAATATGGGGATAGCTGAAGATGACAGTAAATTTCTCACTAAAATGCTCAACCCGGAGTGGTAAATGAATAACATCAAAATCTGGCTCGATGATGTCCGTCCTGCTCCTGATGAGTCGTGGATAACATGCACTACGGCTGAACAGGCAATCGGGCTCATCAACATGGGAATAGTGAAGCATATCTCATTTGACCACGATCTGGGTGAAGGAGGCACGGGCTATGACGTGGCCAAACACATCGAGGAGGATGCCGTGTACGGGGTTTTGGATCCGATTGGATATGATATTCATTCATCCAACCCTGTCGGGCGGCAGAACATCTGGATGGCTATGAACAATGCTTGGCGTTATTGGGATCCTCCAACGATAAATTAGTCCTTTACAATCCCTGTATAGGGTGATATAATGGACTTATCAAAATCAAGGAGAACAAAATCTTGAAGCTCATGATCTACACTCAGTACCTCGAGAATTACGGCGCGTGGGATTGGGATGGCATCGGACTCTGCCCTCAGTACTGGAAGTTCAAGTCGGCTGGTCCGTACTTCGTCAGCCTCCCTTCCATCATCACTCCCGAACTCATCGAGGAGACTGTGGCGAAGGTCGAGCCTCAGGTCACTCACAGGAATGACTACGTCGAAGAGTACCTCGTCGACTGGGAGGTAGTGAGCGATGACTTTCTCACTCCCTTCGAAATCTCTCAACTCGAATATGAGGGCGTGATCCGGTACAGCCCTCAGGAGCTGGTAATATGAGAACAAAATATACTATAATTGATGGCGAGACGGTGGGGCTGTGTCAGCCTGTTTACCGGACTCAATATCGGCATGACAATCATACTGACTGTTTCAAGTGCAACAGGAAGGTCAGTACTGCCACAATGTACATTGATAACGACGGTTCCCAACGGCATTTCCGATGCTTATCTCCCGAGCGGAAGAAGGAGTGTGAATAATGGCTAGAATGTACTACTACGTCCCAGCAACTCAAATAACCTGGGACACGGTAAATGACAAACACATGGAAGCTAAGGATGATCTGGATGCAATAGACCAGATCAAGGAGTTTGAGGGTATCAAACGGATCCCTCCGACCTGGAAGATCTTCATCGAGAAGACTCCCGGTGAATTCCTCGAAGTGAACCGCCGTTCAATTGCAAGGAAACGGCAGGAGGCTAAATATGCCGCTAAGCCCAAGTTCTTCTGTTAAGGCAATCGAAATACATCGGGCTCTGAAGGTAATACTAGATATCAACTACAGATTCGTCTGGCTCGATGCATATATCAGCCCCGAGAGGACTGAATGGGCGGCTGCTGTCCAGTTCAGAAACGATCCTCAACGTAGATGGTATCCAAGACTGATGTACTTCTACCCGAAGGAACAGAAGGTGGCCGTACTCAACCGAATGGGAGAGGAGCCACTCTGGGTAGAGGCATCAACAGTGATCACACTGGGTGAGATGAAGGGTGTCCCACCTCCATCTGGCTAAAATAGTCCTTTACAATCTCCCTGTATAGTGGTATAATAGACTTAACAAAATCAAGGAGGATGCACTTGGACGATTACGAACCGTACATGGATGAGAGCTTCGAGATTGAGTCGGCTCTCGGCTCGGCGGGAATGGGAACCGACGAATACTACAGACCGGACATGGACATCGACTCCATGCTCCCCAACGAGGAGGTTGAGTAATGGCTAATGCACAGCGGCCTATTCCGATTTGGAATAGGGTAGGTACCAAGATCGAGGGCTCCATGACTGCAGCGGAGGCTCTCACCAAGGGTGGACTGGATTGGACTGTTGAAATGCAGCCCGCGAAGGTCACTTTCAACGGCAAGACCAGCATCATCCCTGGGAAATTCGTCCCGGTCCGTACTTCGGACGGCCGTCCCTTGGGTGTGGTAGGCAACTCCTACCGTCCTGTTCAGAATGTCAGTGCTCTGAACTTCATGGACAGCTACATCGGCAAGGGCTCCGCGGAATACGTCACGGTCGGCAACATCGGTGACGGCAAGCTGATCTGGATGCTTGCGAAGGTTCCCGGTGATGGCGGTGTGGATCCGGTGGAACGGTACATGCTCATGTCCACTTCCCACAATGGTGTGTCTCCCATCATGGTGGCGGCCCTGGACTTCAGGATCTGGTGTGCAAATCAGATCCAGGCAGCTATCCGCAATGCCAAGAACAAGTTCGTCATCCGTCACACCACGAATGTGGAGCTGAGGATGGCGGATGCTCGGAAGGCATTCGATGGTTCCATGAAGTATTTCGGTGAAATGGACACCATTTTCAACCGCATGAAGGAGATCAAGTTCACGGAACCCCAGCTCCTCAAGCTGGTCGAGAAAGTGTTCTCGGCTCCCAATGCTGACAAGTCCAAGCGGCAGGAAAACCGCATCGAGACGATTCAGGAGAAAGTCATCGAGCTCTCCCGTACTGGTCTCGGTACCAACCTTCCCGGTGTGAAGGGGACTGCGTGGGGCGGCTACAATGCCGTCACGGAATACCTCAATCACTACACCAACGTGAAGGGTGGAAAGGGTGCCGCTAAGGAGGAGAAGCTCCTTGCCTCCACGTGGTTCGGCACCGTGGGTATGAAGACTCAGAAGACCTTCGATACCCTCACCTCAATGGTGAAATTGGCTGCATAACACTAGATGGGAGGGCCATTACGGCCCTCCCTTTTCCTTTACAATCTCTCTCTGAAATGGTATGATGGACTTACCAAATCAAGGAGGACGCAAATGACCCGTGAGTATTACTGCCACCGTTGCGGTTGGGAGTGGGAAGAGAATGGCGACGATGATCTGGCTGAAGATTGCCCGGATTGTGGCTCTGACAGAATCGAGGTGGTAGGGTAATGGACACATACTGCACGAATCAGTTCACGGTCGATTCCGTTCGCAAGACTCTGTCTGCGGAAATATCTGATCTGACTCCCGGCGGATACATCCCTCAGTGTATTCAGATCAAGTCTCACCGCACCGGCAAAGTCTATCCTTTCTCGACTGATGCTAACAACGAGCTCCGCGATGGTTCAGTCGACAATGAGCTTCTTGGCTGGAAATATCAGTCATCGTGGCTTCCTGGGTGGGAGGTAGTAATCTACAATGACTAACATCACTCACATCACCCGGTACATCGGGGTTGAAGGCCGCTGCTCCTTCTGCAACAAACAGATCCGCAAGGAGGACTACTGTTACATTGCAGGCACTGGGTTAGACGACCTTGGCAACTCCTTCATCTCTGATGAGGACTATGAAAACGAGGTCCTGTTCTGCGGCACTGACTGTATCGACACTTCATATCTAAGCCAGGAGGCTATATAGATGAACCCAGTATCAGTAGTATTCAAGATCAACAACGGTTTCCTCATCGTCAACCCCGATGGTGAGGATGCATACTTCACTCCTCACTGGGACCCGGCAACAGTGGCTCCCATTCAGCCCATAGATCATGAGGGTGCACTCCGTAAACTGGTTCTCTCCATTGACCCAGTGGGCGGCAAGATCCCTGCAATCAGGACTGTCCGTCGGTACTGCACTGACAACAACTACTCTAAGTACATCGGTCTCAAGGATGCAAAGGACTATGTAGAGTCACTGCGTGACTGGCAGTATGCCTATGTAGATGATAACACCGGAGAGACTGTCATCAGGACGTACAACAACGGTTAGATCTAGTAACGTGCTAGAGTGAGACTCAATGAGTGAGCTCGCTGTAGACTGAGACTAGCGTCGCGAGAGTTGGGAGTCTGCTATGTGAGTGGTCTGGGATAAAAAGGCGAGGAGCACCAATAAATGGGGCCCACCTATGTAACTGGAGGCGAGCGCGAGGATGAGTCCCTTGATTGAATGAATGAACACAAAAATCTCTAGAGCTAGCAGAAATTTTCAATGCACAGCGTTTTTCACCAAATGTTGAAACGTTGAAAATCTCTAGAGCTAGCATATCGCCTTCCCCATATTTTTCATATAACGCGAGGTTACAAGGTAAAACATGAAGGCTTCATTAACATTGCTCATAGTGACTGCGTCCATTTGGCTAGTAGCTAAGTGGCTCATCACCCTGCATAAGATAGGCAAGACTACTAGTGAAAAGGACGCTCTTGAGATCATTGCTAAAGATTCTATAAAACCTGAATTCAAAATTGGTAGACTCAAAATACCTCACCGATGGATTGAATGGCTTATGAAGAGACTCTCAAAATGATAGTTAACGATGTACAATCCCTCCCGTTGATGATATAATAGAATTATCAAATCAAAAATCGGAGGCCAAATGAGCTGGGATAAGGAATGGGATAGGATTGTTGATGGCGCAAGAAGTCGAGTGGATATGTCGGGTGCGAAGTCTCCGAATGATGCCGCCATCCTCCACGCCGACTCCGTGATCCGCCGGGCGAAGGATGTGGAGGGGATGGCAGAAGTGTTGGAGAGACTACCGCTGGGGTCAAGAACTGCATCCGGCATCGCCCGTGCCGTCCGCGACTATCTGATGGGGGAGGGGTGATGGCTTGCGAATGCTGGAGAACAATGTCCGAGGGTCACGACCCATCGTGCGAGTGGTATTGCCACGGATGCGCCGCCCTCCGCGCCGAGGTGGAGAGGTTGCGTAGCGACCATGAGTGGCAGGAGGAACGCGCAAGAAATAACGCGATGGCAGTTGATGAAGAACTGAAAGCCCTCCACGCCGAAGTGGAGAAGTGGATGGACTACGGGATAAGTGAACACAATGTTACAATTAAACTTGAAGCCGACAACGCCCGTATGAAGGAAGCGTTCGAATTAGCATTAACGTGGGCACCGAGGGATCGAGTTGACGAACTACGCAGACGGGCGAAGGTGTAAAATGATTGAAATTGCGAATGCGATGATCTACTATACTTTTGGAATAATGGTGCTTCTTGTAGTGATCTCACTGCAGTTGTCATACATCATATCGATAATGAAAAGGAAGAAATAATGAACATACCGAATGAAGAAGCAATCGAGATTATCGAATGGTCTGTTGACCGCCTGAAGAAATTAGAGAAAATTGAGGAAGTGATTAGAGAATACAATTCTGGAGATCTCACGCGTCTCTTCGGTAGTGCTTCTAGAGATGTGGCTTTCAATAAAATCAGTGACATTCTTAGAGTGCGATCGACACTATAAGGAGTTATGATGAGCTGGCGCGGATGCAATAGATGTAGTCACTGTGGGAAGTTCTTCTCATATGCGGACTTCGATGAATTCACTAATTTCGGAAGCAGCAATGATGTAGACCCTCCTGAACCAGAGCTTCTATGTGCGAAATGTTCTAAGAAGTTAGAAGATGAAATGGTAGGAAGAAGGTCTGTTTGGACACCCTGGCGCCCTGGAAGATGCCACGAAAACGCGGCGAGGCGCCTGGGCTGGAGATACTCCCGGCCTCGTCATGCTGCATGGGGACAGTATAGAGATCCTTCAAAACCGCTTCCTGACGGGTGGGAATGGTTAGATGTTAAATAAGATTCTTCACGGGAGGATGAGATGCTGAAAGAAGAGAAGGAACTGAGGAAGTTGGTATTCCCGCCTGGAATTGGAACCAGCGACGACGTAAAAATATTAGAGGCGATCCGTGCCCTCATCCGCGCCGTCCGTACAGACGAGAGGGAGAGGTGCGCGAAGGTGGCTGAAAGTGATCCACATTGGGTGGGACGTGAGCATATAGCCGCCGCGATAAATCCTCCGCCAACTCCCAAGAAGACTAAACCTGTAGTTGGTTGGCAAAAAGTGATTGAGGACAACGCGAACAGGAGAAAAGCATGAAAAATAAAGGCTTTACATTAATGGAACTTTTAATCGTTGTTGCGATTATTTTTATCTTGACGGCGATCATGATTCCGTCAATTGCTAAATATTTTGATGAGCCGACGTCTAAATCTTCTGTGGTATATACACCTGGAGCTAAGTGATGGATGACGGATTAGGAGCGCAGCAACCTCGTAGTGGTCGTGTTTATACTTCGACAGAGGTTCTACAACGTTTAGAGAATGCCAAGAAAGAAGGAGAGCTCATTCGAGATAGTGGTGGCGTGTATCACTATGTTGGTCATTCTGGGGTCTCAGGCCATTCAGGTGTTTCAGGATACCAGGGATCTCGTGGCTTTGATAATGAAAATCACATTGCTGGGATAGTATCATTCGCCGAAAATCAGGCGCGGCTATATCAAGGCGCTCATTCAGAAATTAAAGTCATTCAACCTCGTCTATCAATAAGGCGGTTCGTAAAGCAGGGAGTCAAAGACCTGAAACAATTCTTTAAGAAAAAGGAGACAACGCATGTCGAATCAGGAACCGATTAAATTTCCAGCGGCTTTTGTAGCATCAGTGGCAGGAGCGTTATTTGTTATTTTTGCATTTGTATGGTTTCTTGGATCTAGCAATCCAAAGACGGAGGCAGGCTATGTTGGTTATCTGACTCGTGGTGCAGTATTCGGACAGACAACCTTTGTAGGACTCCAGGATGGACCCACGTCGCCTGGTAGAGGGTGGCTCCTACACGTTCGTAACGTATCAATTACACCATATTCTATTGCAGAATCGTTTACTGGAGAGACTGCAGTCCTTTCAAAGGATAACATGCAGGTGGCATTTCAGGTGCATGTTGTGTGGAAGCTGAACAAAGCACAAGCTCGAGAGTTCTTTGAAAAATATTCGACGATTAATGATCATAAGGGTGAGACTCCGCTGTTGAATGCAGCGTATATGGATTTCTTGAAGGAAAACGTCCGTACATTTGCTCGGTCTGAAATCCAGAAGTATGATGGTTTGACAATCAAGGATAAGATTGATGAAATTAGTCACAATATCCAAGCGCGTGTAATCAAGTACGCTGAAGGTTCGCCATTCCAGATTATGTCGGTTGTCGTAGGCAATATTCAGTATCCTTCTCAGGTTGCTGAGGCTGTTGCTCTTAAAATGAAGACAACTCAGGACCTCGAACGATACAATACAGAGATTGAGATTGAAAAGAAGAAGAAGGAAAAGCGCATTGTTGAAGCAGAAGGTATTGCTAAAGCTATGGAAATCATTCAGGCTAAGCTCACAAATCAGTACCTCCAGCATGAAGCAATTGAAGCTCAGAAGGCTATGGTCGGATCGCCTAATCACTCAACTATTTATCTTCCGGTTGGCCCGATGGGTGTTCCAATCGTGGGCAACATGAATCTTAACAAGTAATGAAATATTCTAAGCTCATAGAGTTCTGTGAATTCATTCTCGCTACTAGGGCTGATGAAACAGATCTTGCCGACCATCATGTTAAAGTCGATGGATACATAGAAACAGCTTGGAGCCGTGTTTTAGATGCTATTCATAGACAAGAAGATTTTGATATTAAAACGTATATGCAGTCTCTAATCGATTCTGCACTTGAAAACACATCAAAGAAATTCCTTAACTGAGTTAATTTAGTATCTAGAGGTTGAGATGAAAAAATTAACTAGATTACAGACAGATCGCATTTTCATAAATCTGTCACACGACATTTATGATAAATTTGTCGAAAACGCTATTCAAGCATATACAGTATTATTTCCAGAGAAAAGCGAATATAAGACATTTGATGACTCATATTATGATGCAGTGCGACAGCGACTGTGGCTAGAATTTGGAGTATTATATGGTGAAGCAAAGAGTGAAAAGAACATCAAAAAGCGACTCAAAAAAAGAACCGTGGTTTAGTAAGACAACTAAGATTGTTTCTGGTATCATCGGGTTTTTAGTTCTTGGAGGGATGATCTGGGGTTTTATCTCTAATGCAGATGCCAGATATGCAAAAGATCAGGTCGTGAAATCTAAGATAGCAGATGTAGAAAATCAAGTTGCAGTATTAGGCAAAGCATTTCAATATGATCAGCTGGATAGAGCTGTTGATCGTAAGCAAGATCTTCTCATTAAGATTGAACTTAGATTGAAAGAGAATATATCACCGAAAGAGAGGATTGAACTAGAAACTCAAAAACGTCAGACAGAATTTGAGATTCAAAAGTTAAAAGAGAAACAACAAAAACTAGACTGAGGTGACGTAGATGACTGATGAGTCGCCTATTATTTATAGCGTTATAATTGATTATCCAGATGGTCCAAAATTTAGAATCAAAGCTCCTCACAAACGGGGATTCCCTTCACAGATAATGTTCGACAGAGCAGACATGGTTTTGGATCTAACTAATAAGATTGTATTGAAAGATAAGAATTATCGTCAATTTCATAGAATAACAGAAGATGAAGTTGCTTTACATTCTGAGTATCCATTAATTTGTATGACGTGTGTTAATGTCACGAAAGGGAATGGATCGTGTTATCTATGCAAAGGAAATCCGAAGAAATGAAACAAGAACCAGTACTGATAGATAATTGGAGAATTGATCATGTCTTTCTTGATGAGACCATGACATCGGCAGCTCCAGTTATCAAGGGATTTGTTGATGGTAGAATGAAAAGCGATATATTATTGTGGTTTGATCTAGATAATGGAATTGCTATGACAAAAGATCAGGTTTTTAAAATTGGCGATCCTAATGCGTTTTGGATGGGACGTTTCCTTGCTGATGGACACAGCCCAGAAGATCTAGAAATAAAGGATACAACTCACTAATTGGAGGTCGCATGATTAAAAGTAGTCAAGAAAAATCTGTATGCGCTTATAGAACTCTCCGTGATTGTCCACTTCCTAAAGAATCTAATGTCGATATCACACTCTTTTCTAACTATTACGGGACAGTGAAGGATAGCCATCGATTTAATGATCCGGCTCTCTATACCGATAAACCGTGGTATAATAGACTTATGGATGAAATAAGGGAAATGAAAATCTTCAGGAGAAACAAAAAGCATGTCTAAAATAATTACTGTATATCTATCGGGTCCAATGTATCTGGGTAAAGAACAAGCCAAGGGATGGAGAGACGAAGTTATAGATTTTTTGAATAATCATACTAAACCAATTCCTATTCCTAGATGGAATGATACTCCAAATGCAAAGTCTTTGACTAAAGGATATTTTTTCAACATTCTCAATCCTTGTAATCGATGGCTTGAAAAGGGTGGCGAGCTTGAAGCAGAAGGTCCTTTTGTTGTTCAAATGGATAAGATGGAAATCGCCAAATCAGATGTTCTTATTGTCAATGCTACTAATCCAGGGTGGGGAACACCGATGGAGCAATACATTGGGTGGTCAACGGGCAAGATGATTATCTGTTTTTCTGATTGCGATTTTCCATCAATTTGGGCTAAAGCGCATAGCCATAAGATGTGTCGTACTCACATTGAAGCCGCCGATTGGTTGTGCAATGTTGCAGGTAAACAATTGGCACGGGTGGTATAGTGAGAGTAGGATTTATTCAAGCCACAAACCCAATTGACGTTCATTGGTGGCCTTCACTAGCTTTCGGTTATTTGAAATCATATATGCATAAACACCTTGGCGATTCTGTTGTGTTTGATAGAGTGGGCGTTGATAAACTTCATGAATATGATATTGCTGCTATTTCATGCACGACGCAGGATTATAACTTCGCCCGGAACATTGCCCGGCATGTTAAAACTAAAAAGCCAAAGATTATCACAATTCTTGGCGGATCACATATAACGGCTTTGCCGAATACTCTTACATCAGAGTTTGATTTTGGGTGCATTGGTGAGGGTGAACAGACGTTAGTTGAGTTTGTCAAGCATGTGATGAAAAGTGGAAGTGTAGAAGATCTTTTGAAAATTGACGGTCTTGTGCATCATTATTCTAGTACGATGAGGAATAATCCAAGGGCGTTCATCGATCCAATTGATCAGATTCCATTCCCTTTTAGGGAACCAGCGTTTGTGCCGCATCTCATGACATCAAGAGGATGTCCATACAAATGCAGGTTCTGCAGTAGCTCTGCGTTTTGGAAGACAACTCGGTTTCATAGCGCTAATTATGTTGTCAATGAAATGGAATATCTGGTAAATTGTGGTGCTACAGCAATCCCGATTCAAGACGATTTGTTTGTAGCACATAAACAGCGGTTCATTGAAATAACTCAGAAGTTAAAAGATAGAAAACTAAATGATAAGTTTCATTCGTCGATTAACGCTAGAGCTAATCTGATCACGCAAGATTTTTGTGACATGTTGAAAGATGGCTTTCCCATTCAGGAGGTCCATTTCGGTGCAGAATCGGCTTCAGATAGAGTGCTGCAATTGATGGGTAAAAATGTCACTGCTGCACAGAATCAAAAAGCATTAGATGTTCTAAAGGCAAACGGTATCAAGGCGGTTTGCTCATTCATTGTTGGTTGGCCTACTGAAACAGAGGAAGAGCTTATTACAACATACGAATTCATGATAAAGAACATGAAAGACGAGAAACTTGATCCCTGGTCTTCTGTGAATATTTTAACTCCTCTTCCTGGGACAGCTGTGTGGAGTGACGCTGTAAAAAGTGGTATAATAGACTTGAACAACTTTAATTGGGATCGTCTCGGTATCTTTGCATCATATAGGACATCTAACGAACCCTCATTCGAAAAATGGTGCGATGTTCGTAGAAAGAATAACAGCATCTATCTGAATGAAGACACGGTCCCGCAGGAACGATTATTTGAAATCATGGGCAAGTATGAATTACAGATTATCGAGATGTTCTACAACAAAGGCCACATGGCCAACGTGATTGTGAGGAACTAGCATGCCATATATTAAAGATGATCAAAGATGGCGATTGTATCAAACGCCCGATGTGTTACCGGAAGCCGTTGGAGAACTAAACTATATAATCACTGAGCTTTGTCTATTGTGGATTGAGCAGCATGGGAAAACATATACTGCTATAAATGACGTCATTGGCGTTCTCGAATGTGCAAAGCTCGAATTTTATCGACGTTTAGCAGCTCCCTATGAAGATGAGAAAATTAAAGAAAATGGTGACGTCTATTGAAAACAGTTAAAATAGATGAAATTGTGCATATTGTAACATACCAGTGCAATACACAGACACTGTGCAATAAGCATATTCCTGAAAATTCTTTTTTCACAGAGAAAAAATCTGTATGGGAAGCAACTTGCTATAAGTGCAAGAAATACTTTTTACCAGGTGCCGATTTTATAAAACAATAATTTATTTCATAATAAAACATTTAAATGTGTTAATTTATAAAATGGGAGGTGCTATGGGTGAGTTAAATTGTCCTTTTCTCGGGGTCAAGAAGATGTTATTCTGTAAGGCTCATCCGACAGTATTAATTCCGTTCGACGAGAGTCTAGCCTCTGGTTCGATTTGTACGGGCGAACATCACAGAGAGTGTCCATCGTTCCGGGAACTAGATTCCCCAACCTTAACATCCAAGCCCGTGGAAGAAGGAGAGTCACATGGTACTCTTGCTTGTTCTGCTAACGTTGGTTGTGTTTGCGGTTGTAGCGATCCAAATGCGTCAGCATCAGAAGGCGACAGCTAAGAGCTTAGCTTCTGGCGGATTGACATCTAGCTTATACTTCCATCCAGGTCATTCGTGGGTTAACTTTCAACCAACTGGTATTGCCAAAATTGGAATAGACAGATTTTTAAGAGATCTCGTAGGTCAATTTGATGAGATCATTGTTCCATCTAAAGGTAGAGTGTTTAGACAGGGACAGCCTATTCTTACAATTGTAAGTAAAGGGAAGCAGCTTCATATCCCTTCTCCAATTGACGGCGTAGTGGTTGATTCTAACCTCTCCCCATCTGATGGTATTAAATATGAGACCGATCATATGATAACCATTAGACCAACTAGAATTAAAGCGAACCTTCTAGCGATGACAAACTATGTCGGATCTGAAGGCTGGCTCGCTCTTGAATACGAACGCCTTAGAGACTTTGTGGCTTCTTACATGAATCCATTTAAAGGAATGGGCATAACAATGGCGGACGGCGGCCAGTTCAACAAAAATCTCTACGAAGTTCTAGAGAAAATGGATAAGCCAACTCTTAGAACATTCAACACAGAATTTTTGCACTGCTAACTAACGGACACGATGGTAATAACTGGTAGCCTTTGGAGTGATCTGAAGGCTACCTTTTATTTTAAGGAGATAATAAAATGATTGATAGTGCATTCTCACGCGTTGACATATACGCTACAAAGGGTCTTGAATATCTTATTGCAGCACTGTTTTTTATCTGCCTGATAGCATTTGTGAAATATTTTGTTTACTACAAGCCGGAGCGGAAGATAAAGATTGCATGGCCCGATGAAAATAAAGATGTACAATCGAGAGATAATAAGATATAATAGATTTATATTAATCAGGAGGCGTGCATGCAGCCATTAGAGCAGATTGAACCTCAAGTAGCGAGAGGCAAGTTCACAGAAGAGCTGTGGAATGATGATGATTATATTGCTGAAGAGAAGCTTGATGGTGAACGATTCAAGATGCATATCTTTGCAGACGGCAACCGGTTTGATTCTAGGACAATCTCGAAGAAGACTAATCGATTCACCGAGAAAACCGGCAACGTTCCTCATTTGGCAAATTTTGTGTTGCCCGACTTGGCCGGAACTGTACTCGATGGTGAGATCAAGTTTGGTGATGATAGCATGTCGACCTCGACTATCATGGGTTGTCTGCCAGAAGAGGCTGTAGAGCGGCAATATAACGCTGGCAAGTGGGTTTCGTACTACGTCTTTGACATTATAAGATATAAGGGAAAGAATATCGAACATTATTCATATCGAGAACGTAAGATCTTGCTGACCGAAATTTTCTTTAAATATCTGCAGATTAATCATCATTTTAGAAAGCCTGTAGTAGCTCATGGCGACAAGAAGAAGTTCTGCGATGATATTTTTGCCAAAGGCGGAGAAGGAGTAATCCTCAAAAAGCTCGATGCTCCCTATACTGATAAGAAAGCCTGGGTGAAGGTTAAAGCGCAGGCGACCTTTGATGTCGTTGTTATGGGCTACGAAGAGGCTACCGCTGAAACGATTAAGAAGGGTGATGACAAGGCAACTATTAGCCGGCTAGCTGCGCAAGGCTGGATCGGGGCAGTAGTATTCGGACAGTATGTGAATGGTAAGCTCAAGAAGTTCGGCCAATGTTCTGGAATGCCTGATGATATAAGAGCTGATTTTTCTCTGAATAAGAAAGCTCGACTGGGTACAGTGATTACAATCGAAGCTCAGTCGAGAATTCCAAAGACGGGATATTTTAGGCATCCTCGCTTCAAATGTATTCGACCTGATAAGAACGCTATTCAGTGCGTTTTTTGGGAAAACGAATCTTAACTGTTTACAATCCCGTCTGAGTATGGTATAATGTTCTAATACAATCAGGAGGAACACATGCCGAGAGGAAAAGCGAAGAAGCCGAGAGTCAGATTGACAGAGGCAAACATCGATAAAGCGCGGAAGAAGATTAAGAACACTCCCAAGCGTGGTCGTTGGCCGAAGTATGATCAGATTCATCCGTATGATCTCGACAACTATATTGAGTGCTTTCAGTTTCCATCGAAAGTGTTTATACACCCTCAATATAAGAATGCGGTTTTTGCTCGAGAATGTACGAGGCCGGCCGGTTGCTTTGATCCCGAGTTTGGAGTCGAACTTCCTACTGAATATAAGACACTTGGCGTGATTAGATTTTATTGTGAATCGTTTGATCCTAATGGCGGATCACCTCTGATCGATACGACTTGTATTTTGCGGTGTGAGAGGATCTCGTGTCCCTATAACAAAAAGGGTTTTATTACCGAGACTCTGAAGAACAAAACTTTCGAAGATGATGTGACAATTGAATTGAATAAAAGGCATAATCGAAAGCAAGAGTCAAAAAACGTATAGATCTTACTAATATAGTAATAGTATGGTCCCGTATCATAACGGCTTAATGTCCTACCCTGTCACGGTAGTGTATGCCGGTTCGAATCCGGTCGGGGCCGCAGTCTTATCCACCACGAGTGGATGTAGCGAACGAGGCCGTCTTACAAAGGCGGTCTCAGCATCCGGGTGTAGCTCAGTCTGGTTTAGAGCACCTGCCTTGGGAGCAGGGGGTCGCAGGTTCGAATCCTGCTACTCGGACATTATTACCTACGTGTAAGTCAGCCAGGATTCAGACGACCCGCCCTGGAAGCGGGAGGACGTTGGTTCAAATCCAACCACGTAGACACAAGGACTGATCCGCGAGTCATTCGAGCAGACCCGGCCGTCACTAAGGGTATAACCTCTTAGATTGGGTACAGGTAAAGGCACAGCGGAAATGGTCTCATAGGTAACTGGTATACCGTCTCGTTTACACCGAGAAGTAGGGAGTTCGATTCTCTCTGGGACTAATGAATGTTCAATTTTCTAGGGCGTTCATGTTGCATGAACATGCAATAAAAATGAACGGTGGTCGTGGCGAAGTGGCTTAACGCGACTGGTTGTGACCCAGTTATACGCGGGTTCGATCCCCGTCGATCACCCCATAAAAAGGAGGAAATCATGAACGACAGAGTATTGCTCTTAAATCAAAGCTATGAAGCCGTAAGTCTAATTAGTGCTGAAAGAGCTATCACATTGTGGTACTCGGGCAAGGTTACTATTGTAGCCGAACGAGACATCACATGGCGATCAATGTCTGTCGCTATCAGGGTTCCTTCGGTAGTTAGGCTTGTGAACTATGTGAGAGGACTTTCTGGTCTTCGTAACATTGTAAAGTTGACTAGAAAGAATGTCTTATTGCGAGACGCTTACACTTGTCAGTATTGCGGTGAAAAGGGTTCTCCTGCCACTCTCAACATCGACCACGTTGTGCCAAAGGCTCAGGGTGGTAAGAGTGAGTGGACAAACTTGGTTGCTGCTTGTATCCGTTGTAACAGCACTAAGGATTGTAAGACTCCAAAGCAGGCTGGTATGACGTTATTCAAGAAACCTAAGAAGCCTGAATTCTTGGTGTTCACAATTCACCGTCACATCAAGAACATTCCAGAGGATTGGAGATCATACCTCTACTGGAATACAGAAATAGATCAAACTTAACTATTTACAATCGTCTTAGATTGTGATATAGTATTAAATAAGGTCAGCAGGTATCCTCCAATACGGGTAATGCCGTTGGTTTATTAAAAACCTGCTTTGATGCCGGGTCGCTCCCGGAAGGTTTCCGGTAATCCTCCTGAGTAGTCCGATAGGGACGAAAAGGTTTGAGTCCGCGGCGAAAAACCGGTTTATGTAACCGTCTTCTAACGGATTAGGAAAACAGCCTTTCAAGCTGTGGAATGCGGGTTCGAATCCCGTCGGTTACGCATGTACTATCATCAGGAAGCCATTAAACTGGGTGGCGTTAATAAGTTGCTATAGCGGCAGAGTTCACCTCCTGATTTATAGTAGATAGGGTTGGCAGGTTTCCTCAGGTTCTGCAGAACTTAAAACTGCCGCATGTCCCTGTCATCTAGCAGGCTCAGGATAGTAGTTTCTCAAGCTATTCACAGGGGTTCAAATCCCCTCAGGGACACATTTGATCTTTGAATTAGTAGTATGGCGGCAGTCATACTACTAGAGATAACTCAGATGCATGACGAGTAGAGGCGCTCATGTAATTTGCAGCATTCTAGCTGTGATTAAGGCGAGATCGACTGAGCGGTCATAATGGCGACGTTATGTGCTTGCTAGCGACAACGGTATACCTACTACAAACGCCTTGTGGTTATCTCAAATTTTATGCCGTTGTAGACATCTATGGAGGGTGGCGAGTCTGTAAAACTCGTGTCTAGGCCAAGAAAGTTCGATTCTTTCCAACGGCACATGGCGTGATCAATCCCTAAAGGGTTGAAGACGGGGCTGACAAGGCTCGCGGTAACTGGAATTAACCGGCACGTCGCAACATAAGGTGATGAAGGTCCTCGAGGCTATATTCACCGGGAGGCAACTTGGGGATTCCCGCGGGTAATCCTAACTTGATCCTCCGAATGCCCTGTTAATTCAATGGTAGAATAGCGGCCTTTTAAGCCGGGAAATGAGGGTTCGACTCCCTTGCAGGGTACATGAGAAAAACACCGACTCAGAAATACATAGAGATTTATGAATCTGGCGGAAATCCTGTAAGTAAATCAGGGAAAGTTCCGTATGGGCTTAGAGACTATCTGATAGAAGAATCAGATTTTTCATGTCAAGTTTGTGGATTTTCTAAGAGAAATCCTTTTACTAATAGACCTATTCTTGAGATTGATCATATAGACGGGCATCATGAGAATAATCAAAAGGGTAATCTTAGAGTGATTTGTCCTAATTGTTCTGCTATGACTCCTAATTATAAAGCATTGAACAAAGGAAACGGGAGAAAATATACTCCTACAAGAAGAAAGAAAGCAGGATTTTAACGCCTCGGTAGTATAATGGCTTATTATAGCCGGCTCTTACCCGGTCAGATGGGGGTTCGAATCCTCCTCGAGGCACATGTCCTTTTAGTGAAATGGATCTCACGCGACGCTCCTATCGTTGAATTGTAGGTTCGATTCCTACAGAGGACGCAGGCCCTTTTAGTGAAACGGATATCACGATTGGCTTCGAACCAATTATTAGGGGTTCAAATCCTCTAGAGGGCGCATGGGTCGTTCGTCTAATGGTAAGACGGCTGCCTCCAAAACAGCTTATGTGGGTTCGATTCCTACACTTCCCGCAGGAGATAAAATGAGCATAAAGTCATATTTTAAAAGAGCTCCAAAGCTGCCCGATAAGCCAGCATATGATCTCGATGAAGTTCTTGAATCTTGGGAGCATAGAAAAGAAACGACCTTTGAAAATCATTGTAAAGATGTTTATTATTGGTTTTACAGATTTTTGAAGCACTTTTCTCCAAGTTATATGAGCGGTTATATTAAGCGGGCATATCAGCGATGCACTCGTGGTTGGAGCGATAGAGATCTATGGTCGTTGGATTATACCATTGCCAAGTTTGCACTACCTAGACTTAAAGAGCTGAAGAAAATTAAGCACGGAACACCGACTTTATTCTTTCCGCCTGACAAATATAGCTATACCGATGAGGAATATGACGTAGCTAAAGCAGAGTGGGATAAAGTTTTGGACGAGATTATATTTGCGATGGATTACATTGCAAATTGCCGTGAATGGGATTATTATCCGAAGAAGACTTGGCCTGAAAAGCCGGCCGCGGAAGATTATACCGAGCTTCATGAAGTTGAAAAAAGAGTTCAAGAAGGTCTGATTTTATTTGGTAAACATTTCAGAGCATTGTGGGATTAAATGATAAACTGGGAAAAAGCGGCACGATTAAATGTAATTTATGATTGTGGGTTCATATCTGTTGTTAGATCGACGGGATGGCTTTCCGACAGAGGATTTTGCGTTAAATGTAATCGTATGGAACATATGACATATGAATATGAACTAGAAGAGATCGACATAATGCAGGGTGAGCTAGTCTGGTGATTCAGCGTCCGCCTGAAGAGCGGAAGAAACTCGTTCGATTCGAGTACCTTGCACATGGGGAAAACCGACAAATCGCTTGATTCGTGACAACGTCTGCAGCGGATTGCACGATAAACAGTGGTTGAGGCCAGTACCCAGCTTGCCTTCGTAGCTCAATAGTAGAGCAGACGGCTGATAACCGTCCGACGGTGGGGCAGAACCACTCGATGGCACATCTTAATTAAGGAGAACAGCATGTTAGAACTATTTTTATTCCTTGTATTCGTTCACCTGGTTTTTGATTTTTGCTTGCAGTCGAAGTTTATGTCTGACTATAAAGGAAAACTTCCATTTGTCATGGGAGTTCACGTATACGTTTGGACATTTGCCGTTTGTTGGATGATTACCTATTTTAAAGAATTGTCATTATGGGTTCCGATCTTCTTATTTGTGGGACATTGGTTCTCTGATCGATATAAGATCTACTTGATTGAAAAAGAAAAGCTCGACGGCGCTGATGAAACTAATCCAGATGTTCTATCGAGATTGAAGTTTCTTTTTCACGTCGATCAGGCTTGGCATATTTTACAGTTACTAATCGTCGCAGTTGTGTTATAATGTATTTAATGGGCTGATAGCTTAACGGGAGAGCCTCCGGTTTGCACCCGGAAGATAAGGGTTCAATTCCCTTTCGGTCCACATCTTCAGTTAGTTTAAGAAAACACCTCCGGGCTACCGTGGGAGATGCTAGACAGAGATTCTGCACTGAAGTACGCTAGGCTTGAAGTTCGAGAGGACAAATCCCAGCTATGCTGGTTAGCTTAGCAGATTTTAAACTCAACGGTCTCACTTCCATAAATAAGTGAGTGGTGCACCAGGGCCGAGGAAGGCTAAACCTCGTAAAAAAAATAGCCAACATGGGGCTATAGTGAAGAGGGATCACGTGAGGATGGCATTCTCAAATCCCGGGTTCAATTCCCGGTAGCTCCACATCCCGCGAACCAAAAAATGTAGCGGGTGCAGTGAAAGGAGATACGCATGAAGAAAATTGTATCAGTGCTTATGTTGTGCTTCGCTCTAATTCTGAGCGGATGCGGCAGTGGCCTTGAAGGAATTACGAACTTGGACACAACGAATGATGACTACAAGATCAATAACCTTCAGGCTCAGATTAACAACATCGGAGGAGCCATTACGGGTGATGATAATGTCATCACGGTCATTATTGACAACGTAACTGCGCTTCAGGCGGAAGTAGAAAAGCTTAAGGAACAAATCATTGTTCTTCAGGCAGATAGTGCTGCTAATGCAGAAGCTATTGCAGCACTCCAGGCAGAATGTGAAGCTAAACAGGCACAGCTCGATGCTTTGACGGCAGATCTTGCTGATCTTCGAAGTGAAGTAAGTGATCTTCGAAGCGAACTTTATGCTCTTCAGGAACTCGTAGTTGAACAGGGTTCAGCAATTGATAACAACACAGCAGCTATTGCTGAGCTTAAAGCGTCTCTTGATGCTCTTGGAGAAAAAGTATTTGCTCTTAGTAGAAAAGTTTGTGTTTTGTTCTCAAAGTTAAATGCTCTTGCTGGTAATGCAGCAACATTTGGTTTAACTCCTCCAGAAGGTGATCTTGGTGTTGGTTTCTACCTTGATATTACAACTGGATGGGCATATCAGTGGAACGGCGAAGGATGGACGAAGCTCGGTCAGCTTCAGACAGTGCCTCCACCTGATGTAGATCCGCTCAAGGCTCCTATGTTTGTAGTTGCAGATGGGCTGAGTGCAGGGAAGGTTAAAGTTACATGGACTGGCGTTGATGGTGCGGTTAGCTATATCGTCTACGCTATGCGCTATTGTAATGGAGTAATTTCAACAGCGTCGGTTGGTCAGACAAGTGGTTTGTCTATTACATTCGACAAGAATGTTGGAACGATTGTCCCTGTTCTCACAGTTGTTAGAGACGATGGTCCCCCTCCATTTGGAGATGCATATGATCTTGCATACGTCGTTGTAGCAGTGGACGCTCAGGGCAATCAAGGCAACAGCTCTTATGCAGTTGGTCCTTTGACTGGTAATCCTCATTAACAATTAATTTGGAAGGTTACGCTGAGTATTAAATGCAAGTGGCAGCTTGCAGCCTTCCACTTATTCCCGTGTAGCATAAAGGCAGTGCGACCGGCTGTTAACCGGTTAGGTGTAGGTTCGACTCCTACCTCGGGAGCATATTCCAACAAGGGGGTTCTCTATGCATTGTACAAATTGTTATGCTGATGTTGGTGCGTGGCTTCAGAAGTATAGAGTGATGCCTAAGATTCGGCTTGATGATATGTACTTTAAAGAAGAGAAAATACTTCCTAAGTGGGATGAATCAGGTTCGTATTTATCGGGCCAAGCATTTTATGAACACGAGTTTAAACGAGCACAGGAACGTTGTCCTAAATGCGGAGGCAAAGGGACCGTAGAACAAGACGTTTCATGGGCTCCTATTTAATGCGGGTGTAGTTCATCGGTAGAACGTCTGCTTGCCAAGCAGAAGGTGGTGGGTTCGATTCCCATCACCCGCTCACGGTCCTTTATGTTAATGGTAGACGGTTTCCGTGACGTGGAAAAGACAGAAGTTCGATTCTTCTAAGGACCAATTGAGGGATAAATGAGAATAGGCTTTGTGTATGTGAGAGATCCCGAAGATGACACTCCTATCGTTGAGCTGGTATTCGGGTATTTAAAGGCATATTTGCACAAACATTTAAGTGATTCCGTCGAGATGATTAGAGCTGATTTTGAGAATCTGCATCGATGTGATGTAATTGCAATTTCTACTTTGTCACAAGATTGGAATCGAGCTAAGGACTTAGCTCAATATATAAAGCAACAGCATCCCGGAATGCCAATAGTCATCGGCGGTCAACACGTCACATGGCTGCCTGGGACACTGATTCCTGAGATTGATTTCGCAGTAATTGGTGAAGGTGAACAGACCTTTTTAGAGCTTATTCAATACTTCTTGAATGGCCGAAAGGAAGAAGATCTTTTTAAGATAAATGGTCTGGTTTTCTGGAAAGACGGTCAATTGATCGCTGCTCCTAGAAGAGAATTGATTGCAAATTTAGACGACATTCCTCATCCTTATAGAGAAGGAATAACAAACAATCGGCACATCTTCACATCAAGAGGATGTCCTTATAAATGCACATTTTGTAGCAGCTCGGCATTTTGGAAGAAGATTAGATTAAATAGTTCAGATTGGGTTGTTGATGAAATAGAACGTCTTGTTGCAATTGGCTCTCAACACATCCCAGTAATGGACGATTTATTTGTTGCAAATAAAAAGAGATTTTATGAGATAATAGATAAACTTAAAAAAAGAGGATTGAATAAAAAGTCATATTTTATGACTATTCAAATATCAGTACACGAAGCTAATGATGAATTATTGGATCTCATAAAAAGTTTTTACCCAATTCAACGAATCATTTTTAGTGCCGAATCTGGAAATGATAGAATTCTGAAGCTCATAGGAAAAGGAAACACTGTAGCTCAAAACCAGGCAATAGTTAACAAGTTTCATGAAAAGGGAGTAGCTTTAGGAACGTCTTGGATTGTTGGCTGGCCAAGCGAGACAGAAGAAGAAACTCGTGAAACTTGTCGGTGGATAATGAAAAATTATCACGAAGGTAAGTTTCCTGTACATGCATCATTTAATATTTTAATGCCGTTACCTGGTACAAGGGTGTGGAACGATGCTGTAAATAGTGGTTTGATTGATATTGCTACGTTTGATTGGAATCGTTTGCATATATGGGCGCCGCAAGGAAATTTTATTTCGTGGGAACACTGGGTGAACTTACGGAGAAAATACAATTCGATTTATTTGAACGAAAGCGTTGTACCTCAAGAAAGATTGTACGAGATTCTAGATGAAGAAGGCGTTTTTACATTATAATGGTCGGTTAGTTTAACGGTAAAACAGCAGGCTTATACCCTGTAAGCCCCAGATTAGGGCGTGATGGGGGTTCGAGTCCCTCACCGACTACCATGGCCTTGTACCCCAACTGGCAGAGGGAGCAGTTCGAGAAGCTGTAAAGTGTGGGTTCGAATCCCACTAGGGCCACATGAGGAGGAGTATGAATAAATCTCCGAACATTGAACGACCCATTTACTGGGGCTGGGACGGAATATACAGCTATTCCGAGCTTCGTTCGTATTACAAGAGATTTATAGAAGATGAAATTGGCGAAGAATTAGAAGAATTGGAAGAGCATGCTCTCGTAGGCCAACGGCAGAGTCAGCAGGCTTAAACCCTGTACAGTGTCAGTTCGAATCTGACCGGGAGCACATGCCCTCATAGTTCAATGGAAGAACAACTGTTTCGTAAGCAGTAAATCTCGTTTCGATTCCGAGTGGGGGCTCATGAAAAACAGAACTGAAACCAAGTACGTTATTAAACTTTATGAGGCGCAGTGGGACAAGCTTCATGAGGAATCAGTCAAACCATTTTTTGCACAACTAAAAAGAGAGCTAGATGATGATGAATCAGGACATGATGCTCTCTTTTCTTATTACGTATTTGGAACCGCTGAAGGATTAGAAGCTGCATTAAATTATAAATTGGACGTCGGTTTAGACGGCCGTTTGAAGATCGGCTATTTTGGTGTCCACGGCCAGAAAGACAAGCTTCAAGCTCTCAATAACATAAATAGAGTGAAGCTTAGAAATATCTTAATCAAGACAACAAATTTTGATGGACTATATTTCGGAGCATGTGATTTTATTAATCAGAAAACAGCTGAGATGCTGTTGAATAACATAAGTACACTTAAGTGGGTTGCTGGATTTTCTAAATGGACGCCCTGGCTTGAGGGTACGTTATGTGATATAATGTTCTTTAGATTGCTCCTCTCAGGGCGTTTCAGACGTCCTGCTCATACTAATACCAAGTGGGACATCATTAGTAGACCAGAGGATGCTGCAAGAACATTATACGAAGTATTTCCAATGTCCATTGACTTAAAGTTTTCACTATTCTATAGAGGACAAGATGGAATAATATCTACACGTGATTTATTATGATAAAATGGATTGTGATTTTTATTGCATTATTTTTTACTGACATTATATGGGCACTCTATATAAGATGGTCGTCGAAGGGTAAAGCATTCAAGGCTGGTATCGCTTCTATTTTTATTTACGTTGTAGGCGCTTTTACAATTGGTGAATTCATAAAAGATGCATGGATTTTAATACCAGCTGGTTTAGGGTGTTTTTGTGGTACATATTTCACGATAAAGTATTTTGACGTTGATTAAGCGCGGGTATCGTATAGTGGTAATACCTTAGCCTTCCAAGCTAAAGCGAGGAGTTCGATTCTCCTTACCCGCTCATTTATTGGTTTACAATCTATTGTAGATGTAGTATGATATACATATCAACCGAAAAAGGAGCCAAAATCCACGATGGGAGGAAAAACCCACCGAAATGAGAAAGATACTGTTGTTAACGATTATGGCATGTACGTTGTCACTCACATACTTGTTGGTAAGAGGAAATCAGAGATTTTTCTATATTCTGAATCCCGAGAATCATCCGGAAGTGATACAAGTAGAGAAGATGATAGACAAAACAGGAGCTGAAGTTCCTGATTCTACAAAAAAGAAAGTGGCAATTGCAATAGTGGAGAATGCAAGGTATTACGGAATAAAACCGAAAAACCTTGTCGCTATCGCATTTGTTGAGTCAACCTTTCAACCAACTTTAATCAATAGCTCAGGCGATCATGGATTAATGCAGATTAATTGGCCAACTTGGAAAAACAGATTCACTAAAGACCCAAAAGACCTTCTCAATGTCTACAAAAATGTTGAAGTTGCATGTAAGATCATCAACATAAACAAAAGCATGGGGCAAACAGATTTAGCAGCGTACCATTCATTTAATAATGAGAATAAAGCGGTATATGCTGCAAAGCTCCGGAAAGTATTGGCGAGGTTATAATGGAAGAAAAAACATGTAAAAGTATTTCTATCGTGTCTTGTATGATTGCGTTGACCGTAATAGTTGCCGGGATTACGAGAAATATAGATGCTGCAAGGGTTTCAAAACAAAATGCGCAGGATCACATAAAAATTGTAACAACTGTAGGAAGAAATTGTAATGATTGTCATTTGGGCGCAAGTTTCATTAATTTATTCAATAATGAAGCCGTAAAAGGCAACGATAACGTCATTAACATGATGTTAGATAACTCAAAGATTAAAAGATGGTAACATAACGCGGGTGATTCGGCAAGAGAGCAGAAGCGGGGCCCATAACCCTGTCAGCCGGTGCAATTCCGGTACCCGCAACCAACGGCTTACGAATAAGTATTCAGCTGCGGCTCATAACTGCGGCCTACTCAGGGCGGTACTGAGGTAAGCCACCATAAACTGACATGTGGTGAAATGGCATCACATTTGGCTTTGACCCAGAAGTTCCAGGTTCGAACCCTGGCATGTCAAACATTGGCGCCTCGTTCAATGGTAGGACAAACGGCTCTGAACCGTTCAATCTGGGTTCGACTCCTAGGGTGCCAGCACAGAAATGTACGTACATAAGCATAAACCAGTATCTATGAAGGAGGATGCTTATGCCATTAATCAGCTTAGTAATTATTCTTATTGTCGTTGGTGTGTTGTTATGGGTCGTAAACACATATATTCCGATGGATGCGAAGATTAAGAACATCATAAATATTGTCGTTATTATTTGTGTCGTTCTTTGGTTATTGAACGTTTTTGGGGTATTCGGTTCTATCGGAACAATTAACGTTCCTAGATTGAGGTAACCTTATTAATGTGGGTCGGCGGTGAAACACCACATGCCAAGCTGAAATGGTGCCGAATAGGCTTGGTTTTACGGAAGGTATCCGGCCGGTTGAGGAAACTGCCTTGAAAGCAGCCGGGTGTAAAAGCCTCGGGGGTTCGAGTCCCTCACCTTCCGCATTGGTGGCGTACTCTAGTCTGGTAAGAGGCAGTCTTGGAAAGGCTGTGCATACGGAGCGGTCCGTTACGTAGGTTCGAATCCTGCCGCCACCGCACAAAAAGGAGAAGGAATATGCATTGTCCATATTGTAACAAATATATGGGAGAGCCGGATAATTTTGCATTTCATGATTGTCCGAATGAACCTCCAACAAATTGGCCTCGCGTTATTAAGTGGACATTGATTATTGCTTCAATAGCTGTTCTTTTATTTAGGTAGGGATCCGGCTGGATGAGGAGCTAGTTTCGAAAGCTAGTAACACTTAAATGTGCTGTGGGTTCGAGTCCCACTCCTACCGCATAAAAAGGAGACAAGCATGATTCTTGGAATAATTATAGTGTTTTTACTCTTTTATTTTGAGATTGGATTTATTTTAGCTATTTGCTGTGCTGCAGGGAACGAACCTTGGTGTGGATTTCCCTGGAGAGTTGTTTTGGGATGGGGATTTAGATTTTTAGGTGAAAAGATTTACGACAAGATAGTATAATGGAAGGTTGGCAGAGTCTGGTATTGCACTAGTTTGCTAAACTAGAGTCAGGGTAATACCTGCACTGGTTCGAATCCAGTACCTTCCGCATGTCTTCGTAGGCTAATGGATAAACCGAATGGCTACGAACCATTTATTGTGAGTTCGAGTCTCGCCGAGGACACATGCCGGGTTAGGTCAATGGCAGACCGCCTCTTTGGTAAGGAGGAAATACGAGTCCGATTCTCGTACTTGGCTCATAATTTAAGAAACCATTTACAAAAGTCTAATTTAATGGTATAATGGTATTAATGGAACAGGAGATGTTCCACTACAGAGAGGGAGGAGATCCCATGCGCAAATATCACTACGCTGTATTCATTGGCCGGTTCCAGCCACTCCACAATGGACACTTAGAAAATCTCACAAATGCTATGGATATAGCTGACAAGGTTATCGTACTTGTTGGTTCTGCGTTCGCTGCGAGAAATATCCGCAACCCGTTCTCTTTTGCCGAACGGTATGCCATGATTGTAAATTCTGTCCCTGACGTACAACAGCACCGTCTGACAATCAAACCGATTAGAGACTTCCTGTATAACGATCAAGATTGGATTGCTGAAGTTCAGGGCGTTGTGAATGATGTTATTGATCCGTATGATGAAGAAATCAAAGTAGCACTTGTCGGAGCTAAGAAGGACGATACAACGTTCTATCTTGATATGTTCCCTCAGTGGACATTCGTTCAGACAAATGAAGTGGTTAATCATGCAGCCACGGTAATTAGAGACAAGTATTTTTCATATGATATAGATTATCGCTACCTTGATTGTCCAGAAATTACAAAGATCTTTCTTAAAGATTTTAGAGCTACTGAAGATTACAAACGCTTAGCTGATGAGCACAAGTTCATCAAGGAGTATAAAGATTCATTTAAGGCGATGCCCTATCCTCCTACGTTTGTCACTACAGATGCTGTAGTTCTTTGCAATGGACACGTTCTCCTCGTCAAGAGGAAGGCAAATCCAGGCAAAGGCCTCTGGGCTCTCCCAGGCGGATTCTTGGCTCAAGATGAAAGGCTAGAAGATTGCACAATTAGAGAGCTTAAGGAAGAAACGCGGATTGGTGTACACAAGAACGTCATTAGAGGATCTTTCATTACTTCTAAGGTTTTTGATGCTCCGAATCGCTCTTTGAGAGGACGTACAATTACACATGCTTCTTTGTTCGTACTCAGGCAGAGCGAACTGCCGAGTGTGAAAGGGAGTGATGATGCGGAAAAGGCTAAATGGATTCCGTATGTAGCTTTCTATGACATGGAAGATAAGCTTTACGAAGATCATTTCCACATCATCAAACATTTCATCGGATTAGCCCGATAACTGCGGAGAGCAGTTTGGCTAAGGAAGGAGATTCCAAATGGACAACATGATCTTAATGACTGACAGCTACAAGGCAAGCCACTGGAGGCAGTATCCGCCCAAAACAACCGAGGTTTATTCTTACATCGAAGCTCGCGGTGGAGACTTTCCCGAGACAGTATTTTTCGGACTTCAAATGATCCTCAAGAAGTTCTTTGTCAAGCCAATCACTCAGGAAATGATTGATGAGGCCGATGAATTCTTCAAGGCGCATGGCGAGCCCTTCAACAAGGAGGGTTGGGAATACATCCTCAAGAAGCACAAGGGCTTCCTCCCTCTCCGAATCAAGGCTGTTCCCGAAGGACGAAGAGTGAATCTCAAGAACATTTTGGTGTCTGTTGAAAATACAGATCCTGAATGCTATTGGCTGACTTCTTACATTGAGACGGTTCTTATGAGGGCTGTCTGGTACCCTACGACGGTGGCAACTAATTCTTTTAGAGCCAAGAGAACCATCATGGATTATCTCAAGAGGACATGCGATAACCCAGAGGAACAGATCATGTTCAGGCTCCATGATTTCGGTGGACGTGGTGTTTCTTCGGGTGAATCGGCTGAGATTGGTGGAGCAGCTCACTTAGTGAACTTCATGGGTTCGGATACTGTGGAAGGAATCTGGGCTGCGAACAAATATTACAATGCTGGGATGGCTGGATTTTCTATCCCTGCAGCAGAGCACAGCACGATCACAGTTTGGGGACGTGGAGGAGAAGCAGATGCCTATAGAAATATGGTAAATGCTTACGGCGGCCCTGGCAAGATCTATGCCTGTGTATCGGACAGCTATGACATCTATAACGCTGCTGACAATATCTGGGGTAAACAACTGAAAGACCTCGTTTTAAAGACGGGTGGAACGTTAGTTGTCAGACCTGATAGTGGTAATCCTCCAGATGTAGTTGAACGACTGTTACAAATTCTGGGCGACAGGTTTGGATATACTGTCAACAAGAAGGGCTACAGAGTACTTCGTCCTGAAGTTAGAATCATTCAGGGTGACGGATGTACTTTACAGACAATTAGAGAGATTCTTGAGAGAGTCTACAAAACTGGTTGGTCGATTGAGAACGTGGCCTTCGGGATGGGTGGAGGTCTCTTACAAAAACTTGATCGTGATACTTTCAAGTTTGCAATGAAGGCATCGTACGCTAAAGTGGATGGAAAAGAAGTAATGGTTTACAAAGAGCCGATCACTGATGAGGTAAAGATCTCGAAGAAAGGGAAGTTGGCCTTGATCGAGACCATGGAAGGATATGAAACCGTCATGCAGGACACGAAATGGTATGATCGAGACGTCCTTGAAACTGTATTCGAGAATGGCAAAATCGTGAAAGAATATACATTTGATGAAGTTAGAAAGAACGTAAATTATTAATTTACAATCTTTTGACAGTTGTGGTATAATGTATCTATTGCCGGGACCGGGCTCGGTGGAGGCATTACCGGCCATGCTTATGATGCCGAGCCTTTTTATCGTCTGTAGCGATTTTTTTTATAGATCTTCATAATTTAGTATACATATGGCGCTTTGAGTGATTGGTTTTAGCTACCTGCCTGCAAAGCAGAGGAAACTGGTTCGATTCCAGTAAGCGCCTCATGCCGCTTTAGCTCAGTGGTAGAGCAGTCGCCTTGTAAGCGACAGGTCGTCGGATCAATACCGACAAGCGGCTCAGTAAAACAAAAAAGGAGCATATATGGTGAAAAAGAAAAGCAAAATGACGAAACGGCCAAGTACATTAGTTAATCTCCCGGGATGCGAATCTTGTGGTAAATCATGTAAGTATAACGCGGCTGTTGCCGATCCATTTATGGCATCAGAATGGAAACGTGAAAGCCCGTATGGCTGTAACTCGAAGCTTCAGGGCTTTGAATTAGATGAAGGCCCCGAGAATCAACCGACTTTATAATAAGGAGATAAAATGACTGAGATATTAGTAATTCTTTTGTTACTTGTTGGTGCGTTTGTGGGTGGATTTTTTGTTGGGAAGAAAAATGGAATAAAATTTGCTGAGGCGGAAGCCAAAGCTAAGGCTGCAGTCGATGCAGCAAAGGGAGCAATAAAGTAATGAATTCACACAGAATTAAAGAAATTCAAAACATGATTAAAAATCATCAAAACACAATTAAGACTCCTCCAAGAGAAGTTCCAGTTGGAGCTGGTCGACTTTCGGATGATCTTTCAAAGGTCATGACAAATGACATAATTGGAAAAGCAGGAGAATCAGATCTCCGTAAATAATGAAAAAGCATAAATTAATTGCATGCCCTTGTAGCTCAATGGATTAGAGCAACGGGTTTCTACCCCGCAGGTTGGGAGTTCGAATCTTCCCAAGGGCGCATGCTCCAGTAGGCCACGTGGTAGAGTCAGCAGTCTCAAAAACTGTACAGGGCGGGTTCGACTCCCGTTTGGAGCACATAAAATAATCAGGAGGCATAGATATGGGATGGCAAGCAAGGCTCAAAGATAAACCAAAGTTTGAAAAAACTTGTAATAAGTGTGGCGGTACAGGCGTCCGTAGAAAGTTTGTTTCTATGGGTGGAGTGCCTAAAAATACAAATCAGATATGCAAATGCCAATCTCGACCAGAACCGAAAGAGAAAGTCGAAGCTTTACCAATGAAGTAGAATGCGGGTATGATTGGAACTGGAAGACATGCTGCGCTTAGAACGCAGTGCTGGAAACAGCGTGGGGGTTCGAATCCCTCTATCCGCACACAAAATGGCGCTGTATGTGGTATAATGTAACTAATATCCCAAGGAGGATGCATATGTTTATTAATAAAGCGCTCGAAGAAAAGCTCGAAAAAGTTGTAAATCATCTCGCCGCTTCCATCGGTACAGAGGAAGCAAAAGAACAATCCCTACAGGAACGACTTGATGACCTTCAGGCTGCTATTGATGGCTTGAAGATCGAAAAGCGCGATCTAGAGATTGCTATCAAGACTATTAGATCTGATAATGAACTAGAGAAAAAGAAGATGCAATCTGATTTCAATCGTGAAAAGGTCGATATCAATCACTTGATTAGTCTCGACAAAGAAAAAGCAGCCAACACTCTTGAGCATGAAAAGAAGATGCTCGATCTCAAGATTCAGGCGAAAGAAAACGATCTCAATGAAAAGTACAACTTGAAGATTAGATCGCTTATTGAAGCTCGTGATGAAGAGAACAAGAAACTCCTCTCAGCACACATGAATGACATGAAACAGATGATGATGGAAATTATGAAGAGACTTCCTACTGTTACTGTGGGCAATCAGAAAGTAAAATAAATGGCAGCAGCAGCAAGTGAACGAATCGAACATGAATTAAGGCTTGCTCTTCAGAAGGTTATTGAATCAGAATGTCGTCATTTATTGACGTCATATGGATTTAAACTTAAAGCAATTTCTTCATATTATTCATGTGTAGATGATAGTTATAGATTTCAAGTCAAAATATATAGCCCTCAATTAGATAAAGTCTTGACAGTGCAAAATGCTGTTACCAGGAGGTCTATTTATGATATGGGATTCAAGGGAGATTATCTATCGACAGGTGGCGCGGCATTTGCATACACATTTCATGCAATGGCGAGAAATATAAATTATGAAATTGAAAAAGTGACTAAAGACATGCCTCTTCCTGGGCACTATACATCATCTGCATCGGCATCTTCACCATTCAGCTATTATCAAAGTGGTTGCATCACTATGACTCCATCAGACATTCAATCATATTCTGTACCGAGCATTACGATTGATAATTCTCAAAAGAGGAGATCTAAATTCGAGTATATAGATATGCTAATCGATCTTTCAAAAACTCGTCTGACATCTAAATATACCAAACCAAATTTTGACTTCAATTATTTTTAATGTACAATCGCGCACACGATGGTATATAATAAGATCATGGAAATAAAAAAACATAAAAGAGAATGTAGCCTGTGTGTCCATTTCCATTTCAATTGGAATAACTATTGGTGCGATGCAGGAGAAAAATGGATCTGTACCGCTGTAAAAGGAATTGGTTGGATGGAATATGCAGCAGGTAAAGACACGTGTGATAAATATATAGCAGGATTCGGACATAATCACGAATATTAAAAAGGAGTATTGCATGCGAGGAAAAATTAGAGCAGCCACAAGATTCAATAAGTTTCGTGAAAGCATGCTCTTGCGATTTAAAGATGATGCATCAGTTATGTCTGATTTTATCGCTTATCTTAGAGTCAAGGGTAATATCGATGAGTCAATAAGAATGTACTGTGATGAATCTGAGTCGTTGTATCACCTCGAATCTGGACCCCCTACGGCCGTTTATCAAGTTCTACGACTAGTCAATAAACCAGTTTTACTTAGAGATCTTGAAGTATTGGCAGAACATCTTTGGAACGAGAATGTTCAAAGAGGAAAACCAATGCTTTACACGGCGCTTTCTGTGTTGTACAGCGTTAATTTAATCGACTATACGTTGAGGGACTTTAACAGTGTTCCATCAAACGTCGTGCAGTTCTTCATAAAAGAAGACGAATAATCCATGGAGGATAAAACATGTCACAAACTGGGAAACAAGCGTACGAAGCAATTAAAATCGTCATCGACGGTTTGCAAGAAGACATCAACAAGTTCTATGATAAAGAGGTCAACGCAGCTGGTGGTAGATTGCGGAAGGGTCTTAAGCAGATTGCCGACATCCTCCGAGCAGAAAAGAAGAATATCTTAGAAGTTCGATCTGGACGACTGAAGAAGTAAATAACAGAAGGGCAGGTATTCTCTATAAACGAGAAGTAAATCACTGGTCAACTCGGCCAGCAGAGCCTGCCCATTCTCATTGGAGATGACATGAAACAAATCATGGTAATGGGTGTCCCATTCGAGATCATACAGCTTATGCCTCTCGATTTGCTTAAGTTGTATGAAGAATCACTTCATGCTGATGATATTAAGAAGCTATTCGGTGAGAAGTGTGAGAATTTTTCGGGATTATGTGATGCTCAAGCCAGTAAAATCTATTTAAATATTCAACTCCCACCTGAGAAGAAGCGAAAAACCTTTATCCATGAATTTGTTGAAGCTATGGATCAAGAATGTATAACTGATCTTTCACACATCCAAATGCAAGCTATTGCTAACACCTTCTTCCTCTCTGGCATTGTTGACATTGAGGAGCTACTTAAAATTGAACCAGAAGATCTTGAAATCAGTCTCGCTGGTAATACAGCTTGATGAGTTAAAGGGCAGCGTAAATAGCATGATGATTCCCGCTCGAGGGAATCGTAAAGCGTTCATTTATTCGGGAAATTACAGACAGGCAAAAAAGAAGGTCCAGGATTATCTGGAAAAGCATTATTCTCATCTTAAAGGCTATTTAGCCGACCACCCTCAATACTATTACACCACAGTGAAATATATCGCCTGGGACAACTGGCTAACGAAATCTAGCAAGTATCTGCAGTTGCGTAAAAAAGACGTTGCAAACTACACTAAAAATGCAGAAGATGTCATCTTTTCGTTTCTGGGCGCCGATGATTCTAGTATCATAGAATCCAACATTCAAAAGGGGATGATGAAGCCTGACCAAGCTGTGGCGTTGTGCTGCGAAATTCAGATGTACGCCATGGACGCAGATGCGCTTAAACGGAAGGTGGAGGAATATCCGGAAGGATTTCAATAAAACCATACGCTAATTCGTCAACAGACTGTTTAGCGAGATCGATTGTTTCGATTAGATAAAGATACATTCCAAAGTTCAACTGCGTATTTAAATCAAACCCGATTTTCTCTTCTTTTACATTCGCTTCGTACAGCTCCAGGGCGCCTTCAGAGAATTTCTCTTTGATGGCGAACCTGTAGTTGTGTTTTGATCTTCCCTCTTTTATTTTCTTGAATTCGGAATTGAAAGCTTCGATATCTAAGCGATATTTGTCATTTTTGATGATGTAAAGTTTTTGTCCCATAAAATGCGAGGGCGGCCTTTCGACCGCCCTCTTCTCCTTATTTGTTTGTTACTTAAGAACGGGTGCTTCCGCAACCATTCCAAGAGCAGCAGCAAGAGCGCCGTGGACTCTCAACGTGATGAAATCTGCGATGTTCTGGACTCCTTCACCGAGATCTGCGTCTGCATTAATAGCATAAGCAGTGTCTCCAGCAGCATCACCTGAAATAACCCAGAAGCCAAAAGCTCCATCGGGATCAATTTCAAATGTTCCATCACCTGACTGAACTGAGACTGTGAAGTTCTCAATTGGAACAGGCTTTCCTGCAGCTGTTACTGGTTTCAAAGAAACGTGAATCTTTTCCTCGTTTGTGCATGATAGTTCTAACATTTTAGTACTCTCCTCTGACTTTAACGTTTGACGTCCCACCTTATAATTCCACATTACATGATTGCACTTTTTATAGTGCTTATGTTCGTGGATGGGAGGTGAGAAGACGCTGTAATAGTTATTCACTATAGTTGCCGGGTATTGCTGTGATTGGCATTCAGCGTAATTTTTCTTTCTCATAACATTTCCTCCGCTTAATAAATAAATTAAGCAGATATTAGAAGATAGTACGTTGTTGAAAATTATTATTTGAGCGCGGTTCCATCCTTCGGGCAGAATTCGTATTTGCCCTTATATTTTTTACCACACGATGGACATTGTTTCTTTATTTCTACGGTCACAGGTTCTGCGATGAGAGTCGCGTCAGTTTTATCGAAGCCACTAAGTTTGAATATCATAACATATTCTTCGTCTTCTAGTCGTCCAATACTTCCATATTGGAATTCTTGCCGAGATACACTTCCTTCTACTGTAATTCCTTCTGCGTTAGACTTGCCTATTTGAGCTGAATAGCAACTGTTTACTGCTCCAACTGCCGAACCAGAAGAACTAGTAGATGCTCCGCATGTGATAGTTGGAGTGAAATCTACGGGTGCATGAGTTCCTCTGTAGAAGATTGGACCATAGTTTGTGTGATCAACCCAAGAAACAGTCCAGGGTTTAGGATAGAGATTTTGATTCCAATGCTCGAATTGATAAGAGATTCTTATAATCCCATCATCTGCTCGGTCTCCTCTAAATTCACTAATTTCTTCCGTCTTTTTAATGAATTTAAATTTACGGCCCTTCTTGAGAGCCCATCTTATAGCTTCTGAAGGATCATTAGACTTTGAATTATCCCACCCAACTGATCGTTCAAGCTCGATTTCAGAGTTTTTGTCGATTATAAGACCGCCTTCGGTGACATTACGGCCATCGATAGAAACTTTTACTAACGCCTTTTTGTAGGATAAATTCTTGAGGATCAGACTGAATTCTGATCCGAAGGGTAGGTGAACAATAGCGGCATCTTTTTCTTGACCGATGTTGTTCTCTCGTAGGATTTTATTTCCTACTTTTACTGCACAAACGAGTTTATGACTGTACATCATGGCACTTCCTTCCCATCGTCTGACTAGCGATGTAGTGTTTAAAGTCAGATGGATTTATGCAATTGGTTGAATAATAAATTAGCTAGATCTAGTCATTTCTTAACCAGATGCTATCTCCTTGATTATTCCCGAAATATTGCGGATGCCAATATGCTTCTTTAAATCCATAATAAGTCAATAACTTATGCGATTCTTCTGCTGTGATTTCATTTTCCCATACTGGGATAGCTTCTAATTCTAGATGCAGCGCTTTTAACAACCTTAGATCATCTCCAAAGCTCTTCAGCACGTTGAATGTAGCACCCTCGACGTCTATTTTGACCAAGTCAATTTCTGGTTTATCAATTAGCTGTAGAAGAGTTTTACCATCTATGCATAGCACTTTTATCCAAGTGTTTGGATTAGATGCTGCCCATATTTCTTCCGTCATATTTGCGATTCTGAAATAAGTTGCTTTATTCTTTTTAAGCAGTGAGCTAGTTCCCATAAATCCGAGATATCGTTCATCTAATTCTCTACCTTCAGGAGGCGGAGGTATAGCGTTAAAGTCTAGAACTCCCACTTTATCGAAAATAGCGAATTCAAATACTCTAAAATCGGGGAAATTCGATATGATTCGTCTATAAGAAAAGGGATGAGGCTCTACAACGAAGACATTTTTAGCATCTATATCACTTAGCAGTCTAAGCTTTTCAGCGTCTCTTCCATCTCTTGAGCCTATTTCTAGAATAGACTGCGCAGGTACTTTAAAGTGTTCTAAATATGCATCGTAGAATCTTTTCATATCTTTGTGAGAGTTGCACAAATAGACTTTGCGACGTTTGTATAATGCTTTATAGCGAACCAGACATCTTCTTTTGGCTCCTTATCTACCCATCCATCTTCTAGAATAAACCAGGTATTAGTCGCGAAGTTTGCTTTAATTGGGTAATGACCTAGATTAGCTCCTTCTCGCCATCCTTTGCTGAAATACATGAAAGTCATTTCGCTGATGGCTCTTGTATGCGTCGGATCTTGCCACGAACCAATCGACGTCCAGTAGGGACATTCAATATGAAGTTCTGCGCCTGGTTTCATGATTCTGTAGCATTCATCCATGAATTTAATGAGATCTTTTGTATGTTCGAGAACGTGATTAGCGGTTGCCTCTTCAATGCTATTGTCTTCGAAAGGCCAAGGATAATTCTCCCAATCCCATATGATGCTAGCAAAAGAGTCAGGTGAAATGTCCATACCAACATATCCAGGTCTCAAATTTCTCCCACAACCAATATCTAGTTTCATTTTGTCACCATGGTTTCGGCGCATTTGGATCTATAGTAATATCAAACAATCCAGATACAAATGCTGCGTGATAGTTTTTTAATAATTTAGCAATATATTCTTTTGGTACATTGGAGTCTTTCCAATTGCCCGAATTATAGGCATCTCCCGCTAAACACAAGAAGTTTACGTCATTTGCTGTGCCATCTTTAAAGATTCTTTTATTGAAGAACTTTACAATGGCAGGGAGCGCATATTCGTCATTACCAGCTTGTAGAGGCGTGGGTGTGAAACCCATTTCGTAAAAGCAAATGAACATCAACTGAAAACTACTATATGAGCAAGCAGCAGCACTTCCATATTCTTGAACTAATTCTAACTGTTTACCTTTACAGTATTTTCCGCCTATATCATATGCCGATTCGTGTTTTGGTCTATTATTCGTCCCTCCAGAGCTCTCATTTAAACTAAAAGCTCCTAGAAAAACTTGAGGATCTACAGGTTCTAGTGTATCATCCACTAGAAAAACTTGAGGAAATTTTAGGTAGACTGAATTCCTCTTTATAAGCTTCACTAACTCGGGTGTGACAAGAGCCATTATAATCTCCAAAGAAAAACACGGTAGAGAACCTAAGCTCCCTACCGTGTTTACGTCTAGTTGTTTTTGACTTATTTAGCATCAAATTCGATCTTGGCGTATCGTTCTGCACCAAGAATGTCAATCATAAAGCCATAAGCATCCTTGAATTCAGACTTGATAAGCCCTGTGAAAATGCTTGGGCTTGAACCAGATACGTTCAAGAATCCTCTTTCGTCAAGAGACATAGGAAATTGATCGTTTCTAGAATTTACATTCCAGAATACAAGAAGAGGCATTTTGTATCCAGCTCTCTTGTACTTTGCTCCGATGCTCTGGAAGAGAGTTTTAGGGAGTGATGACCCACGGCGACCATAGCCATCGTTTCTTGTGCTGTTCGAAGAAGCGCAGGCATCAAATTCCATATCAGAAACAATATAGATCTTCTTTACCATTTCACTTGGCTTGATTCTGTTCCTGACTGCGGTGTCCAGAATCAAATCAAATACGGCTTCAACGTTGGTATTCATATCCCACTGAGCCTTATTGAGATTATGAACCCTTGCCGAAATCGTGGTTCCCACAACCTTCTGCAAAACTGGCTTTGCAGAGAACGTAATGAATCGGTCATGGAATACTCCCTTGTTTCTTTCAGCTGCATAAATAGCCAACGAAATAGAAATAAAGAGAGGAAGACCATACATAGAACCCGAAACGTCAGCAACAACGAGTGAGTTCTCCTGAGTACCGGCAAGATAGTCTGGCAACGATGACCAAAGTGCATCAAGCGTGTCAGCTGATTCATCTTCGAAGCACTTACGAACGATATCGTATGGATAGAGAACGCCAGCCTTCATAACCTTCTCACCCTTCTTTACTGATTCCAAGAAGGAAGTGTATCGTGAAGCATCGTGACGCTTGAATGCCTTACGATAGAGAATGTTAGCCTGTGAAGGGACATGGGAATATTCAACCTTTCCCCATTCTCCTGCTGACAACGTCCTTTCAAGAACATTGATTCGTTCGCGATAATCTGAAAGCGTCTTCCTGTACACACGAGGCGTAATATGAAGATGCTTCATGATCTTATATGCTTGCTGCTTGCTTTCCTTCGAAGATGCATTTTCAGAAGGAAGCCACTTTGCAAGCAATGAAGGATTCTTGCTGTTGCTATCAGCAGACCACTGAGTCTTGATTGCATCAAGCGCAGCATATTCGATAGGTGTATTGAAAAGAACGAACAAGTCATCCCAACGTCCATATTCAGGAACGAGGTTCAAATTCTTTGCAAGCCATCCTCTAGTAGAAGGCGAAGAGGCGAGATACTTCAAGATTGCTCTAAAAGTACGTCTTTCACCCTGTCCGCCTCGAACATCTCGGAAATAGAAGAGTGCCTTAAGCGCAAAACGAGGGTTTTCATCGAAGGCCTTATCGAAGAGACTTACGATATCGGCTTCATCTCTAGTACGCAATGCACCAGCTACCGAGAAGAAATTCAAGAGTTCTGAATTTGTGGTTGCTCGGGCAATAGCGAGGTTTTCAGTAAGAGTGAAATTGGTGTCGGCTTCAAGAGCGTTGAGCAGATTCTTTGACATGATGCTTCTCCTTTTTGTGTGAACTAGACCCATTTCGTTTCCCATGAATGGTGGAAAGTGCCCGAAGGCGCTGGATTGCTGTTAGGGTCTGTAGAGCTATTCAAGACACATTCTTTTCTTTGTCATAGAAAGAAGTTTGGTTGCTGTTAGTGTCTTTATAAATAAACTTAAAATCAGTAAAGCCTAAGCGCCATCTTTAACGTATAGACAGACGGGTCTGAGTTATGGTCGACCAACACCAGCCATTAAATGATTGCTGTATGCGCTTAAAGTTAATAAACTAGACGCCGGCCGATATCGGAACGGCTAACAGGGTTCTTTTATGGCAACCACGCCTGGCGAGCCCCGAAGGGTTCATATAGGGATTGCTGTATGCGTCTAAACATTTGGAAACAAGGCACATTTACTTGTCAGAGTACAGGTCTGAAGTTGTATAATTGCTGTTAGTGCCTTCGTATAAATATTATATTACCACATTCATCGTGCTGTTGTAAACAGTTAACATAAATTAGTTAGAAATCTCGTGTTTTTATTCGCCAAATATCTCATCGCCTACTGATCTAGGTTTTGATCCTCCAAAACTAACTTCGGTCAAATCATCAAATTCGACTTCATCACTTTCTTCAATCTTCATATGACGATAGCTTATTTTACAAGGTATTTCCATTCGAGCTGCGCCGCTTCTATTCTTTCCAATATATAGACGGAGTTTATTCGCTGTAAATTCTTCCTTCGTCTGTCTAGCAACTAATACTAAGTCGGCGATCATTGCTTTCTCCCATGATTCTGAGAGATTTGAAATATCAGACTCTGCTCTATCATATCCTGCCCTATTGATTTGTGACGCTGTCCAGACTGGGCATGAGAATTCAGATGCTAGTGCCTTGAGCTGTCTATAAATGAGACCGAGGTCTGATCTACGTTCGGTATTCTTCACCGATGACTTCATAAGGTCAGCATAATCAACGATGATAACGTCAGGCTTCATGCCACTAGACATAATCTTGCGTTTAATGTATAAGGAGAGCATCTCCTTCGTTAAAACTTCTGGCGGAAATTCTTTCAATAACAAGCGGCTCTTAGGATGCTCTTCTGTAAATCTTTTGACATATCCATTAATAACCTCAGCTGGGCTATTGATGATGTCAATAATCGGTTTCCCCGCTACCAGACAGTCATATCGAGTCATAACTTCGCTGGCTGTCATTTCTAGTGTAAAATGAAACACTATCTTATCTTGTGCTAGAGCCCAGTGTCCAATATTGACTAGAAATAGTGACTTACCAAATCCGGGTGGAGCAGCAATAAAATATAGCTTATTAGGGTACGCACCTCCCACGAGAATATCATTCAACCTATTAGAAAATGTAGGAATGATTTTGTTCTGATTGATGATCGTTCTATCACGTTCTCTTTGAGCGATGTCATCAAGTTCCATTTCACCAAAATCTGCTTCAAATGTCAAGTCATTAAGGAGGCTGTAGATGTTCGACTTGATTGCAGCTAGATCTTTTTCATCCATGATGCCGAGACTCATATTAGCATCGGCATTTTTAACTGATGCGACTATTTGCTGAGCATTTTTTAAGAGAACGAAACTTTCAAGTTTTTCAGTGAAATATTTAATACAAGACATCTCATTGACATTATTTTCTTCTCTGCGGACCATGCCTTTTTCGATGATTTTTTCGAATTTCTTACCCTTAAACTTTTCAATAATATAAAACCTGTCCTTATTGCTGAGACGGTCTTTTATTGCCTCTACAAATTGCTCTTGTATTTCAGCATCTTGCAGTACGGGCTCATCAAAATAATGAAATTTAAGCGCTTTATCAAATACGAACAAATGATGCTCGTCAATGGATTCCAGCAACACATTCGCTAAGTTTATGAACATATCGTTGGATATAGAAATATACTTAGTAATCAATTGTCACCTCAAGAAAATGGCAGGCTTGCCGAACCTGACCCGGCAATTTAATCTCATCGAGAGAACCTGCCTTTGAAAGATTAGAATGGGATGTCGTCGAAAGCCGAGTCCGAAGGGAAGGCTGGTGTGGCTGTTCCTGGTTCACCTGAAACATCTGCTCCTGGTGCAGGAGCTCTATATGGACTACGACCAGAAGTATCGGGAGGTGGTGCTCCCGAAGCCTTGAGTACTCTATTTTCATCTTGAATACGAGCATTCTCTGCTTGAAACGCCCATGCGAAGAACGGCATTTCATTCATCACCCAATAGGCTTCTTCAGATGACATGATAAATGAAGTTGATTTCTCCTTCATTGAAGAATAAAGAGTTACTGCAACGCTGTAGGCAAATTGATATGGACACTGCGCCCACATCTTTTCATTATTCTTGAGAAGATTATCAACTCTCTTCATGAATAAAGCTGATTTCTTCTTCTGTCCATCGACTTCGAAGAAATGTTCAATTACATATCCATCTTTTGGAACATTAGCCTTTTGTGGGTTGAGAATATTCTCTACGAATCGCTTGATTCTAAGAATCTCTCCAAGCCCGAATACCATTGAAAGCTTCTGATCATAATCGAAGCGTTTTTCTACGGGTTGACCGTTCTGTTGAAGCTGAGGTGCAATTTCAATCTTAAACTTTGTAGCATCCTTGTAAGATCCTAATTCGAATCTCATTGTAGACGTTTTGTGGAAAAATTGCTCTGAAACGATTGTCTTGGGTGTAGCCATTGTTAATCTCCTTTGTGATCGGTGTGAACGTTTGTATTCACCCTATTGTTTAATAGTACCATACTTTTAGGTTGTGGGCACAAGGGTGCTTTAATTATATACCCGTTTACGTATATGCCAAGAGGAATTTCCAGTTTCTCGACTCCCTTCTTTATCTTAATCTTTAACATGCTTTAGCTCCATTTTTACTGGAATATTGTCTTTCTTCATTGCAAAAACTTTAGATCTCATTTTTTCCAGCCATCGTTGCCCTGTTGTATCTAACCGATGCTTATATACACGGTCTCCAGAAGGGTTGCTTAGATTTCTGTTCTTTTTTAATGAATAGCTGAAAGGATTAATGTACATATAAAAAAATTGTTGATTTTCCACATTTTCGACTTCAGTCACTTCGACAAAATAGACTTCTTGAGAATTTTCAGAATTGAATTGATCAACTCTGTAAACGATACTATCGGTTTCTCTAAGTATCGTCATCGCAGTTATGCCATCACATAGAAGCATCTGAATTTCGTCGTATGTATCACATTTGATTGATAAGAAATTTTCAGTCAAAGCCAAGTGATGATGCATTTTATCATTTTTAAATTCATCAACTCGTTCGAAATTAATTACTCTCATGTCGCCTGGTTTTATATCTTCAATCTTTATAAACTTTATCTCTTCGTCTCTATAGACTAAAATTTCAGTCCCTTTAGCAAATACAGCTTCAAATCCTAATTCATCTTTTATACGCCAAGCTGTCCATTCACCAAGATTTAAAATAGCTGCCGGGTATAAAGGCGTATGTCTAGAACCCACAAAAGCATCATGTGCTAAACACATATTTACGATCTCGGCTCTACGAAGCTGATCTTCTTGTTGATTATAGAGATGTTTATTTAAAAACTTTGCAAGCTCTTCAGTCCTATATCGAGGCCCTCCCCATCGATTTGCATAGGGCGACATCGTATGAAGAAGACTCGTTAGGTGAATCATTAGTACTTGGGTTTCATATCATTACGAACTTTCCCGTCAATGATGGGACGAATTCCTGCTGCACCTTTATATTTCCGCTGGCTAATCCCCATTGCAGAAGCATTCATATTGATTCCACCTGCAAAGTTGATTACTTGATTTTTCTTGTAAATCTTCGTCCCACAGAGGCATCTACCAATGTCATCATCATCGAAAAGAGATTTAAATTCGCTAAATGTGAATATAGTTTCCTCTGTTTTTTTACATTTTGGGCATTGAAATTCATAAATTGGCATTACCATTTCTCCATATCTTTGAGGTTTTTCCCACGATACAATTTGTACGTAAACTGCGGAATAACAATAGGTAAATTAGACTCAGCGAGGTCAAAAAACACTTTTTCTTGAAAATATTTTGCACCTCTTATAATATCACTGTGAACTTCTTCGAATATGCTGAACTTGTCCTTAACTGTATCTAGATGTTCATCGGGAACGTTGAAAATAGCAGCATCTACGTTTAAAAGGCACTGTTTTACGCCATATTCTCGAGTTTTTCCTAAGAAGCTGAAGCAATTCACGACCATAAGATCTGCCGTTGTAGACTGAAAAGGGAAATTCTGAGCACTTAAAATCGACTTCCACTGATTCGTGGCAGGATCTAGATCATCTTCAGAGAATCTCCTCATTCTCCACGTAGGCGAGAACACATAATTATTTTGTCTTAGGAAAGTCTGTAGGTATACCTGATAAGTTCTCATCCTCGGATATCGATTATAGAACTTTTCTTTATAGGCTTTTACATCACCTACGCTGACACCTGTTTCTTTAGCGATAGTAGTGTCACCTGCATAATTAAGCATACTGAGAATGAACAGCTTTGCAACATTTCTTTCTTTATCAGTTATCTCAATATCTCCGAATAATTCTTTAGCGAACTTGATATAATAATCTCCTTCGTCATTAAGATCTGAGATGAGAGTTTTCTCTTGAGCTACTAATGCTGCAGATCTAAGATCAGCTGAGTCTAAGTCGACATAGACTAATGTGTGCCCAGGATCTGCGACGAAGTATTCAGATGCTTTTGATCCTATTTTCATTCCATTTAGATAGGGCTTACCATATAATAGTCGACCAGTCACAGTTGAAAATACAAACATTTCTGCGTGTAATCTTCCATCGCTGGCGTCTTGACATTTCTTAAGTACTGGTTTAACAATATTGTCGAGTTCCCACCCTCCAAATACAAGTGAGTTCTTTACCATTCCTTCTATATCGATAGTAAATCCATTCCATTCGGTTTCCAATTTGACGGCCATTATTTTAGGTGATATCGCATTAACATGTTGAAAAGAAATAGGATTTTCGTCCAATTCTCGTTTAATCCGCGTGGTCAAAGCATACTCACCAGCAGCATCTTCTGCAGCATATGTTAGACTGTTGGTGGCGGATTCGATGATCTTATCAGGAGAATATGTCTGCCATTCTTTAAGATAATCAAGGTATTTCTGTACGAATGAGTATTGCGGAAAGTTAAGAAGATCTCGTGCAGCTGCTTTAAGATTATATCCTTCTATTTTTCTATTTTCACAAAGGACATGAAGGAGCTGCATTCCGTCGAGTATTTTGTTGACTTTGATAAAGTCGCGATATGAACGGTTAAATAAATTACAAATAGCAAATATATCAAAGCCACAGTTCCAAGCGACGAATGTTTTGTGCTTTTCGAAAATGTATTTTTCAACAAGGTCTCTTATCTCCTGTACTTGACCATTCTGATAGCATCCCGTTAAACCAGGAAGTGATAGATTAATGGCGTGACCAAGGTTGTCTTCATTAGCGAATGACATAATCCTAAGATCATGCTTACTCTCATCCCAGATTTCTAATCCGTTAGTTTCTGTATCTATTGCAACAAGGCTATAAGCAGGTAGATCGAATAAACTATATAAATACGCTTTGACATCGTTATAGTTCATATATAGTTTGGTTTTCGGAGAGAATCCATTTTCAACTACATCAATAGGCCACTCTCGACGAGCAAGAAGTGATTTGTTTAAATATGCGTCTCTAATACTTATCTTGAAGTTCTGCGTTATCGACATTAACGTTTTCATAAACGACTCAAACGCCAAGAATGAATCAGGCTTGGTCATTGTCAGATCAATAGGAGGCATGCAGGCAATAAAATAATGCTTCTTATCTCTTCTAACGAAATAAGAAAACTTATGAACATCTCTCTGGCTATTACCTGCCATCTTGTCGAATTCATTGATGTCTCTCAAGACGTGCTGATATAGTTTGGCACCAAAGATTATAAGGACTTCTTCATCCTTAGGCCTATATCCTCGCATTGAATCTGTTCGCTTAGCGATCTTGAGATTGATTTCGAGTTCTTTATTGGCTTCTTTTAGCTTTCTGAAGATGGAAACCAGTTTTTCCTGACTTCCTGCTTTCTTTGAAGGCTCTGCAATTATAGTAATCATTTGTAGTAGTGAGGATTATTCAGCATGAATGAAATCCGTATTCCTCTCGTTGGGCTGTAGTGTTGAGAATTATACTCTGTGAACCATTCAGTCCATCTTTCTATTATATTTCCGATAGTATATAAATCTGCGGGTAGCATTTTATTAACTTCAGTACTTCTACTAACAAAAACCCATCTATAATTGTTTTGATCGACTGTCACTTGGACGAAAGACAGGCATGAATCATTAGTTGCCATAAATCTTCTTGATTCTATGGGTTCTTTGTACTTGCTCATCATAATATGTGTTGCAAATTTCAGATCATTTAAAATCATATCTCTTTCATAGCGTTCTTTTTCATAGATACCAGATCGTTGAGGTCTTGTTACTCTCGGCATTACATCATCTTTAGTGCGAATTAGAGGTCCTTTAAGAGCTAGCCATTGTGCTTGATCTAAGTATTGTTCGCGAAAAGCTGCAAGATTATTATATTCAAAATTAAATGTCCATTCATACGGGAGACTAACTATTTGATTATCGCCCTCTCTATGAGTTAGCTCGTATACAAGATCTTCATATTCACTAATGACAGACATAATTACCCCTTGAAGTTATAGTGCGTTTCAATATTAACGTTATTCTTTTCAATATTGTCAAGATGCGCAAATGGATTATAATTTTCATCAATATTATAATTATAGCTATCTCTAACTGCTCTAATGCCAGTAGCCAGAGAAATTTGAGGCTCCCAACATCCTCTGGTCACATTTTTAAATTTTGTATTGTCGACTCTATGGTTGCCGAGATAATCAGTTTCTGGGACCCACCTGATATATGATACATCGATTTTATTATATTCAATTTCGTCAACGATATCTGTGGTTCGTACAGGATCATCGGCAGAAATATTATAATCAGTATTTGAAGTCAAGATTGTTTTCATTGTAGCAGCTTCAGTAATAGCTCGACAAAAGTCATCAACATGCATATAATCTTTGATTTTTTCTGGGTTTAAGAATATTTTAAAGGGCTTCTTTCTCCCAGAAACATCGTTAAAAATAGCTTTAGCAATAAGAGAATTCATGTCTCCCTCACCGCCGTAGCAGAAAAGAGGGCGAAGAATGCAATATTTTGATTCCTGACAATATGCTCTAATGATTAACTCGCCCTCATACTTGGTCGTAGCATAGAGTGTTCGTGGGAATATTGGCGATGACTCAGTAATCCATTCGCGCTGAACTTTCTGAGTGTCGTATATGACGGTGGTTCCTATATAGATAACCGGGATATTTAATTGCTTAGCTATTAAGGCGATGTTATATGTGCCATAGACATTATTGAGAATAGCTTCTTTTGGGTGTAGACCACAAACATCAGTGCCTACAGTCGCTCCATTATGAATTATAACGTCGCATTCAGATCGCTTCAATTCTTTCTTTAGTATTCCTATGCCTAATGAGCTAGTGAAATCGAATTCACCCTTTTCATTATTACAGAAAAGAAAATTATCAGTTCCAGCTGCTTCCCGGTTTATAAACTTAATACGGTCGGCTGCAACCTTAATGAGATTCTTAGCTATAAATCCTTTTTCACCCGTTAAGAATGCTCTTACCATGTTGCACCTCTTGAATACATTCGTTCATACAATTCTTCTGCTTCCTTATATACTTGCATTGGGTTTTTATTACCAACATCAATCATTTTTACTGTATCGAAAGAGCTTAGCCAATCTATATAAATCTCTACGTATGCATCATTCATTTTAATGATATTTTCCAGTTTGAATAAATCATCACTCCTCGACTGATAGCGATTGATTAACGTTTCTTTGCTAGCTGTCAATATGATTATACCATTATCTTGGACAAATTTGTATAATTCTTCATTCCATAGTTTTTTATTCTCTGGAAATCTTTCAAAAACTTTATTGTAGAGATAATGCGTTAATATCCCTCGATCATGAAAGCATAGAATTTTACTATAGTCAGATACTTTAAATGTGGTCTTCAAGAGCGTAGACTTTCCAGTTAAATCTGCTCCCTCTAAATCAATATATGTTGGCTGTCTTAGCATATGCTCTTTACAAACCTCGCTTTCTTTAATCCGAAGAAATTGTTTTGCTTATTGATTGTACCTATGTATACGTTATTTATGATCTTCTTGTCTTCACAGTTTATGGGACTTTCTTCTTTATGTGCCCAGTAATAAATACGACCCATATTAGAGATGCCGTCAGATAAACCTAGCACATAATATTTCTTTCCATTCTTTGTTTTCTTTTTCATTATCATATTGATTCTAAAGAAACAAGATACTTCTCGTCCATTATCTAGATCGGCAGCATCTTCAAGTGCAGCCATCTTGAGTTTATCACCATGCTTTTCTTTCACTGCCTCTTTTAGCCTAGTGAAATAATCAACTTCAGTGAATGAGATGTTCGTATACTCTATTTCGTTTTGTATTGTTTCTGTGAGGTCCCACGCAACCGGATCTTCTTTATATTTTCTTTCAGTAATAAATCGATTATATAGTTCAGATCTTCCCTCTGATCCTGCAATAGAATCCAGAGCTCCTGACTGGATAAGTGCGACGATGACTCTCTTATTTTTGAGAGATTTTTTATCAGAGTTGATAAGATCTCCAATGGATTTGAATGGTCGATTTCGGATAATTTCGTCAGCTGCATCTGGCGTTATTCCTTTAACGAAGGTGAGTCCGAATCTGATATCGTTACCATCGATTTCGAACTCCTTACCTGATTTGTTAATGTCGACAGGTAAAATCCTAACTTTTGGTCTTTTGACGAACTTTCCTCCCTCACAGGAGTATACAGGATTTGTTTGGATATGAGATATATATTTTGCAACCGACGATGTTCCATATTTATCCTCCTTCGCACGGAACGTATTATTAAGTAAAGCCGTATAGAATTCTAATCCGTAGTGAGCTTTAAGCCATAGTTCTCTAAAACTTGTAATTGTATAGGCGTCAGCGTGGGATTTGTTAAATCCATAGCGAGCAAATGATCTAATGAGATCCCACAAACTGTTGGCGGCTTCTTCATCCATGACTTCGGAGGCATTACTGATGAATTTATCATGCCACGAATCCACTCTCTTAAGTCTTGCTGTCTCTGACTTTGTAGATCGTTCATACTTGACTAGATCCTTTCGTGACTTGTTAACTTCAATTGCGTTGAATTTTCCAATCTCTCTGAAAATTCTCATGAAATCTTCTTGGTAGACAATGATTCCATAAGTTGCCTTAAGAAGCTGGGCGTAGCTTGGGTGTACGTTCTTTTCCCAGTCACCAGATCTCTTTCTTCGTGCAAATTCCTTCTCCATTCCCATGTCAAGGGGACCCGGCCTAATGATTGCATTAATTGCTGATAAATCGTCGAAACAATCGGGCTGGACGTCATCGGTGACTCTATGGGCGAGTCCTGATTCAAATTGGAATACTCCAAGCAAATCTCCTCGTTTAGCAAGTCCATAAGCTTCTGGCGCCTCGACATCAATTCTATCCCAATCGATCTCCACGCCATAGCGATTCTTAACAAGATCCATACAATCAGTGACGACGGCAATATTATTAAGGCCCAAAATATCAAATTTAACAAATCCTTGGCCAGTAAGTTCATGATAATCTCCGCCTTCTGTGTTTGCCGTTACAATATTTTCTCTAGCTCTAACTAATGGAATCCAATCATAAAGCGTGACATCCGAGACAACCAAACCTGCAGCGTGACGACCAATCGCTTTAATCGAGTTACGAAGCCTTCTAAATAGTTTGTCGACATCGGGGTACCTCTTCAGGAAGTCAGAGACTTCTTTATAGTGTTCATTAATCCATTCATACGTCATATTATCAATCGTATCTTTAGTGCTGCCATTATATATGAAAAACGGAATCGCGTTTGTGACTTTGTTTACTTCCGCAAAATCAAGGTTGTATATTCTGGCTGCGTCTTTAATCGATGATTTAACTTTAGCAACTTGATAATTGCAAATAGTAGCAACCTTATCAGCGCCATATTTAGTGACGAGGTATTCTTTAACTTTGTCTCTAACATCAGGCCTGAAATCGATATCGACGTCGGGTAAATCCTTCCTACCCTCGTCCAAGAACCTCTCGAAGAGGAGATTGTGTTTGATTGGATCAATATCTGTAATTTCGGTAAGGTAATTGACAAGCGACCCTCCTGCAGATCCTCTACCTGGCCCTACAGAATACCGTCCAAAGGTCTTCTTAGTCCACCGGATCATGTCTTCTAGAATTAAAAAGTAATCAACAAATCCCATTTTGACAATGACGTCATATTCTCTACGACATCTAGCTTTATATTCGGGAAGCTTATCTTTAGGAATATTACGAAATTTAAGGCCCTCGGCAATCTTATCGTATAAGACTTTCGCTCCATCTTCATAAAGCTTAGGTATTTTGATTGTTTTGTCGAGATCAAAATTCTCTATTTTAGTGAACAGGTCATATGTATTTTTCATTGTTGTCGTGAAAGCGTCATAATCATTCTTGACACCTCCATTTTCTGCAAGACCAAACCATTTCCCAGCTTCATGATCTTTATACACATGATTGAATGTTTTGAGATAGAGATCTTTTACGGTAAATTCCCACAGCTTTTCAGTTTCGACATCCTGATCTTCTTCGGGAATCTCTTCATCGGGCTCTTCTTCGTCCTTCTGCTTATATGACATCTTTGTTTGAAGCAATAGAATAGCTTCATGAACTTTCTGATCATCTGGGTAGAGATAATGAGCGTCTGTCGTTACAATGGTCTTTACGCCTGTCTGCTTAGAGATGTCCCACAGGCACTTATTAAGTTCCCATTGATGACTATAGTTCATAGACATCATTTCGAGATAGAAGTTATCGCCGAACTCAGCTTTATATTTTTCAACATATTTGATGGCGTCATTGTTTTTGCCAGCAGCGATTAATCTATTTAATTCTCCGCTAGCACATGCAGTAGAAATAATCAACCCTTCTTTATTTTCAGCAAGCAATTCAAAGTCAATAAGGGGAAACTTATAGAATGAATGCATGAATGCTAATGATGTAATCTTGAAGAGGTTTTTTAATCCCGTATAGTTTTTGGCAAGAATAAGTATGTGATGTCTGCTACCTCCGAGCTCTTTGCGCTTTTCAACAGCACCTTCGGCCTCGGAACCGATGTAAGGAATAAGCGCTGCACGATCAGGAATGATATATAGCTCTGCCCCATAGATCGGCTTGATACCTGCACGCTTGCATGCTTCATATTGCTTGAAGAACACAGATACATTTCCGTGATTTGTGAGGGCAACGGCTGGAGCCTTGTGTTTAAGTCCCCACATGACATGCTCTTCAGCTGTTCCAATGCCGTCTCTAATTGAGAATTCGTTATGAACATGAAGGTTGACGAAGCTCCTGAGGTTGATTTCATCTATCATCTCCTTGAGGAGTTTAAGATTATCTTCTGAACTTTTTCCACTTCTAATAAAATAAGACGGATGATATGCTTTCGCAACTAGATAATCTCCATTTTTGACAGGACCAAAATTATGATGGAAGTCAACACCAAACAGGTTTGCGACAGTTTCGCCAAGACATACTATAAGATCAGGATCTACGATGGCAATCTCGTCAATGAGTTTGCCTACGCATCTCTTGGCAGATTCTTCATCAAACTTGTTATCTGCAGTCGAACATTTAAGGAAATTGGTAAAATAGACGTTGTCGCGTGTCAAATTGACACCTTTTAACATTTCATTGACAATTGCTTTGTGGCGGTCATCTTCACCACCAAATACAGTTGTGGAGCAGCGCTTGTTCGAAGGATTCATTCCAACGAACATAATACGAGCTCTTGGATAACCCGAAGGTTTCACAAAATCTTTGTTGATTTCTAGTTTAGAGAGAGGACAGTTTTGGCAGGCGCTGACTGACATATCGGCGATTGAATCTACAAGATCAGCAAAATTCCCTTCAACTTCAATCGGTTCAACAGAATGCTTAACTCCCGCAATCGTTATCGTTTTGATCATCTGTGCAGTCCTTTATAAACGAGATAGCTTCCTGTAGGTTGTCTACAGTTTTGCTTATATACTCTGTGTCGATCGGCTTATCTTTATTAGTATCATTATTCACATAAATGTTGCATACATTCGGTCGTTCTATCGTATTAACTACATTATACCAATTATCTTCGATAAAGTAAACCTCTTTATCGGCAAATCGGTCAAAAAAGTACTTTTTCTCGCCTAGATCGGTAAAATGAATCATGTCAACCCACTGACTCATACCTCTATTGAATAGCCATTCGACAGTATACATATACAGAATAGGGTAGGATTTGACTGGTCTATTCGTGAGTAGAGATACGATTCCTCTCTTGTGGCATTCTCTAAGGAGGTCTCTAGCATTATCAACTGCAGGCATAATCATCTTATAACCAGACAGCCGATATTCTTCTTTTAGTTCTCTATACCTATCAATATTCCGAATGCTCCAATCACGAAAAGATTGATACGTTTCAAATATTCCAAGGCCTATTTTATTCCCGAACCATGTTCTATAAGCTAATGCAATATCAGCCAAAACACCATCAATATCGATAATAAATGCATAATGAGAATTTTGAAATTTATAGCTTTCCATGAATAAACGCTGATTGAACTTTTGATCAATCGTCTTATTTTTCATATTGATTTTGCGAACTAAAGTATCATAATCAATATCGAATTCATGGCAAATGTTAAAGGCATACTTTATAATGTCAACTACGGCATCAGTGGCTTCTACCTTCTGAAGGAGAAGTGAATTGGCTCTATGCTCTTTAGACGGATCCCAGTCAAGAGTATTCATGACATCTGTAACGTTCTTATTGATGCCGAGACAATAGTCTTTTATTCTATCGACATGAGTTTTATTAACATACTCGACTGCGTTTATCTTGTCGAAGAACTCTTTTTGAGCTTCATACAGTTTTTTCATTATTTCTCCGTATAAAATCAAGTTTTTCTGGGTTTCTAACATCTAGATCTATATGAATAGTTTTTCTTTTGAAAGGTAACTCTAGCTGTTCGTATTCATCGATCAATTTAAATCCGCATTTGGGACATGGGCAATCATAGTCCCATGTTAAACTAAGTAGTCCCATTCTTTTTCCCATTGAACTTTCTAGTATAGTTATGGGCCCAGTGAATCACGTCTTCTGTTTTGATTGAATGATTGAGCTGAGCATATCGACCCACAAGCTTAATTGCACCCAATTCTTTGAGATTCATGCTTTGCGTGATTTGAGAACGGACAGAGATTTTGTCGAGAATTCTATTTCCAAACTCGGCTTCAAATGTTTCATCATTATGAGTTTCATAGACCCAAGCATCGAATTCAGGAACATATGTTTTTCTGTACCATGAATCTGAGACACTATAGATATAGTCGAATACATCCTTGCCTTTATCCGAGGTAAGAAAGAAGTGTACGACTTCTGCGCCAGAAGACGATAGTTTGAAACGAACTGAGCCGTCTGAGACGACGTTTAGCAAAGCCCCTAATGGAATGGTGGATACTATATTTTCCGAATAATAAACGTTCTTATTCGTTACTATCTTCTTATGATTGATATTTTTAATATCGTTTATGATGATATGATTGCGATCAGATGCCCTAGCAATCTCTAGACATTTATTCAATAGCGATTTACCCAATGCTATCTGAGAGATTTCATAAGCTGTAAAACTTGATTTCCCACCACCTGAAAGAAACGACCCTTCAGTTTTAGTAGTTCCTCGTGATTTCATCACATACAGTGTTTTGAAATCATCTGATGCATAATTTCTTATCTCGTCTCTTGATTTATAGCCTATGAAAATTTCTTTGGTCTTGGTGGAGAACCCTAATCTACGAAGCAGTGCTTCTGTATCTTTACTCTGATGTAGAAATCTGGGTCCAAGCGGAAATTTTGTATTTGTCTGACTAGCGATATTGTTAGTTATTACGAGGTTTCTTGTTCTTGTGCTTTCAGCTAGATAATAAAAGACAGTTAAGCCAGCTATACCCGATCCGAGGATTGTGTTATCATAGTTAGGATTGCCCATTACTTCCTCGCGTCGAATACGTTATCGTCAGATTCAGGGAACCACACAGGAACATCTTCGCCCTCATATTCTTCATCGAAGAAGAACTTATCACGAGGATCTAGCTTGTCATAATCATTTTCACCATACTTGATCCAATCGGTCGGACCAGGTAGAATAAATCCATGTTCTGCAAGCTCTTCATAGCTAGAACAGCTCACATTAAACTCTGAATACTGTTCTTTAGTTGGCCATCTACCGCAACAGGCAAATAGTGAACTAAAGTATTTAGTCATCCCCTCTGGCCCTTCGTGATAAATACACCGCTTCGCGCCATCGCAAGCAGGCCGCAAGTAGTTTGCCAACAATGGGAATTTTCTCCCAACAAGTTCCCTCAATGCGATATGCAGTGCTACGATAGAGCTTTCTTCGCATGCCATTAGTCTTCTCGCGCACTGACCCTTTAGTGCCAAATAGTTCTGTGTGAACACGTATGAATGATTCGTACTCATCGGCAGAAAAGCACGACCTGATTGCCAAGATCCAGTCCCAGTTCCTGATGATATTGTTTTTTCGTATAAGTTCTTTGTCGCTATAATCCATCGTTCTACCTCTAGAGCATATCCTGGGTCTTCTTCCATTCTTCGACATACGTCTGGATAAAGTAGGAAATCTGCGTCAAGTTTGTTATTATCTCTTGTTCCAATTGAGGCGAAAGCGGTTCCGAGGCGGACTCTGGCATGTTGGTCAAAAGTATGGCGTGGCGTTCCATTAACCTCGAAAGTGAATTGGACAGCCTCCGAAGCTTGAGGAAGCGTGTTTCCGGTAAGGATTGCGAGTACAATTCTAAATCGGTTTTCAGGAGTAAGCTTTTCCCATTTTCCAGTCGATCCACTCTCATTGTCTCCCCATGTCGCTGCTGCCATTGATGCCATTGCACGATATGGATTTAAGGTCCAATCATTCAATTTGACATACAACGAATCTAATGAATTTTTCCAACTATACGTCTTTTTAGGAGCCTGCGAAGGCAAAGTCCCCATTGCTTCTCTCATATTGTCAATATCTTCTTTATATTTAGCCTTAATTCTTTCATAGGCAGCATCTTCTGCTTCTTTATCTTCTTTGCTCATAATAGGATTATAATCACTCATGCATTCGCCTCCGTGATAATCTTGGCCACTTCTCTTTGCGTTTTATACGTCGTGTCTATTTCTTCACAATTTAATTCAAACTCTTTTATGAAATGTCGATAGAGATTTTCAATGATTCGTTGAGCTTTTCTCTTTTCTTCAACTGTCTCTGGTTCTGGCACAAATCCTTTATCTGTTCGAATGCCAAATCCTTTTCCGTGATCTTTCTTAAGTCTCTCGGTAATTCGTTTTTCTAGTGCAGCATCATCTCCTACAGTCAAGAGGAAGATCTTGTATTCGAAATTAGTCTTGAGAACATTGACGAATTCATGATAGATCTGTTTGTCATATAATTCATTATACACCATTTCTGACAAAAAACAACGGTCTAGAAGAACTTTTTTATCTTTGACTGAGACGAGATATTTGAGACATGTCATATGAGAGATCTGATAGACGACGTCTCTGTGAATATGCACGGTCGCATCCATCGCGGGAGGGTGAAGCGACGAGGGAGTTCTATAATTGAATGAGAAGTTTTGTGCATCATTGAATCTCGGATGATAGAAGTGAATGAAGGACTTCTTTTTCTTTAGGATGTCTAGAGTCGTCGTTTTCCCCACATAGTTTGCACCTTCAATAATATACAACATGCATTATCCTTTCACATCTTTATATAAACTACATCAACTCCAGCTTCAATAAAAAGCTCTTCAGCGAGTTTTGCTTGGTCTTTCCATCTTTCAGTAAAATCATTTGAAATTTTCGGTGAAATGACTTTCGCAATTCCTGATTGGATTATATGGACTGCACATCTTTCACACGACTGACCAGGCCAATTATATAACGTATATCCATCTAAGCGTTCTCTTGCTGATAAGATAGCGTTCATTTCACAGTGGATAGTTCTTTTGTATTTCTCTTCTCTATTTTTAAGAAGTTCTGGAGTGTCTTTAATCGTTCTTGGAAATCCATTATATCCTACTGCAGCGACAGTTGAATCGGGTCGGACAATAACGCAACCAGTTTTTGTTGATGGATCTTTTGACCATCCCGATACGTGTTCTGCTAAGTATACGAATCGAAGATTCTTTTTTGAAATCTCACTGATAGAGTACGTCTCTACATTCATGGCTCAAATACCAGCTTTCTCATGTCTTCAAGATGCACTTTGGTGGCTTTTAGTTCTCCCTCTATTGCACTCGGTGGTAATTTCTCACCGTCAAGAGCCTCTTTGAGAGCAGCCATGAAGTCTTTCGAATCGTGCCAATTGATTCTTAATGTAGGCGCTTTGAAGAAAGAACCTTCTGGAATCTCTTCGAATTCCAGCGCTATCTCTTTAGCAACGTACTGTTTCATACCAATAAGTTTCGTAATCACGATATGTGTTGATCCACTATAATCGTCAAAGAATCTTACTTTAAATGGATTCATATTCTACTCCTCGAATACGATGTCACCAAATACATTGGCAGCACCGATCTTCATTACTTGATTCCACATCTCTTTTGCCATATTTCGGATTTCCCACTGTGCATGCTTAGAGGTCCTAAGTTTGAAGAAGTGACGAAGCTCTCTAAAGTTCATGGTGATGATAATTTCAGATTGACAGGCATTTGGTAGAACGAATCTAGCATCTTCACCTTTGATACCTAACTTGAGGAGTTCTCTATAGGCATTCCAAGCACTATACATTGCTCCAAGAAAAATTTCTTCGGCTAGATTAGATTTTATTTTATCACCAGTTTCAGCGTTACGGATGTTATCTGGTAACCAAACCTCTTCGAAGTTTTTTATGCTTGGTGGAGTCACATATTGTTGGAAGTCTTCTTTAACGTACCGCTGGCTCCTTTGCGAGTAACTAGCAAGCCTATGCCTAACCAGCTGATGAGTAAGAGCTCTGGAAACCCCACCCACCCGAAAAGTGACACTAGCATGCTCCAGGCAAGACTCATGACCAGATTTTAGAAGATGATCGATTATTCTGGCTGTTGATTCTGGAGGTGACATTTTGCCGAAAGAATCGTAACATATTCTTGCCGCCTTTTCTATTAGTAATTCCGGTTCTGGCGTATAGCTTATTATTTCTACGTTCATATATATTGCTCCTTTTTATGATGCCTACCAAACCAAGGGTGATTTTCTTTATTTTTGAATTTTTCTTTGAAAGCTTTGCTCATATTAAGTCTATGCTCTTCTGATTTAGGCTTTCTCATTTTCTGTTTCGTTTCTTCAGATCTAGGTTTTCTCATTCGCTGCTTTGCTTCTTCGGAATGAGTTTTTCCTAGCGTACTGCCCGCAGTCTTGCAAATAACATATTCAGGATTTAATGTATCAAGATAATATTGTTCTCTGTTTATTAATTCAGCTTTATCATGAACTTCTTCTATAATAATAAATTGAAAATTATTCTCGCCATATTTATCCCAAGCTCTTTGTAATGCTTGACTATGATGACATTTGGTGTTTAATTCATGCTTATGCTTATACCACCTCCTCCGAAAATTAACAGCGCTTCCGACGTAACATTTATTATTAATGACGTTTTTTATCTGATAGATACCCGCTGCTATTTTAATCATATGCTGCAAGTACTTCCAGGAGGAGAATTTCCGCAGACATTACAGATATAACATTTTCCATCTTTCACGAGAGAGTTTTTAGCGTGACAATTGGGACATTCAGATTCATCTACTTCTATCTCTTCTTCATCATCCTCTTCATCTTTGATAAGACCAATTTCAATTAGACAATCCCAAATACACTCTTTCATTGCTGAAAGGAAATGTGCGTACGTTTTCCCGTTGTACGTGAACTTTTCATCCCCTTCAACGAAGTCCATATCTTCAAGTTCTTGTAGAATTTCAAGGAGCTTTTCTAGATTCTTCTCTTTGTTGAACATAATAGAAAGAAGTCTGCAATAAGGCAGCATTTGCTTGTAGAAATCAACATCTCTAGAGACTACAAAGACTTGTGAAACCTGACTATTATTATACGTTACATGAACATGAGCCGATGGTAGCCCAGAACTTCTTTTAATTTGATATGTGAAGCTTCTACGTCTATAACCCTCTTCTTTGACATCGGGTCTGTCATCATCGTCGGTTATAATAGATTGAAGTGTTCCTTCTCTATACGTTGTAAGTCCTTTAATGAGCATATCAGAGGTGAGGACATTAAACATGAATCTTTTGAAGGAATCGAAGTCAGTTCCTTCGGGGAAATTAATGGTCTTTGAGATGCTATTATCGACATACTTCTGGATGGTATTCTGCATCCGTAGGTGGCCCTGAAGAGAGATGTCTTTGATAGTCTGAAAGAATCCTGGCTTTTCTCCGTGGATTTTGTCAAATCCTGCAGACTTGTAGTATTTGTAGGAATAGTCAAGCAAATCAAGTTGTCGTGTGTAGCTACCTTGATCATCTCTCATTCTCCTCTTTTGCTTTAGTGATAAAATTGGTTCGATACCCGACGACACGTTGTTTAAAAGTAGAGAAATTGTACCAGCTGGTTGGCACGTGAGAACTGAGCAGTTTCTAATGCCGTATTGAGAAATACCGTCAATGATATAATCAGGCAATGTTTTTATGAATTTCCCGGCCAAGAATTTGTCCCGGTCGAACTTAGGAAAGGCACCCTTTAGTTTAGACAACTCCACAGATGCGTCATATGCGGCATTTCTAATGGTCTGCATTAGAACATCGACAAATGAAATCGCCTCGTCCGAATCATACTTTATCTTCAACATAGCTAGCATATCGGCTAGCCCAGTAATGCCAAGTCCAATTCTACGATCTTCTACAGCTACTTTTTCATTTTTCTTAACAGGATAGTTAGTGACATCCAAAACAGTGTCAAGCATAAATACTAGACTTCTAACGGTGTTTTTTATTCCTTCAATATCAATTTCCTGGGATATAAATGGGTTTCGTACGAAAGTGGGAAGTATAACCATGCCCAGGTCACAACAGCCCCAAGCCGGTAAGGGGATCTCACCGCAGGGATTAGTGCTCTCAATTTTCTGGTAATAGTATGTGTTACTGACGTCGTTGACTCGATCTTTGAAGAAGATACCTGGTTCGTTATAATTATATGCGTTGTCGACGAATTTGTCGAATACATCCCTTGCTCTGAGTTTTCCATATATTTTACCGCCATGCTTGAGGTCATAATCTTTATCGGCTTTTAAGGCTTCGATAAAGTCGTTTGTAATACCAATTGATACGTTGAAATTAGTCAGACCAGAATTTCTTTTTGCTGTAATAAAATCTAGAATATCTGGGTGATTAACGTCGAGAATAGCAATTCCCGCTCCCCGGCGGTTGCCTGCAGATTTCATCGTAGCGATCATGCTATCCCACGTATGCATGAATGATAGAGGACCTGAAGCTGTTGAATTGACACCTTTTACATAGGCACCTTCTGGTCTTATGGGCGTAAAGTTGGCTCCAAATCCTCCACCTGCTTGCTGGATCTTTGAAGCTGCTTCAAAGCTGTCACCAAGAATAGAATCAATAGAATCTTCAATTGGCACAACAAAGCAATTGAGAGCAGTCAATTTGACACAGGGATTGCCAAGAGCTAATAATGCCCGGCCAGCAACAATACCTCGACGTTCAGACATGACTCTATAAAATACATCTTCAATATCGGCAGCTGCCAGTTTTCCTTCTTCTTTTAGATTTTTAGAAAATCCGTCAGCTAATGTTTTAGCGACTCGTTTAAATGCTTCAGACGGTTCAGTTTCTAGCGTTCTGACTTTTGCCATCGGATTGTCTGATGGGGGTGCCTCTTTAACGGCGTATTTTTCAAGAAACATGTCTTTATTAAAATCAGCCAGAATTTCTGGCGCTTTCTTCATTTCAAGCTCGGTCATTTATTTACCCCATCTGTTTTCTTTTGTTTCCAGTCTCGTTTCATAACTTCCTCAGCTGTGGCAAATAGAGCTTTACCAAAATCTATGCCTGCATGCGAACATAATTGCATTAAATAAATCACTGTATCTGCAACACCATCAGCTAGATCATCCAATGCTTTTTCATCAAGCCCGGCCTGATGTTGTCGAATCTTTTGGCGGGCTTTTAAAATGACATGGGCAACTTCACCTACTTCCTCTGCGGCTCCTAAAGCCATCCATTCAATCCCAGTATCTTGTTTCTTGAAATTCTGTTGCTGCCACAAAAACAATTTACCTTGTAATTCATTTAAAGCATTTATAGCTACATGTACTACTCTATCTTGCATGGCATAGTACTCATCTCCAGAAACAACAAGCGGATCTATTTCTGGTCGTTTAAAATCATTGCACGACATTTGGCGTGTTCTCACTTCCTGGTCCACCTACTTCTATCTTTTTCTCTGCTTGAGCTTTTTCTCTAGCTTCAATTGCGGCTGCAACTTCTTTTTCCATTTGTTTTGCTGCTTCTGCGGCGAATTGTTTAAAGCGTTCATCAATTTCTGGGTTAGCTTTCTTTAATTCATCTAAAATAAAGTTTATTCGAATTCTTAGTTGCATGATGTCCTGATACGCCATCATGTGCGCTTGTCTCATGTTTCCGTCAATTACTCGGCATATGCCTTCTAGCCGCTCGACATTCTTTTGAAGAACCCCAATAGCTTTTTGCGTTTCTTGCTGAAGCTGAAAATCAAGAGCTGCTTTAGTCATTCCCATTTAAATCTCCTATCGACATCGTGTTTAGATATATCTCATCTACAGATTTTTTCTTATTGATTGTTTTTATTAAAGTTTCTTTATCTCGAATCTCAGCTATATCATTACATGGCATATTACTGGGATCTATATAGAACAGCGGAGGACATTGAGTAACTTTCTGCACTCGACGAATAAACCTATCCACATCTTTTATTATAACATCTTTATCGAAGCATAAGCACAGGTTCCTATGATTATTGTATTTCTTCAAATACTCAGCGAATCCTGCCCAGTGCGCTTTCCCGAATATGCAGACTGCGTCATATCCATATTGAGCGGCTTTCATTAAATTAAACATTGATTCGACAACAAGTACGGTTTCAGAATTATTTTTCTCATACATATAATATAAACTCATTTCTTTATCAGATTTACGTATGATATGCTTCTGCTTATCATCTCTTTTTAAAAAATCTCTAGCATAGAAAGCATAGTCATTGAGTGCTACAATGATATATCCAAAGTAATAGTGATTATAATTCGTTATCGGCCAAATTTTGAAGTTTTGTTTTAAGAATTTAAGATCAAAACCGCGCGATACCATATAATCTTTAGCTTTACGAGCAATATCTTCATGTCTGACAAGATCAATTGGAATTTTAATCTTCGGAGCTGTTGACGAAATAATTTCAGGTCGGAACGTCTGTGTTTTTGTCTCATACCGTATTCCATTCTTTTTAAGAAAGTCTGAAAGTCTTCCGTGAAATGCACAGCGATAGCAATTATATGCATTCTTGGCGAAATTTAAACCAAGATGATAGTGTGCATGAAACTTTTTAACGCTACATTCAGGACATCGAATGTTTATTTCTTTTTTGCCTTTCCAGTCTCTATAGTGCGGATCGACTGAAAATTTACGTTCAATCTCTCGGACAGCATCTCCGATATTAATGAACTCTATTCTTTGCGATGTATGAGTTACCATCTAGACCCTTCATTGCAGTGATTGTATTATCAAATACGTAAGTCATGTCTTCAACAGCAGCGTGGTGTGAAATGAATAGCACCATCATATTAAGATTGACTGCATATTGTTTAATAAATTCTATCACATATTTTGACCAAACAAGGTCGAGGTGATCGCAGGCTTCATCAACTATTAAGAATTTGAGTTTATTATTCTTAAAATACGTCATAGCAATATCAAGCAGTGAAATGACAATAACGATGTCTACTTTAGCTTTTTCTCCCGAACTCAGTTGATCATACTTAAACTGACGGCCCTCTATTTCAATTATTTCCATGATAGAGTTATCATTTATACTGAAATGCAAATGGAAATCTTTGTTATAGAAATTATTAATGTGTTTTTGAATATTAGCATTCAACACTTTTAATAGATCTGATGCCAGCGTCATTCGAGTTTTAGACTTAGGGACAAGCATTTCTCTCCAAAAGTCGGTAATGTCGAGCTTATTCTTAGAATCTTCATATTCTAGATAAGCAATAGCCATCTTTGCTTTTACTTCTTCTACTTGATCTACTGATGATGTAATGTTACTGAATCGCTCTATATTCTTGTTGTTGTTCCTAATCTGATAAGACTTTTCACTTATAAGTCTAGTGCATTCATCGGCGGCTTCTACAGCTTTTTCATACTTTTCTATATTTTCGTCATTCTTTAGTTGGTCGATTGCTAGAATAAGCGCATTCATGCTTTCTGCATGCTCTCTTACTTTAGCTCGTTCTTCAGCTAATATCGCATCTCTATTCTGGATTGCTTGTCCACAAGAATGACAGTTTTCATTTTTTTCGTAATATTTAACTTTCTTTTTATGCTCTAATATATTTTGATCGAGCTTGATTTTATTTTCATTGAGTTTATCAAGCTTGCTGTTTATTTTTTCAACGACTATGTGAAGATCACTAACAATAGCCGAATGAAGATCTCTCTTGGTTTCTAGCTCTTTTATTTCACCTGCAAGTTTCGTATTCATATTTGTTAATAATTCTATGTTTTCATTAACATTCTTATTAACGCTTTCCTCTTGCTGGACAAGACTTTCAAGTGATTTTTTCAATGCATAATATTCAGTATCGTTCTTTTGATGTACAGCTGAATCTTCTTTTACTACGTTTGACAATGTAAAGAATATTTTACTTACTATATTCAAGTTCAAGACTCTTTCAAGGATGTCAATCTTTTGAGCACTATTTCCCTTGACAAATCTAAAGAGTTCTGGGTTCAAGACGTTATTGTTGATGAACATTTGATAGTCCATACCAATGAGTGACTCTATTTTCGTCTGAACTTCGGTATTCGTCATGTTATTAGAAATGCATATATCATCTTCATAAAGAATGCATTTAGAAAACAAAGGTTTTGTCGAGCGTTGCCGTTCAATCATATATGAATGTTTAACAACGCCGTCCGATGAATCGACAAAAGACAGCATGACCTTTAATGGTTCTGTAGCTTTTTTACATACTAGATCATCAAGGTTGAGCTCTTTCTTTAGCGATCTTCCATAAAAAGCAAATACAATTGCATCAATAATAGTCGACTTTCCTACGCCATTCGATGATTTATCAAATTCATCAACGCCCTTAATGAGAACGAGGTTGCCTTGCTTTTCAGTAAATGAAATCCTATGTGATCCCAGATATGAGTTGAAATTTTCGATTATAATTTCGCCTAGTTTAACAGACATATGCGCTTAAACCTCGTTATGTATTGCTCAATTTGATATTCTGTCTTTCCCTGCGACTTAAGTATTTTAGTGCCGTGATCAATAATGAGATCGACGACATTAACGTTTTCCATCGTATTAGAGATTGAATCGTTTTCACTAAACTCGTCTTCAGAATCAAGATTTTTTGTTTCATAAGCTGTAAATAAATGACCATGATCTCTAATGAAATTATTAGATTTCTTTCTGCCTTGTTCTGTGTTAAGAGAAAATATACGGGCGTAGACATTAGTGGCTGGATACTTGTTTATTTCATCTTCAATTGCCTTTATTTTAGACTTAACATTGTCGGGTTTTTCAAGATTAAACTTGACAAAGAACGGGCAATATGGATTTTCTTTGTATATTATATCATATTTGCCGGGTTCAATATCGACTATCGTTACTCCCTTTCGCGTTAAAGAGTCACCAAAATTATGATTTAATGCAGAACCAATGTAATAGAAGTTGTTATTGATTTGCTTCTTGAAATGTATATGTCCCGAAAAGACGGCTTTATATATGTCAAGTCCAAGGTCAGCATATGTATTGAACTGACCAAGTTGATACGTTGAAGAAATAAGTCCCTCATATGCTTCTTTTATATCTAGATGGCAGAATACATACACGTCAGTCCGACTATTTTTGTATTTTTCATGTAAAGATTGAAATGCTTCCCTGGTCTTTTCAGGATCTCTGATATAGGGCACAAAAATAATGTGAGAGTTTATTTCACTAATGAATTTAACTTTTATAGTATTCTTTACTAAGACAGTCCCTTGCACGTTCTCGAATGTATCAACAGCCGAGACATCATCACTCCTATCATGATTGCCCTCAATAATGACGCCAGACTTAGAAAGAGTATTTTGATTGATTGAATTGACAGCTTTAACGACTGTATTATATCTCTCTACATAGAATCTAAGTGCTTGATGGAAAGTATCTCCCATATTTATCGTCATCATTATACTATTATCTTTTGTAACTTTTGCTATCCACGCAAGTGTAGAATAAAGTTCATCAATTCGTGAATATTCCGTAAATTGATATTTTGACTTTTTTACATTAAAGCTATAGAGGTTGGCGGCGTGGAGGTCGCCATATGATAATATTTTCATGCTTTGATGGGCAACATTTTATTGAAGGGCTCAATAAATTTATCAACCTTTGCTAGGATAGTATTAATATTTTCTCTAATAAGGATTTGCATAAAATCCATTCTTGAAAATGAAGGATGAGATTCAATTGCAGCATAAATAAGTGATAAAGACTGAGGAGACCAATCCATATCAATCAAATCGACAAGTTTGTAATTGAGTTCTAGGAGGTCTCTACTGTTTTCAAAATATTTCCAGTACTTCTTTTTTAAGTCGGGGTTTGATTCAAATTCTTGGTAGAGTTCTTCTACATTTGTGGGCTTTTTAGATTTCATTAAATCAAACATGCTTTGAATTTTCTTGTCACCAAAGAGCTTAACGCCTGGGATATTATCTGAACTATCACCTCTAATTGATTTATAAAGTCTATAGCAACTGATTGGAAAGTCTTTTATTGGAAACACTTCGTCCATATTGCATCTGGCGATATATGCTTTCTTGTGAGGATTGAAGATCTTGATATTTTCATGGTCTAGAAGCTGATAGAAATCTTTATCATTCGAAACAATAGTCACGGTCTTGTTTCTATCAGTGAAATGCTTTGCTACATATGCTATTAGAGAGTCACCTTCAATTTGCTTGACGATAACTAGCTTTACAGGCAGAGTCTTAAGAATATCGATAATGACAGCCTTCTGACGTTTTCTACTCTCTATCTCATTCATCTTGACCGTCAGATCGTATCCAGCAAGAGCACCAAGGTCAATATTACGGTTGGCCTTGTAGTCCTTGTACAGCCCTTTCTTACGAACATCTCGGCCAAAGTCAAAGATAATATAGCATTCTTCAGGCTTTTCAGTATCGATTAGCTTCCGGAGATGCTGGAGGAATACATAGATTGCTGTAGTGTCTTGACTCTTAGAGTTCTGAAGCATTGCATCTGTCATTGAGAAGAAGGCTCTAACGAATAGGTTGGAGCCATCACATACGAGAATATCACTCATGTTCAGGATCATTTTCGTGCGGAATTTCTAATTCCATGACGATTTCAGTAAGCTCGTCAAAAACTTCTACAGGATAATTGGCCCATTCGATGTTGAGTGCTGATTCGACTCTTGTGGCCTTCCAGACTTTTCTAAGTACATCAACTAGATCTTGATATTCTGGCTTGCTCATGTTTCCCCCATAAAATGCGAATAGATTGCATCCAGTACAAATCGCACTTTCTTTTTTGGATGTCCTATTTCTTTTTGTGTCTCTTTAATGAGATCTTCATATTTCACACTATCACCGTGCATGATTTTCATTTTTATGCTATCTAATATTATACCATAACTCTCATCATCTGGAAGGTTCAAGTTGTCAGGCGTCAGCTTTAGTATGTAATCTCTAATTGCAGACATGTTTTCAAACCCATTTTCTTCGTCTGATCCAAGTTCAAAGCTGAGTGTCGAATCATCTAGAGCTAGTTTAGACGGATCTTCTGAATTCATTGAAGTGTCCTGATAATAAGACTTCAAATACCAGAAAATTTTATTTCTAGCTACTCCGGTGAAATATGAAAATGCATCTCCCTTTTCTTTGCTCCACTTGGGTGCGGCTTCTAAAATTCCCACCCATGCTTCTTGCGATAAGTCATCGTTAACAAAATTCCTACGAAGCAGTTTATACCGTCCAATAACTCCTGTTATAAGCTGCTTAAAAATCGGGTTTAACTCATCAATGATTGCCGGGTCTCTTGTTTTCTGCCATTCAACGATGAGCTCTTCAACTTTTGCATTGTCGAAGTACATCTTTTTTGTCATTTGAGTATGGCATAGATCTTGTCTTTGTTTGCCGTATAGACTTGATCCCATTCCTTTCGTCTAAACTTAACAATTCCAGTAGAAGAGGAATCAGTAACGTCCTGATTAAGATTAAGTTCGTTTGTAGTCCCAGTAGTCAATCTTTTCTGACTTTTTAATTCTTCATAAACAGTGAGTGCCTCATCAAATAATCCCGTTGAATGATTAAAAATGAGGTCTGTCTCTAGTAGAGGAGTATAAGCTTTGTTTTTAATGGTCTTGGCTCTAACTTTCTTCCCAGTAATTCCCGCTGCTTCATCAATTTTCACAGTATTCGTAGCATCGAGTTTAATTCTTTGGATAGAAGCAAACTTTGGTGCATGTCCACCAGGCGATGAATATTTCTCACCGAATGTCTGACCAACGTTTTCTCTGACTTGATTGACTATGAGTAGGGTTACTTGGGCTTTCTGAATTGGGAGGGTGAGCTTGCGGAGACCCATCGAATTGACTCTGGCTCTGACTGCCATTTCCTTAGTGTATTCATCGCCCTCTTCCATTTCAATTTCCTTCTTGCTTGGAGTTTGAGCCAATGAATCCCAGACAATCAATGCTGGTCCCTCCCATGATTTCTCTTTTACTTTTGATAAGAGGACTTGTCCTATAGTATCATAGACATCCTCTAGACATCCTGGCTGAACATAGATGAGTGAATCGATATCTACTCCTAGCATCTTTAGTCTCGCCATTGATGTTGCTGCTTCTGTGTCAAGATAAACAACAGGCATATCTCTTTTCTGCGCTTGAGCGGCAATCATTGCGGCTAACGTAGATTTCCCTGTCGCTTCTAGTCCTAGAAGCTCAACAACTCCTCCAATGATTATTCCTCCTCCTAATTTTCTATCTAGTGTTGGAATACCCGTTGGTATGAATTCGAATGCATCAATTTGAATCTGTTCGGCGCTGCCGAAAATTGCTTCACGTATCTTTAGAAGTCCGGGACCCTTCTTCTTTCCATTAGTCGGGGTCGCTTCTTCTTTTCCTGCCTTAACTCTCATTTATTTCTCCTTAAAATGGTACGTCGTCATCGACTTCTGGTTCTGAGGCGGGGCCGACTGACTCAACAAAGGGTTCATTGCCGCCTGGCTTATAATCTGAATCTTTCTTGAATCCTTCTAAAGAAGCCTCAAATTGTTTTGATTTAGCTTCCATCTTTTCCGCAACTTCTGCGTTTCTTTCAGTTTTTAATACGTCTTGTGTATAATCTTGCAATGCATGAAGGACTGCATTGATTGTTTCGGGATCACATGTGACCTGCTGGTCGATGAGCTTATCGAGGGGCTTCTGGTTAACAGAGACTAGAATAGTCTTAAAACCCTGAGAATCTGTCGGTATAGCAACTTCAGAGTTCACTTCAATATCAAATTTGTTTTGAGAGTTTGTAAATAATTTGACTTTGTGGCGAAGAGCATCAATCAAATTGATTTCCTTGTCGGTCATCAACTTGGCAATCTTCTCCATTAGAATAGAATAGAGATAATCTTGAAACCACCCGATTTTGATTTTCTTTTCATGAATTAAGTAGGCGACAAAAAATTTGGTGGGAACTGCTACTTTGAAGACCGACTTTGGGAGCCTTGTTTCTGACATCCAATGATCAATAGCACATCCTGTACAGTTGATACGCTGTGGTTTCATGCTTGCATAGTTTCGCATGAAATCATAGGTGCCGAAGTGAGTGTTTACTTCCTCGAAAGGATAATCGATTTCACATTCGTCCTGCTCTAAGTCGATTGAGACGACTTTAGGGACTATGTAAAATTCGTAAACCTGATCCTTCGAGAATTTTAAGAATTCTACGGTTCCGAACGAACCGCCGTTAGAAGAAAATTTCTGGTGTGTCTGTTCGAACGTTTCCTTGGGTCTAATCCGCATTTGTAATAACCTCCATGCATTGTAATTTTATTATACCACAACATGCGCGCTGCTTTTGCGGGTTCAGAACTTTATTTGACTATTGATCTTTCTCTTGAGATTCTTGGCGTAATCTTCATTGAATATAATATTATCATAATCTATTGTAGTAACGTAGTTCATTCTACAGATTTTTTCAGTCGTAAATGCTTTCTCTAGAGGATTAATATCTCGTTTAGCATTATTTGCACCAAGAATGAAATAAGTCTTTCCACCCACAGCTTCGCCATTTTCTGGTTTATCGCTCTGGATGATCGGAACGATACTATTGAGGAGTTTCGTACTGTTGATAGTATAGAAAATATACGAGGGCTTAGCCAGCCCTGCAGCCACAGAATCCACTCGTTTGCGGTGGATCCGGATAGTGTTTATATTTTTTGAAAAATCGGGTTCAAATAGATTTGTTATATCTATCTGAGAGCTCTTGTCTATACTGAAAATGACAACAATAGTTTGATTGTCAACTACATCGAATTTATCGTCAAACGATTCTTCTTTGAGGTCATATGTATAGAAACGCTCTTTATCAATCTTATAGATTATTGATTTATCAGTATACTTCACTAACTTTGGTATGAAGTCGGCAATCTGTATACTAATGAAGTTCTCAGAGAACTTGTTTTTTAACGGCTTCAACGGAAAGAACACTGAAATCAATTTTGTCGTTGAAGTTTTTTCGGTTGATTGTTCACCAGCCATCTTACATCTCCTTAATTGCTATTATTTATGGCAAAATTCCACCTGTTGGAAGCATTCCGGCGGCTGAGGTTGGCCCCATAGCATTATAATTACCGCCATAATCATCTAGTTCTCCACTTTCATCTTCACCACTCTCATCAGCAGCAACATCATCTTCTTCGCCTTCTTCATTCGGATTAAAATCATTTTCTTCTTGATCTTCTTGATCTTGTTCTTCGCCTTCAGGAGGCTGTCCCTGCTCTGCAGCGGCTGCATCAGCAGCCATCTTGGCTTGAGCATAGACAGGATTGAGAATAATATCACCTGATGGGATTTCTTTCAATCCATATTGAGCTCTGATTTCATTCACGGTTTTGAGATATTCGACTTCTTGCTTTTCAAGCCTGATCTTCTGCTCTTCAATGAGGTCGGTATAGCCGTGGAAAGCAAATTCATATTTACCGTCAGTAAGAGGGAATACGAGATATCTGTTGATCGTCTTTTCGATGAATCTTAGCAAAGGGACAAGTCCCTTATCCTTCGAGAACTTGATTCTTTCAATTGCTGACGAATCATTCATTGGTCTCGACTGTCCTGATACACCGCCCTTGTTAGGGAAATTGATTTCAACAGGATCTATTTGATAAACACCACAAACGACGTTTACTAGATATTCTAACCATCTGCCGAATTCCATATCTCTATTGGATTGACCGAGATTAATCCAATCAACGCCACCTTCTGATGAAAGGATAGGGGTTTTCCAGGCATTTGCAACACCCGTCAGTTGAGCGTGCCATGCTCTACGAAATGCATCTAGTTCTTCTCTAGGTACATTTGATCCCTTGATATTTATTATTCCTTTTGGTGTTGATCCTTGGGTGAAGAATTTTTTATTATATTCTTCTCCATAGATTTGTGAAGAGATGTAGTTGAGGGCCATTTCAATTTCTGAAATTCCATATCCATTAGCTTTGATATCTGTTGTAGGATTTCTAACTGCGAAGGCCATCTCTCCGTAGTCATAAGCTGTGTAGAGATTTCCGTCAATGAATTGGACATAATAAATTCCCTTTTCGATCCTTGTCTTGGGATCTGACAATCTAATAGTTCCTGAATCGACTGCATAGAATGCCGAAGGTTTACCTGTAACGGGATCTTTGACAATTTCGAAACAAAGTTGGTCAAACGTCAGACTATCTCTAATAATTTTTCTAAGGAATGTTCCGAAGTCGTCTCTTTGAGGGTCTCTCATTTTAGTGTCGGTCGTACCACAATTATCTATGAATTCACCGATTTCCATGATCGTTCTAACTTCTTCTTCAGAGACGTTTGGAACTTTCTTGTTGGGGTCGGCTTGTTTCAACATATATTGATACTTTTTATCTTTGGGCGTAATCGTGTACCCAATTCTATCATTCGGCATGATATAGGGCGTAGCAAATAATCCGCATTGATTGATTCTAGTATTGATTATTGACGCAATAACACCATTTCGGTAAGAGATTTTTCTGAGTAACTGATAGCTAAGAGCCCATGAAGCATTCTTGGTTTTAAACTGAAGGTAGTCAAGAACAAAAAGAGGATCATAGAATTTCGTGACTGGGACTTGATCTCTTGGGTCTTGCTTGTCGAGGACTTTACCACCCGACAAAGCAACCTTTTGCGCTTTTTCTAAATCTGCGAGGTCTTGCTGAGTTGCCCCTACGACGCTACTGTCATCAGCAAATGCGTATGATAAACTTGATTTCGCAGTTGGCGTTTTCTTTCTAGGCATTTATTTGTCTCCGATATATTGTTTCCAGTCGATCTCTACAGCAGTTTCACCAAGAACGACGTTAAAATCTAGAGGATGTTTATTGCTATCATCATAAATTAGAGCTTTTTTATCATAAACTGACACTTTAGGTTGCTCAGATGGGCTGACACCAAATAAATCTTTGTTTACGAATGAGAAAGAGGACGATTGTTTTTCATTGATCAGAACGAAGCTTCCAACTCCTGTTGCGATAATGCTATCATCTTTCTTATTACCCTGAGCTTCTGGCCTACCTGAATCATTATACACAAAAGAGAGCGCTTGATCTAGCCAAATTCTCGAATATATAACAAGCATGTTATTTCTCAACAATTCAGCGAGATTATCAAGAATCAAAGGACGAGTGGTACTAGAAGTGATAAATCCCGGTTTACCGTCTTTTCCCATGTATATATTAGGATAGTTATCCAATAGCTTCACTTGATCTTGCATGAATCCATTCGCAGCCCAATAATTCAATAGATGACCGTGATTATTTCGTTCTATTGCTAATTTTGGGAATCCATAAAGAGCACCCAAATGATATAGAAGTCTATAGAATTTTGGCATCGCTAATTTATCGGAAATCTCTGCACACTGCTCAATGAATATTGGCTCTTTATTCAGTCTCAAGATATATGCCGATGAATTATCAGACTGAGGGTTTCCTTCGGCGGGATCTACACATAGAATATATTGATCACCCGGAATATAATTCTTGAAGATGGTTATTTTGTCTTCCATCTGCTTTTTCTTCCACTCATCGACCTTATTTTCTTCAAGCCATATACCGATTGACTTGATGATAGAACGATCGAAGAAGGGCTTACCTGATGCAATGAAGCACGAAATATCATCTTCGGGATATTCTTGCATGAACTTGTCTTTTAGTGAAGATTGTTTAGATCTTCTCCAAGCTATTTGTCCATAAGAAAGACCGTGGACTTTGATCATGCTTTCTTCGTCTTTGTTTAGAGAGCTCTTTATATACTCTTCTTCGGGCCCTCCAACGGGAACATCAAAGAAATATTCTGGGTGGTCAAACCATCTATAGAAATGAGGATAGGCAATTTGATTCAATCTTCGATCCATATCACTCGTTGCTTTAGCGACTAGATAGTCATCATGGAAATGGTTATATCCATTTGCCGTGGTTTCGTAGATGATAACACCGTTGTCTTTAGGGACAGTTTCTAAGAGGGAGGGAAGGAGTTCTTCTGGTTTTTCCCAGAACGCGTACTCTGAACAATGTAGTAGGTTGATTGTGGTTCCTCGGCCAAACCCAACCGACCCTGCAGTACCGATGAAGATCTTGCTGCCGATATCTTCAAACACGATTTCTCGTTTTGATGAGTACTTCTTAATAGGCCTGATTTCTTCGGGCAGTTTTTCGTACATGAGTTTAGTGATTTCAAATATTCTTGCCGTAGATTCAGCATCGTGTGCAATGATTGCTGCAACCGTATTAGGCACGAGGATACATTCTGTAAGAAAGAGAGCACAAACAAGAGTGGTAAATCCTAACTGGCGGGGTTTGAGAATGATGTGTCGTCTAACACCCTTCGCGTTCATTTCTTCATATTTAGTGAAGAATAATTCCTGAATTGGGTTAAATACGAATGGTACGATATATCGATCTTTATCTTTAATGCTGATAAAAGTTTCGATAAAGAATCTATGGTCGGTCAGAGCACGTTGTACTAATTGCTCCATTGCAGTTGTGTCTGTCATATTAATGCCAACTTCCTACTTAATTTTACTGGGTCATGAACTTCATGCTCCCATATGATTATTACTCGCCATCCTTGTCTTTCAAATCGACTGATTCTTTGCATTGTTTTTTGGATTGGCTCATTTCGATGCCAATAATTTCCGTAGACTTCAATAACAAGCTTCCTAGTTTTGCTAATGAAATCGGGTCTAAGGTTGTCGATCTTATAGGATCCATCGCCTGTGTAAGTAAACGATGGGCCAAGAATTTTCCATAACTTCCATTCCACTTTATTTGGCCCTGACCGTTTGACTGGTCTTTTGTTAACATGAGCGAAGGCATTTCTTTTTTTGAGCCGTTCTGCTCCGTCATAATCGAACTCTTTCATTAACGGTTGAGGCCACGTTCGTCACGCTGGCGCATAATAACTTGGGCTAAAGTAAGTGTGACTGGTTCGCCACTATTAGCAGCATCTTTAATGACATTGCTTATGCTGGGGAACGAAGACTTTTGATCTTCTAGAAGTCTAGAAGCGTGCTCTAATACTAAAGCCGCTGCATTTAGTTTTACTCTGTCTTCATCGGCAGTATCTAACAATTCCGACAAAGCAAAAATAGCAGCATCAACCTGTCCCAAGACTTTTGAAAGAATAGTTACTTTGTGGTCTTCAGCAATACGACGCTTGATGTCAATGAAATCCTGTGATAAGACAATTTCTTTATATTTTCTGGCGTCTATTTCAAGTGCTTTACAGATGTCTTCTTTCTTCGAACCATTGTACTGAAGTGCTGCAGTTTGCTCACACAAGCTGGCAAATTGCTCATCCTCAACTACGTCTGGAAGGCTTTCATTCTGATATTTCTGAATTAAAGAAACTTCTGGGATTGATTCTACGGTCGCATCTTTTTCTCTTACGATTCGATTCAATTCATTCAGTTTTGACTGAACTTCTCGGATGCTGTCATTTTCAATCTTCTTTCCATCATTGGCCATTATTTAACCCCTTTTAACCTATACCGTTTTGATGAGTTCATATGAAATGGTTTTAATTTCTGCTTTACGTTTGAAGTATGTTGAAACCATTATACCCTTGTTATCGTTATCGAGAACTGAGTTGCTAAAAATAGTTCTAGATCTCATCATTTGATAGCTTTAAAGACTAAATTAGCTATTTTTTCAATAAAATGAGCGCAATTTGACTAATATAGTACATGAATACACAAAATGCGAGGTATCGATGTCACCAAAAGAAATTACGAAGCAGTTTTTAACTCCTGTAGAAAGAGTCGAACGTGCAACTCGGTTTTTAATCAATTTCACTGATTTACTTGAAGGTCGACTTGATCCATTTGAACGAACGTTATCTAAGACAATTATTGATGAATATATTTCTATATACGCAGAATTAAACAAAAGAGGTAAATAATGACAGATCCGAAAACTTTCGACGATATATTTCAGTTTTATACTGATAATATCGAGTTTGTCGAAGGCGAGCTGAATAAAGCGGAATTTCAAAATCAAAATTTTGATGCCACTAAGGCAACCGGGAGATTTATTCAAGGTTATGCCTCAACTCCAGCCTGGGATTCTGATGGTGAAAGCATCATCAAATCGGGTTTAGACATATCCTATTATGTCAACCAGGGCTGGCTCAATTGGATGCACAACAACTCACCCAACCACGTAATTGGAATTCCTGTCTACTCAAAAATCGACCACATCGGCTTCTTCACAAAGGGAATGCTCTTTAACAATGAGATGGCTACCCATGTTTGGAATCTAGCTACTGAATTGAAATCATTAGGACATCCTCGCAGATTAGGATATTCTATTGAAGGAAAAATCGTAGCCCGGTCGGCGATCAACAAGTCAAAAATCGTGAAAGCAAAAGTAACGAACGTTGCTGTCACACATATCCCGGTGAATACTGAAGCTACATTCGAAGCAGTTTCAAAATCCTTCGTTCCTCCTGCCTATGACGAAATCGTCTCCTACATAATGAAAGACCTTTCACTCAAGAAAGATTTGGCAGCAATTGCAGAAGTTGGAGCAGTTGCAGGTCATTCATTTGGTAGTAGCAATTATACGGGTCATGAATCACTTAGGACGGAAGATCTTGAAGGCGCTAACACAAATGCTATTAAAAACAACGCAGTAGTAGGAAACAGACAAAGTTCAGAAGAAGAATTAGAATCACGTCTACATGCTAATTTTCGCACAGCACAAAAATCCCACAAAGAGTTAATCACACTTCTCAAGACAGTACATCCTAAGGCTAGTGATGTCCTGCTAGAAGAAATCGTAGGTCTCGTTTATAGAGCTGACGGAATCGATAATTTTGTAAGAATTATTAAAGATTCTAATGTCTTACAGTAAAAAACGATGAGATCTTACTAATTTACATTACGTAACACGGAGGAAAGCGAATGTCAGGAATTCTTAAAGCGGTCGAAGAGCTCATCAATAAAGCTCAAGGCTATGGTACAAAGCACACGGGTTCAGGTGGACCAGCCGAGGCTGTCAATCATGAACTCGCGACTGCTCCTAAGGAAGATGAAGCCGAAAAGGAGACCAATGCAGCTAATTCGGGAACGCATCCCAAGGGCGCTGGTGGTAGCCATGATGGCGGTAGTCGTCCTCTAGGTGGCGAAGATTTTGAAGATGGCGGAGCCGAACAGGATGAAATTCAGACTCCTAAGGGCGCCGGCGGAAGAGCCCCAGTAGCTCGTCCGGCAACAATTAAGCACGAAGGCGGCGGAACGGGACCTAACCATCCTGGAACAGCTACTTCGACAGAATCACAGCAGAAGTCAGAATCCGATCCTGATCTTGTGAAGGGCGAAAATCCTTTCGAGAAGAAGGATGATGATGACAATGATGATGAAAAGAAGGACGACGATGATAAGGACGATGCTAAAAAGTCCGAAGATCCAGGCGAAGTTTATCTTGACATCGACGAATTTACCACCGAGATTGTAGCTAAGGCGGTTGCCCAGCTCGACGAGAAGTATAGTGAATTTGTTGAACAAACCGTTCAGAAGTCCAATGAAGCCGAATATGTAGAAGCAGGATTGGCAAAATCACTCGCAATTACTCTTGACAGGATTGAAGAACTTGAAAAATCCAACAAAGAGCTCGAAACGGCAATCGTCAACATTGCTAACACAATGAATATCAGAAAGTCTCTGCTCAAATCAGCCGACAATATTAAGGGAATTGACAATCCTTCTCTCAGCAAGTCAACGTTGAGCAAGGGTGAAATCTCTAGCCGACTTCTTGATATGCAAATGGCAGGAAATCAAGGCGTAGATACGAATATGGTTCTAAGATTCGACGCTGTTGGTGACACATCAATTCTACCAGAATTAGTAAGATCTAAACTCGGTTTAGAGTAATCAGTTCACTAGGAGGAACACTAAACAATGAACGATGTACAAGGTTTTGGAATCGGCGACCTACAGGATGTCGCGGCTCTTAATAAAGCCCTCGAAGGCGTAACAGACAATGGTCTATCCGCCGGCGCAGCCTTTGGTAGCTCAAACTATGGTACCACGGGTGCTCAGTCCCTAAGAGTTGAATCTCTGGACAGTTCACTTAAGGTTATCACATTCACAGATAAGCACATCAACTTCTGGAAAGATATTCCGAAGTCACCTGCTTATTCAACGGTTGAAGAATTCAACCAGCTAACCTCTTACGGCACTCAGGCCGGTGGGTTCTTGACTGAAGGTGAACTACCTTATCAGACAAATTCCGACTACGCAAGACGAGCCGCATTGGTTAAGTTCGTTGGTACAACCAGATCAGTCTCCCACCCTCTAACCTTGGTTCGTACGATGGTTCCTGACGTTATCGCTCAGGAAAACTCAAACGGAATCATGTGGATGCTTCGCCAGATTGAAAATTCCCTCTTCTGGGGAAATGACAAGGGACGAAATGCCACAGAGTATGTTGAATGGGCAGGCCTTGACAAGCTTCTTGGCGACGGTCCTTCTACTGGCGGAACTGGTGCAGGTAATACCTACGATCTTCGTGGAACTACTTTCTCCTCAACTCCTTTCACCACAATCGTCAATGATCTAGCTCAGACTGTTGTTGATAACTTCGGTTTCCCAACTGATATTTATCTTCCATTCCCTGTTCTTGCAAAGATCAACGAAGAGTTCGCTGGAACTGCTGCACAGAGAGTAATTCTCCCAACAGCATCTGGTAACACTCAGGTCAACATCAACATCGACGGTCTTATGACTCAGGCTGGTCGAGTTAACCTAAAGCCAACCTTCTTCTTGAACAAGACAAGAGTAGCTCCTACAGCAGCAACTCTTCTCAAGTCTGATGAAATGCCTCTTGGTTCAGTAACTGTTACCATGACCGCTGCTGGTTCTCCTACTTCAGGATATTCAGTCGCCGCCGGTGACTATGCTGCTTCTTTCACACTTAGAAATAAGTGGGGAGAAACAATTGCTAAGACATGCGCTGGTGGTACGGTAACAACATCGGGATCTAATACTCTTCGCTTTACAGTGTCGGGTGTTGATTCAAACGCTAATACTGCTCAGTTCATGGACATCTTCATCACCGAAGTTGATGATGCTGCTGGTACGCAATATTGGGTACAGACGATTCCTCTTGCTGCAACAGCTGATGCTGCATATGATTATTCAGGCGTTCGTATGCCTAATACTTATACATGCTTCATCGGTCAGATGACCCCTGACGTACTCACGTTCCGTCAGTTGGCTCCGCTGGTCAAGATGGATCTAGCAACGATCGCTCCTGCTTACAAGTGGATGATCCTGCTCTACGGTGTCCCCGTTCTCTTTGCCCCTTTGAAGTGGACGAGAGTCATTAACGTAAAGTATTAATTCTACTTTACTAAATAAAAACTGACAGCATAGTTATAACAGCAACTATACTTATGAGAAGGGTCTTAATGGCACTGCTGTTAAGACCCTTTTTTTCTTAGACTCGCAAAAGGAGCTCTATCAATGACACTTTATCCAAAAGCAGGCGATGTAACGGGTTATCCCTATGAGATTCCTGCAAATATGAGAGGCCCTCGTGGTCCTCAAGGATATTCTGGTATGTCTGGAACAGTTTCTGGATATACTGGTGCTCGCGGAACTTCAGGTTACTCGGGCTCGGGCACTTCTGGATATGGCGTATCAGGATATTCGGGATATCTCGGCGCTTCGGGTTACTCAGGCTACGCGCCTTAATTAAAAGAATTGATTTGGAGGTTTTAAATGACTCTTTACCCAAAAGCTGGTGACACAGTTGGTTATCAGTATGTTAATCCGTTCACAGGTCCTCGAGGCGTTTCGGGTATCTCTGGATATAGTGGTGTCAGCGGATATTCTGGTGCTACTGGAACTTCAGGCTATTCAGGAGCTGGCACATCTGGTTATTCAGGCTCAGGAATTTCTGGTTATTCTGGAGCAACAGGAACTTCTGGCTACTCTGGCGTTTCTGGCGCTTAATAAAGAGTGGGCCTTCGGGCCCACTTAATTTTCTCTATCAATATTTTGTATCCCTAGGAGGGTATCGATATGACTCTATATATAAGAGTTGGCAATAGGACTTTAACGGGAGAAGAAGCAAAGCGTCTTACGCCCGATCAAATTGAAAAAATAAAGACAGATGCCGATAAGGCTAATCAAAAGCGTCTAGAGAATATGCGCAAAGGTTTGGGGCTCGAGCCTCAAAGAATTACTCTCGATGTTACACCCAAAGCAGTCGCAGCTCGTAAGGCGGCAATAGCAGTCGAAGAAGCAAAGTTGGCTGCTGAAACACAAAAAGTGACTGATGAATTAGGTTCTGAGGCACCATCATTTGTTAGTGAAGGCGAAAGTCCTAAAGAAGTTAAAAAGTCAAAGAAAAAGGAAGTTGCATCGGCGTAACATAACATAAAATGAATAACATAGGTTAGGAGTTTATAATGGCTGATTTAACAGGAGCGCACACCACTCTATTCCCAGTAATTTCACAGAATACTGAGTCTATTCTCAGACATAAAGCTAGATTCGTATCTAGTTTAGCGAATGTGCCGATTGTGCTCCCTCTTGCGGATGGACTTCGATACATTATTTATTCTGCAATTACAGCAGGTACAACCTTTTCTATTGGTGTGTCTACTAACGGGTCAACAATTATTTCTGGAAGAACACTCTTCACATTTGCTCAAGGCGCCGGACCGATTGATTTAACTCGGTTCTTTTCTGCCACTCCTTTCACACAATATATAAAACCAAATTCCACAGACGTTTTTCTATTAATTACGTCAAATGGTCCATTCATGATTTCGGTAGTCGAATATAAGGTCTAATTATAGAAGGTGAGTCATATGACTACTCCAAATGAAGAAAGAATCATAATGACAAAACGAGATATTAAAACTGCGATCGACGAATCGCTTAGTGAACTTATATCAAACGTTGCTGATATTCAAAAGAAAAAAGAGCCGTGGTCAGGTGGTTGGTTAATTGACATTGTCGGGAAAATTCTTCCTGTTCTTTTAGTCGCTTTGGTTTCTTGGGTCGCTATAACTATAGTAGAAGTTCAGAAAGAAATTGTTTCAATGAGAATACAAATCAATGATGTTCAAAAAGATCTCATGGAACATAATGACGCTTCAAGAGCTGCTGCTACAGCAAACGCAGTGGTTCATCATACGGCGATAGTTTCAGAAAACAAATGCAATTCTTGTCACGTTCAGTTCTTTAACCCTGCTAATGCAGACTTGGCAAGAAAACTTAAAGGAAAACCAGTACCTCATGATGTCCCCGCTGTTATAGTTGGTCCACCAATTAAGAAGGGCGAGAAAATAGGCGGCGACGAAGTCATAGTCGTAGTCCCTCGGCACAAAGAACCTGATGGCGATGAAACGTCTAATACAAAGAAGAAGTAAATGAAGATAAAAGATCTTACTCCTGATTGGCTTAAAGAAGTTTGGCTTTGGAGAATTCCCATTGAATTCGACGATGACAAACTAACAGATGAAGCTATTCAGTTCTATATTGATTCTGCAATAAGTAGAGCAGAAATGCTCTTAAATATCTCAATACGCCCAAAGACTATTGAGAATGAGTCTTATGATTATAGGCTTGAAGAATGGATGTCGGGATTCGGATATATTCAGCTCAATACTAGACCAGCAATCCAAGTTACTGAAATGTCATTGAACGTTATTACATCAGTCATTAGGATTCCCAGTGAATGGATTCAACTTAAAAAGAAATCAGCACAGGTAAATTTGATTCCATATTATGGAATTTTAGCAAGTTCGAATATCGGTAATCAAATTTTAATGTTCATGCCATTACTTTCTGCAACAACGTATGTTCCGCAGATTTTACGAGTTTCATATGAAGCAGGGTACGGCGAGAATGAGGATGTTCCTGATTTGCTTGCACAGCTTATCGCCATGAATGCTACAACTGGAGTATTAAATGTTCTTGGTGAAATTGCTTTGGGCGGTCAGGCTGCTTTGGCAGGCTATTCTATTGGAATTGATGGACTCTCACAGTCGGTCAGCACGACGGCATCGGCTGAAAACGCTGCATATGGAGGTCGTATTAGACAAATGGAAAGAGAAATGACAGAAATTGTCAAAACTCTCCGTCAATATTATTACGGTCTGCAACTCGTAGGTGCGTAATGGCTCTTAATAGAGGAACTCCAAAGGGAGCTGCTAGAGTCCATTTCAATCCGATTAAAATCGATTATAATACTCAGGCGGCAATTGGATTAATACAGCAATATGGCTCAAGGTATGACTGGTGGCAAGCATTAGTTTGCCCTTGTACTTTAGCACCGCAACAGAACGATCTAAAGTTCAGGCAATTAGCATGCGGTCTTTGCAACGGTACTGGATGGACTTATGTATTTACAAAAGAAATAAGAGCCGTCCCTTCTTCGAATAGAAGAGAAGAGCAGACATTAACGTATAGAGTGGCTCAACCAGGTATTATGAGCAACATCTTTGTTAATTTAACATGTGAACCAGAATACAAAGTAAATATTCGTGATCGTATGATTTTTAAGGAGTCTGTCACATTTAGAAGTGAAGCTAAGATATATGATCCTACGAAAGAGACGTATAAATTTACGTTTCCCATTGTCGAACTAATGCAGGTTTTAGATCAAAATGGTACATCGTACGATTGTCGAAATCTTAATGTTGAAGACAGAGATGTAGATTCGAATGACAGCGGATTATTAGTGTGGAATGAAGGGAAATGTAGGCCTCCTTCGGGAGTGGGATTTAGTGCCCTTTATACCTTCTTCCCTAGCTATATTGTAATCACTGCTGCTCATGAAATTAGAGGTACAGTAGCAGGAAAACCTCCTTCTCAGGGTGGAGAACAGGCTTTTGAAGATCTACCAAGGCTCTTTACGGCAAAACTTGAAATCCCGGATAGTTATTTATTCGGCTAATTGGAGATAAAAGATGGAATATAGTAAATCAGTATTAGCTAATATGGGGCTTGAAAAGGGAAGAAAATCAGAGACTCAGTTTAAAGTTACTAATCCTGAGCGTGTAAAGCTTGGAAGGGCTAAAGATACGCATCATGATTTAGATGCTCCTAAAGAAGAAGTTATGCAATACGGACATAGAAGTAAAAAGCCTACAAGTGTTCGTTGGCATACGAAAGAACATGATTATGATGTCGGCGGTAAACATCAAGATAAAGTAACAAATGTTCATGCTGATTCTTATGAGCTCGACAAAGAAAAGGGTGATATTCGAGTAAGACGTGCAGGTGAATATCAACATAAACGTATTCCTGCTAATGCCGAACATGAAACTGAATTAAAGAATGCTTCTATGGATTCTTTTTTAAATAAATCTTTTGAAAATAGAAAGGCTATGCCTGAATTATTCAAGAGCCGAGAGAAAGATGAGCAGGTTGATCCTCATCCTTACCCTAAAACTCTAGAAAACACTAAAGATCCCGATAAAGTTGAAAAATATGAACATCAGCAAGAAATGAAGAAGAAATATCCAAATCCTCGAGGTAGAGAAATGAAACGATCTTATACGATTGATGAAATTACAACGGCTCAACTTCTCAAGGGCCATCCACAAGCTCAAGAGATTTTAGATGAGCTCAACAAGTCTAAGAAGAATGAGTCTGGTGAAGAATTTCAAGATGGCTCCGAGGATACTATTGGTGGCGAAGGACATGCTGCTGTAGCTCGACCAGCCACAGTTCACGACGGCGATAAGGGTGGAGATCATCCTGGAACTGCCACAAAGAAGGAATCACAACAGAAGTCAGAAGGTGATGCAGATCTTGAGAAATCAGAAGATGACAGCGAAGATGATGTTGAAAAGTCTGACAACTTCACTGATAATGAACCAGAAGAGTTTGAAGATGGATTAGTCGGTGCCGATGGTGAAGATGATGATGGTGATGTTCTTGTCAGCAAGAAGTCATGGACAGAAGATGAGCTAACTCTTGGTCATTTGCTCAAGACTATGGGTCCTGAAAGACTTGAGACTGTTATCAAGGCAGTCATTAACTCAAAGTATACTGAACCTGGAGCACTTGCTTCAAAGAATAATCCAAAGAAAGAAAATCCTCTCACTAATCGCAAAGTGAATCCCGAAGCTCTCAAAGCTTTGAAGAATAGATTAGGAACAGGGGCTGCTGAAAAATCAGAAGATGACTTCGACCTAGAAAAGGGCGAAGGCGGTCAAAAAGAAGAAAGAGCCGAATGGGCAAAATCACCCGAAAAGGAAAAGGAAGAGCACATGAAAGATAAATCTTATTCGTTGGACTTCTCAAAATCAGTTCTAGAAAACATGGGCCTTCTCGAGAAGGGCTCACCATCGGTTTCCAAGAAGGTCTCGGGTGGTAAGGCTACGCAGATCAGTTATAGTGATAAGCCAGAAAGCCGATTTGAACATCCAAAGTCAAAGGAAGATAAACGATATCGTCACGAACCTGAAAAGGGAGAAGTGACAGTTCGTTCACGTCCAAAGGGTGACAAGACTGCCGAATGGAAAGAACGAAAGCTTGATACAGGAAACTCAGAGGAAAATCAGAAGAAGCTGAAGAATGCCTCTGAAGGTGATTTCGACCTTCATAAGGCACTCGACGCCATCCTCGAAAAAAAAACACTGAGCTAGAAAAAGGTCGACCCGGTAAGAACAAGGCACAAGGTGGCAAGAAGAAAGCTGAGCTTCCAGAAGGTGAACTTGTAGTTCCAGATTCAAAGCACGTTCAGACTATGAGCAATCCTGGTCCGACTGAAGCTGAGCACTATGAACGTACAAGTGAAGGCTCAAAGAGAAATCTTAAGAAACTAGCCGAAAGCAAAGATCCTCATGATAGGAAGGCTGCAGAGGCAGGGATGAAGAGACATGATAACTAAAAAAGACAAGTCAGACGAGGTTTACAACGATTCTAATAAGCGAGCTGTGCACGAGGCTATTCATCGTGCTCCGCCACTTAGAACAAATCATGCTGATAATTCTAGCGAGTGGGAAAATAATAATGAAGTTAATCGATCTAGAATTGCTGATTATAATCGTCGAAATAAGAAATCTCAAGTCGACTTCGATATTGAAAAAGCGGGCAAAGACTATAAAATAAACGCAAGGGCAATAGAACAACATTCTCATTCTGGTGGCGGTCACACTGTTGTTACCGAGGGAAAAGGAAAAAAGAAGAAAATTCATTCAACATCTTTATATGATCCCTATGAAGAAAAAATGCATGTTGGTTACGGTACAAAAGGAAGTAAAGAAATTTCTATAACGAGTGAAAATGATCTCAAAAATGCTTCTCTACGAGTCGCTATAGACGAGCTTCTCAATAAAGCTAAATCATATCCCAAGGTAGAAAGTTATCTTAGGAATTTAGATAAACGTCGAATCGATAACGATGAAGACGTCCCTGTCACTAAGCGCGAAACAGCTGTTAGAACAGCAGATGAAAATGCTGCAAAGAAATTAGAATCCCAGGGGAAGTCAATGGATAAGTCTTGGAAAGAAGACAGTTCTCGTGATCATAAGATTGAAGAAGATGAATGGAATGAAAAACATCCGAAAATTCCTGCATCTCGTCCTGGCGCAGGAGGTGCCGCTGATCCTGGTCCTATGCCTAGTTGGCCTTATCGATCTAAACATAAGACTGAAAAGTCTGAAGAATCAGATCTAGAGAAATCAGGGTCTACTCATCCAAAAGTCCGAGAAGCAATGGTGAAAAGAGAAACTCACAAAGAAGCTGAAAGTCTTAGGGATCAAGCAGCTAGAGCAATTCGTCAAGCAGAAATAGCTGCAGAGTCTAAGAAACGAGCTGAAATGGGTAAGTCTAAAGATGATTCTGACGCTGCTTCTCATTATGCAGACGTAGAAGAGCATCGTAGAAAGACGGAACCAAAGTCTACTTGGAGTGAAGATGACGAGGCTGATTATAGTAAACCTAAGCCTGCTACCAAGAAATCTTTAATCACGTCCATTGATGCTCTTCTTGAAAAGTGCAATTCTCATGTTTTGACTGAAGGAAAAGCCGAAAAGAAACAGCCAGAGAAAAAGAATGGCCATGTATTTGGCAATACTCCTCTTCAGACAGAAAATAAAGAGATGGTGAAGGTTCCTGTTGAGGGTGCTTGGAAGTCAAGTCTTGTGAAGTCTATCGATCTTTTACTTAAAGAAGTTTCAGCAAAACGAATGGGATATACATTTATCGATAAACGACATCATGCTGATGAATCTACAGATTATGAAAAAGATTCTCAACAACATCTTACGCCAGAGCAAAAACATCAATCGTCTGGCCGAGCTGGTGGAATTAAAGCTAGAGAATCTAAAAAAGAAAAAACAAAATATTATAGTGAGACTACTGCTCCTAAAAATCACTCTGATTATGAAAAAGATGCTCAAGAACATCTTACACCAAAGCAAAAACATCAATCATACAGCCGAACTGGCGGAATTAAAGCTAGAGAATCTAAAAGAGAGAAAGAAAAAGCAAAATATTATAGTAGTACTACTGCTCCTAAAAATCCTCATACTGATGAGGGAAAAAGGATTATTTCGGAGTATAAAGAAAGTAAGAAGAAGAAAATGAATGAAGGATTGAAGAAGAGAGCCGAAAGAGAGGCTAACCCTCCAGTGAATTCAAAAAATACATGGTTTGGTTTATCTGTCGATGAAGAGAGCAATAATTTGATAAAATCTATCGATGCTCTTATGGAAAAGGCTATGTTTGGTCCTGGAACTAGAAAGGGTAAGATCCATGTTCAAGGAACTCATAAAAATCCTAAGCATCACGGTAAGGTCTCTACTCCTCAACTTTCAGAAGCCAGAAAGAAAGAAATCATTGAAGGATCTCGAAAGAAAGCCTTGACACAGGCTGAAATGGGTGGATTACATGGCCAGGCTGCTAAGATTAGAGCTGAAAAATCTGAAGACTCTCATAATTTTCAACCATCTAATGAAGACATGGATGATTTGAAAGAACTAGAATCTCATTTTGGTATTGACGAAGGTGGAAAGCTAAAGGGCGATAGAATATCGCACAATAAACATCTATCAAATATACGGATTAAAAAGATGTATGAAGAGGCCGATGCAGCAGATGCTAAAAAGTCTATTGATGAGAGAACAGTTGATTTAGTGAAGGCATTGAATGTCGATTATGGTCCTCGTAAATCAGGTTATCGTAGAGGTGGATCAAGTCAAGATCCTGATGCTGGGATCGAGAGAGAAAAAGAACGAAAGATGGATGCCGATGAAAAGAAATCTCAAGTTGGGACTAAAAACTCGGCAATCAAAGATGGCGGCCGTCGTTGGACCGCCGAAGACAAAACTCAGAAATCTCTTGATTCAGATTTAAATAAAGATCTTCGTGAAGGATATAAGAAAGAGTCGATAAAACAAACTGGCGAAGATTATGATCATAAAGCTGAGGCAGATTATAAGCAAAGCAAAGCAATTAGAGACAAGAATCCTGGTATAACAGCAGCCGAACCTGGTAGAGAAGAGGCTTATAAAAAAGAGGCTTCTTTAAGAGAAAAACTTGCTCCAAAATCTCTTGACGAACGTACTGCTGATCTTCATAAGGGTTTCTCGGGCAAGACTACGGGCCACGCAGTGGGCAGAGGATATGTAAGTAATAATCCCAAGAAACACGAACAATCAAAACGTGTTGCCGAGAAATTTCACTTTAAGAATAAAGATGAGAAACAAAGAGACGACTTTAATGAAGGGCTAACCGAAGAAGTGTGGCAGCATAATCTCAAATTAGCCAAGAAATCTATGCAGGATGTCGTAAATACTTGGCAAACTGATTCTCCCTATATCACTAAGGGCGCAAAAGTGATGCCTGTAGGTCCGGGTGGTGAAGTTCAGGATTTATCAAAGGATGAGGACGACGATAACGGAGCTGAATAATGTCTCTGCCTTTTAATGAATATAAAATACTACGCATCATACAGTCGGCGTTCACTGCGTTGAGCTCGTTGGGTAGTTCGTTCGATCAGACTTTTAAATACCTCTTTGACAAGATGGACTTAAGCGATGAGGAACGAAATGCTTTCAAAGATGTCATATTAAACGAAAAGATACAATATCACACGACATATTCCACAATTTCAACGATGCTTCCCGTAATTGTCTGCGTCATGGATCAAGAAACGCAGATTGAATCAAATAAACCCATCGGCGATGTGATGGGAAGTGAAACGATGGATGACGGCGTCGAAACTGACGAGTTTGGAAACATTATGCAAGGTGTTTATTCAATAAACATTCTTGGTAAGCAGATACTTTTAATACGTATTCTCGGTACATTTGTGAGATTTATTCTCGAACAATATTCAGTGAATCATGATGACATGCCCGATTTGGATATTAATACGGATAGATTTTCGCCAGATGCCGAGTTTTTCCCGAATGATGTATTTCACGTTCATTTGATCGTGAGATTCAGATATCCAGAGACGTGGAATGAAATATACGGCCCAATAAATAATATTTTCTTAAAATCGTGCGGCAATGATTTTTGGCAAAATATCGATGTATAATTCAAGAAACGTCATAGAATTGCTAATTTATAAACATGACATAGGTTTATCTTCACTCTATGCGATAGGAGAAATTTAATGGGTGTATATTTTAACGGACGCTACTACATCAAGCCACAGGTAGCAACTTTTGTTGATGATACAGCATTAACACCAGTTGGGCTTGTTGGTTCAAACGTTATAGGAATGATGGGCCCCGCTAAAGACGGTATCCCAAATCAAGCCTATCTCTTGACTTCACTAAATGATGCAACAGATATCTTCGGAGAGGGACCGCTTGTTGATGGCGTCGCTATGGCTTTCAATGGCGGTGCTCAGTACATTTGGGCAACTAGGGTTGGTGGAACATATACAGGCAGTGATCATTCATTTGCTAGTGTCCCAGCTCAAGCAACATATCTAGACACAGACATTCCGTTCAAGCTATTTTCGGGAGCCTATGGACTTCACGCTAATGGCATTCAAGTAATAACTCAGCAAGCTGGTATCACGGGTTTCCCTTCTAGAGGATTGGATATCTCCGTTGTTGCTCAGGGTAATACGATTACAGGAACTGGAATTTATACAGACGTTCTCAAGATCGCTAATAATTCAGCTGACCCGATAACATTTACAATCACTACTGGTGTTTTGACAATGACAGGCTCGGGTGGTTCAGCGATTGATCTTATAGGCGTTGCAACAACGACCGATTTAGTTGAACGAATCAAGGCAGTCATGCCTGATAAGACTCCTGCTATTAATCCTGCTGATTTTGAATTTACAGTGATGTCGGATATTCCCGCAATCCAGATTGATGATCAAGTTCTAGTTATTAGCAACGGATCTAGTGGAATAATGACTGCTGACGTTAAAGCTGCTTTTGATTGGTTGAATGCAGCAACTCAACCATATGTCTATGCTGAAGACACTAACGACATTTTTACGACAGCTGTAGCTAAAGATAGAACACTTCTTGCTAACGCTGCTGATCATGACGTAACTTATACTTTCAGCTTAGCTGGCGGAGTTACGGGAGATATTGATAGCACTTCCTTTACGGGTGTCTTGGCAGAAATCTATGAAAATCTAGATCTTGATCTCGTCGTTCCTATTATTGATGATTATCTAGGAATTGTCATTACCGATCAAGCTGATACTATCAACAACGCTGTTCTTACTCATTGTAAATCAATGAGTACAATCGGATCTGAAGAAAGAGTCGGTCTTGTTGGACATCAATTTGATGGTATTGGAAATACAACTTCAACTTCTGACGGAGATGCCGACGATCTTACTACCGATCTTATCAATACAGCAACTGGCATCAATTCTCCGTATATGGTCCTTTGTGCTCCAAGACTTAAAACCTTCGACATCAAGGGTAACCTCAAGTTCTTCAATGGCTCATATACAGCAGCGTATATTGCTGGATTGATTGCTCTCTTCCCAGTTGGCGAACCTATTACCAACAAGGATATTACGGGTGTTCAGGCACTTTCAACATATTTCAAGAATCGTCAGATTCTCCAGCTTATTGACAATGGAGTTCTTGTGATTGAACGTCAGGGATCTGCTCTCAAGGTTGTCCAAGGTGTAACAACTTGGGTTTCTAACGACAACTACAATAAGAAAGAGATCTCAGTTAGACTAGCAACGAACTACATTGCTAAGAACTGCAGAGACAATCTCAAGCAATTCATTGGTAGAAAGAATTCTCCACAGATTCTTTCAATCATCAAGGGATCATTGGTTCAGGTTCTTCGAGAGCTTGAGAATAATGAAATCATTGTCGGAACTTTGGCATATCCGGCATATCGAAATCTAACTCTCACTGCTAATGGCGACACCGTTAGAGTTACATTCGAGTGCTCACCTGTGCTTCCAATAAACTACATTCTCATCAACATCCATGCAACCGTTTTCCAAGCAACGATCTAATATAAGGAGCTATAACAATGGCTAAAGTTTATTCAGGCAATACTATCATGGTGGTCATCAAGAACAAACCTGTCGGTTTGCTTCAGGACATGTCTGCCGACGAATCTTTTGATCCAGCTCCTGCTTCAGGAATCGGTGATCCAAGAGTTGTAGAATATGTCCCTCAGATGTATACAATCTCGTTAAGAGTGTCTTCAATGTCTCTTAAGAAAGATTCTCTCTTTTCCGTCGGGGTCTTTCCTGAGGGTATCGACAAATATTTGGCAACTGAGCCGTTTACGGTAGTCGTTATTGACAAGGTTACGCAAAAGACTATCAGGCAATATAATAACTGTATCTTTGCAAGAGGAACAGTATCTGTAAGAAAGCATACTATTGTTTCTCATGATTGCACATTGATGGCCACAGAAGCTATTGGTGGAGACGCAGCTGGATTCTACGAAGCTTCAGCTTAATAAATAAAGAGGTGTAAAATGGCACAAAAGATTTCGCAATATTTTACTTACAAAATTGGTGAAAAAGAATATAAGCTAAGATTTAAAACTCCAAAAGTTGGTGAGCAGATAGCAATAGGCCAAGCATATGCATCTTTAAAAGCTGGATTTACTACATTAGATGAAGTAGCCGATGTTTTGGCCTATGCTACTGCAACACTAAATATTGTCATTGTCGACAAGCCTGCTGATCTTAAACTAGAAGACCTTGATTCATCTGATTGGGCTACTCTTCGTCAGATGTTGACTGATTATCAGAATTTTGCCTTTTTTCGTAACGAGGCTCCGGCAGAATCTCCTTCGACGTGAGCTCGCGACCGAGTCTCTTAAAGACCCGGATGTTGACCCCAATGATGACATAGAAGATTTTGCGTTTAAGAAGTTACGTGATCAAGCTAAAAAAGAAATTAAAAATAACTTAGCCTATCTACTTTATAGGTCTAAGTATAACCTCCCTCCTAACGATCCTCGTTTTTTAGACCTTACCGATGAAGATATTGTATATGAGCTCGTCTTGCAATCGGAATTTAATCGATGGGAAGAAAATCGACAGGATGAAGAAGATACGGATGATAAGCGTGTCATCTATAAAAATACTGAAGAATATGACGCATTAGTAAAACGCCTTGAAAGAGGCGAAGATATAGATTTAGAATCTCTAATGACTCCAAAAGAAGATTGGGAAGACTTAAATGGCAACACCAACACCTCCTGATGTTGTGGGCGCAGTTTATTCATTAAAGGCTGACTTACAGGCAATTGTAGCTGCAATTGGAGGAATAAGTCCGATTTTAGGTCCTGGTGGAGCTCCCGCTCTTACAGGAAAAAGTATTAATGATCTGACGTCTGATCAAATAAAATCATTAGACAGAGTCGCTGATGCTCTAACAAAGACGAGAGAATCACAAGAGAAAAATATTAAGGCATTAGAAGTTGCAGCTTCTTCTACAGCAATACTCGGTCCTTTATTGAATCAATTTGCGAAATATTCAATACAGCTTCCAATGCAAATGCTCAGTGGCGTTCAAGGAAGAGTTGCACAAACAACTTTAGCTAGAGAGCAAAGTCTTGGCAATACTATTGGAGGTACTTTCGCCGGTATTTTAGGGCTATTAGGACTTGTTCCTGGGCTGGGAGGGCTTAAAACTGCGGGCATGATTGTAGGAGGTCTAACTGCCGCTGGCGGCAACGCATGGCTTGGAAGTCAATATAGAGAAGGAGTTGCAAGAGCAGCAACTAGGCAGACTTTTCTTGAATATATGCCCTCTGCTGCTATGGATATAAATGAAAATTATTTATATAATTATCAAATAGAAAAAGGTAATTATGCAGCTTCTGGGATGAGAGCAGGTACGGGAGGATCTGCCACTGCAATTTCAGCAGTTTTAGCACAAATGGGAATGAGTGCTCCTGAGAGCGCTTCGGCGGCCCAAGCTATAATGTCGCAGGGAGCTCGAGGTTACAATAGATTTAATATGAATAGAGCTAAAATGCTTACCGAACAGGGCATTTTTGGATTTGATCCTGTACAAATGGCTATAGCACTTCAAATAGGTAATCGTACGGGATTTAGTGAAAATGAATTGACAGCGGCTTCACTTCGCACGGGATTTCAAGTACCTCAACTAGCACAGGCAGCACAAATGATTAGAGGCCAATCGTATATGTTTGGTGCGTCGGCTGGAAATGGTATTTTTAATTCTGCTACAAACACATCTTTATCACAAATGATGGGAGCTCCCGCAGCTGCTCAAGCATTGATGCAAACAGGACAAGCGGTCGCTTCTGCTGCTTCTGGTAATGATGCTACTGAAATGATTTTATTTCAACAATTTCAGGCAGCTAATCCTGGCTCATCTTATATGGATTTCTTAGAAGCAAAAACTATGGGATCTAACGATCCTAGATGGAAAAAGATGATGTCTCATGCTGCTAGAACGTTTAGTGCTATGGGACAAATGGGTGGATTACTTGGAGTGGGAACTCATGTATTTCAGGGTGCATCTGCTGAAGCCATGGCGACATCTACAGAGTTTTTAGAGCAAGCTGCAGGCGAACGAGCCGTTACTCCTATTACTACTGTGAAGGGTCAAGCTGGTTTAGATAAAAATGCTAGAAATAGATTGGCTCTGCAGCAGGCTTTGGCTAGAGCTCAACCAGGTCAAGTTGCTAATGAAAAAGATCTTCAAAGTAGTATGGATACTCAATACGCAAAGATGATGTCAATTGCTAGTGATCAACTTATGTCAGTTTCAAGAGCAACAACTGAGTCAGCTGGTATTACAAAAGATCTTCTAATACCACAACTTAAAGCTTTGACAGATGTAATTGAAGCATATATGGCTGGTGTACGAGAAAAATTGCATATCACGCCAAGAAAGCCAGGAACTGCTGGTCGTCGAAACCCTAATCCGCTGGGAGGATTCGAAGGACAACAATAATGCAACAGATATTAAATTTTTCAATAGAAATTTTTGACATTAGAACAAGATTGTCAATGAAGATAAAAGACGACTCTAATCTCGTTAGAGGAATTCAAGTACGAAAAAATACTTCATTAGATAATTCTGCCACAATCTCTTTTGCCAAAGATCGGTCATATGTATTATTAGGGCTTGAAGAGCAATTGAAACTTTATAATTATGTAAAAATTAAATTGACGTTAAAAAATTATGATATTGAAAATACAATAACTGACTTTTATTTTTCAGGATTCATACAGACTGTCAATAAGAATGTCGTATACGGAACAACTCCCTCGGCGCAAGTATCTATTACTATTGTTGATTTTGCGAATTTATTCAAGACAACATTTTACACAAAGAATCTCACATTTGTTCAGATTTTGCAAGAAGCTGTTCCTGAATTTCGATTGATAAATTTAGCCGAAGTATTTAATGACCCCCAGAATAAGATACTCAATAATTTTTATTCAATAAATCAAATAGGTTTCATATTTTTTGCATTCTTTTTCTTTAAATTTTTATATAGTATTGTGTATGATAAACCTGGTGAATCTAAAAAATCAGGAAATGAATCTATATTTAAAGAATTCAAGATATTCATGCCTTTCGGATTCGATTTAATTAATAATAAATCAGTTAAAATAGAATCGATGTTTAAAAGTCAGGTATCGTCACTAATTATATATAAACAACTTCAGGGTGTAGCTCTCGATCTGTTTAAATATATTTATCCAGAGCCAATTTTTGAATTTACGACACACGAAACAGAAAAATCAGTGATATTGCAAATCAGACTGACTCCATTGATGTCTTTTTCGCGTCCTCGCGTTGATCCAGTGTCGTTGAAATATGGACCGAAAGTAGGATTAGCAGAAGACGCGGGTGAAGATCTTTATAGTTCACGACAGATTCTCCTAGAAGGCTCAATATCTGGGGTTGATACATACAAAGTTATAGATGAAGAGGATTTTGGTCATTTACGGATAAGAAAAATGAGTAGTGAAACTGGTTTATCAGTTTCTAATCAAATAAGAGAGCATTTAAAAAGTATTACAAAATTATTAAATGATACGCTTAAACAATCTAAAAAATTAGATGTAGATTCGCTGTTGCCAGACAATAAAGAAAATGATGAATTAATAGCAGCATATTTTAATGAAATCCCAATGGATATACGATTTATTGAAACTATGAACATGACTAGATCGGCACAAAATGTTGTAAATGTTGTCTGGACAGTGCCCACAACCGACACAGCCGTTCTACAATCATCAGGAAGATCGTTAGTATACGGCTTATTACAGCAAAAGCTTAAAGAAATTGGAGGAGGCTCAGATCAGTTTGCTAATTATATTGCTGAACAATATGTTAAAAACAAGCAGCCTAATCCTGTATTCTTTTGGAATTATAGAGATATGTATTCTGATAAATATGTTTCTGGAGATATGAATTATTTCGGATTTAGAGAGTTTGAGATTAAGTGGAATTGTTTGACCGTTTATGATTCAACTGTATATCATGTTCTAAATTTTATTGATCGATCATTACTAGATAAAATAATAGAAGAAAATAAATTAGACGACAGCCTTACGAAATTTATCAGTGCTGCTTTAGAAAAGAATCAGCAACTCATAGATACTCCGCCAGTAAGTAAAAACGGTAAAAATCCTAAAAATCAAGCGCCAAAAATAAAAAAAATAGGTCTTTTTTATGAAAATGCTTTTAATAATGATGATTTCAGGTCGTCTATATATCGTCTAGGATTTACTGAAGAAGATATCAAAAAGATGAAAACTCAAGATCTTGTTTCATTCATACAAAATGTTAAAAAAGTTGGTTCGGGGAAAATAGGGGACTTTGCTGCAAAATTAAATGGAATTATTTCCAAAGCATATCGAGAAAACGAACATCTTTATGATTGCCAATTAACCATGCCAATAAATCTTTCTATATTGCCGGGAATGATAGTTAAATCAGAATATCCTAATAATGAAACATTTAATTCACCAAAATTTAAGGGATATGTTACGGCGATATCTCACACTATAGACTTTAATAGTGCTTCGATGAAATCAGCTTTTACGATTAATCGAACAGCCTTAGAAGATTCGGGATTAGTGGTAAATAAACATGGGTAATCTCCTTATAGATAATTCTGCAAGCAACCCTGATCAAACTATTTATTTTGCAAAAGTAGTGAAATTTTATGCAAGCACAAATACGGCAGATATTGTAACAATTGATGACAATATTTCTCTTGACGGATGTATGATATGTTGTTCAATGCCTGCGGGTTTTTCATTCGGCGAGAGATATGTTCCGTCCTACGATCCCGCTCCCGACACTAATTATTGTATGACGCCTGCGAATATTTATTGCATTGCAACATTTGTGGAAGATTATCAGCAACCAGTTATATTGGGTTTCTTATTTCCAAAAGAAAATGCTCTATCTATTCCTGATTATGGATTATATATTTTTAGACATGAATCAGATGTCATGTGGATGATTAGAGGCGATGGAACAGTTCAGGTTTATCATCCTAGTGGAAGTATGATAAAAATAGGTTCAGATAATGAAAATGAGATGTCGAACGATGCAATAATCCCAACTACGGTTGATAATTTTTACGTAAGAAAAGCTTCAGACTATAATGCACGAAAAGAGACTAATTTATTCATTAAATGGCACGCAGGTCAAGAAATAACAATAGACAATAACGGTAATCTTATTATAAATACGCCTACTCGAATAGACATTACTACACCGATTATGAATGTCGATGGCCAAGTCAATATAAGCACGGGCGCGACAGGAACATTTTCAACTCCAGATGGCAAAGTCGTAATTGTAACCAACGGAATAGTGACGAGTATAACGCCTGTTTAAGGAAACTATATGCCAGCTCTCCCTCAAAAAACGCTAACTGAAGCGATGTCTGACAGAATTGCAAGTTGTCAAACTTGTGCAGACTTATCAATTGCAAATGCTGAAATAAATGCTACTATGAGTCAAATGATCGCAGATCTTAATGCACAGATGATGTTGCTTCAACCAATATATGAGATAAAAGATCTTAGCTTGTCTAATGTTGGTGATGTTGCTTCTGCTCTTAAAGATCTAGCCGCATATATAGCAGGACCATATACAGAATATCAAATTAAAACCGCTGAATACGCTGCAAGTTTAGCAGCGCTTCAGATAGAAATTGCAGCTAAAATTAGTTCATTAGGATGTAGTTAATGTCTACACGATTTAACCCACAAGCCAAGAATCTTATAGTTTTTTCTGTCGCGCTAAGGCGAACAAAACAAACTATTACTTATTTATTTCCATTGAATCCTGCATCATTGACTATAAATCAAGCTAGCCGTGTTAGTGCTACATTTACTTATGCAGCAAAAGTATTTCAGAATCTTGGTGCTGGATTAAAAACTCTTTCAATTGAGGGTCATACAGGATATAAGCTAGATCCAAAGAAGTATGGAATTCAAGGTGGACCAAGATCTGATCTCGCATCCGCCGCTGCCCCTGCAGATTCAGCGCCTGGTAAATCACTTTGGCTTGATTTATATTCATTAGTCCAGTTGATTAAAGGTGAGAATAAATTTCTTTCACAATATCAAAAAGAAGTGAAAAATTTTTTTACAATTGATAATATAGATAATATTGAAGCTGTAAAGATTACGATTCCCGATCAAGGAATTACGTATGATGTTTTACTTCAAAATGATTCATTTATGCGAAATAGAGAGCAACCTCATCTTTACAAATATAAATTAGATTTCATAGTAGTTCAAGAATCATCTGGTGATCCATTAAAACGGCCGAAATCACTTTTCAATCTATTAGGTGTTGAAGATATAACTACGACAATTTCAAATATGTCAACATTCCTGCCAAGGTCAATAGACAGCTTAGTTAATTCTTATCCTGGCGCAAAAGTGCTTCTTGATAGTTACGATTTAGCAGTGAATACGATTAATGATACTGTAGAAATAAGTAATGCATTTATAAACTCAGCAAACTCTGTCATTAATGATATTCGTAGATTAGAGCGAATGACAGATGCGCTTAACGGCGTCACATCGGGCTTAGTTAATATAAGAAGTTTCGTGAATAATGTCAAGTCATTTTCTGATTTGCAGACTGCATTTTATGAGCCATATGTCAGAGTTAAAAATATTGCAGCTCAAGTAGACCTTCTTACAACAGCAATGGTCGGTGAGCAGCAAAATTTGCAATTCAATGTAAACTTGACTAGATTAGCTTCTGTTTCTGCTCCTGTTACATTAGCTGCGAACAAAGCTACAGTTGCACAATTTCAAAAAGATATACGTCAATTAAATCGCATTCCATTTCCGTTTCCTGTTGATCGAGTTCAAGAAGTTACATCAGACGGAAAGACAAAGATCAATATATTTTTCAGTTCACTCCCCTCTGCATTAGGGATTTCAAGTGTTAAAATTTATGCGTCGAATGATTTTGGAAAAGAAAATGATTTTGTTGAATCATTTAATGACTCAAATATTGTACTTTCAACAAACTACAATAATTCTGGATATTTATATGATTTTATTATCGAATATAACTATACGACCTTTGAATCGATCGTACAGCCAAAATATAAGAGTATAAAGAGAATTTTAATACAAAAAGGCGATACGATTGATTCTATTGTAAAAAGATATGTACCAAACGAGGCAAATGCGTCTAAGACTTATATTTCAGAAGTCGCATATTTAAACGGAATTGAATATCCATATGTTGTAACATCAGACAATCCTAATTTTGAAGCATATTTCGGGTCTTATGGCTATAAGATTTTTACAACTCAAGGTGAATTTCTAAGATACATCTATAATGTTGATACGAACGCTGCTCCAGGTCCAAATCTTCCGCTTTATGATGTTTCTGTCGTTGATGATCCTCTCACTTTCTTACTACAAGAACAAGAAGTATTAGATCAAATCAAGACAGGCACTAAATTCTTTGTTCTTCTATTCAAAGAAACATATTCAAATAGATGCTACGCTATATTTGGAATAACGAATGCTTCTTCTTGCGGGCTATTTAAAGCTGATAGTTATGTTATTTGTGCTCTCGAAAAAGGTCGATCGTATGACATTGACAATAATTCGCTATTCGAAATATTGAGTCCATACACACTTACAAGTGATCTTGTGGCTTATTATGGACAGACGACGTATTTTGAAGACAACTCATCTGCTGATGTTCCATTATTTGACACTGAAGTGCTGACAATTGAAGAGATCTATAGAGAAAATGTAGGTCCATTTATACAACATGGCGATTTTCCATTTACACATGATGATAAGGTCTTCTTGTCGGGAGACGATGAAAATAATAATTATGTTATTTTGACAAACTTCACAGGCACAGGGTCAATTACAGACAGCAAATATGTAGTCGCAGCATTTAGTAAGTATCGAATATTAGTTGATGGACAAGAAATAATGCTTCCTTCTTTGGAAAACAATTTCTTGCCATTTGCTGAAGCATTCACAAAAGAGGACACATACAAAGTCGATTTAGACGTTCGCTTCCAGTATTTCGATGATATACATGTGTCTATTCTGCCTAGACCAGACTTAGGAGTTGGCCAGGGTTATCTTGATTTTAAGCTCATAAGCGGCTTAGATAATGTTAAACAAGCAATAAGAAATAGATTAGAATGCCCTCAAGGCGGCTTAATTCTCCATCTAGATTATGGACTTCCTGTATTGCTTGGTAAGAAGAACACATTAGAAAACCTCATTCTTCTTCGCTATAATCTCTTTAGTCAGCTTATGTCGGATGTGAGAGTACGATCTGCAAGCGACATTCAACTAGAGGATGTGGGAGATTCAATACGATCACAGGCTTCTATTATTCTTGTTAATAATGATGATGTACTAATTAAGACTACGTTATAAGAGGACGCGATGACAATACAAATAAAGACAGCTGATACAATTAAATCTGATTTTATTAATTTTTTAAGATCAGCGATAGAAGAGAATGGTGGTCCAAATGTCACCGATTATAACGTCGGTAGCGTCTTAAACGTCCTTGTAGAAGCCTTTGCTGATGTCTTAGAGAATTATTATTTTGATCTCTTTCAGGTGACAAGGGATTCACTAGAAAATATCTACAATGGATTTAATTTCTTTAAGATGCCAGGCAAAAAAGCTTTGGTATCATTGAACATATACATAAATGCACCAAGCATATCGGCTCTTGGTTCTGACTTCTTTTCTATTCCTAGAGGAACTAAAGTTTCTACGGATGATGGATCTGTGATATTCGAAATTGCAGATGACTATTCGACTGATGGCATGGTTGTGTCTACCTCAGGAGAATTCTACGGCAAAATTCAATATTCTGTTCAGGCTATTTGTTCTAATTCGGGAACAGACGGAAATGTTGCTACAAATACAATAACGAAATTTGCTTCTACAATCACAAATATCAATAACTATGCTTATTGGATAAGAAATTCATCGGCTTCTGGCGGTACTGATGCTGAAACCGATGACAATATGAAATTGAGGTTTCAGAAATATCTTGTTTCTCTCCGTAGAGGAACAAAAGAATCTCTTGAATATGCATTAGCATCTAATGCTGCTTTTACGGGCCTCATGTATTCAATTAGCGGATACAGATTCTTAGATATTGTAAAGCAGAGATCGGCGTCCGTCGGAACAGGAAATTATGATGTTGATCTAACGCTCAAAAACAAATTCTATCCTGCTTATTCATTGTTTACCGACAGTGATGCGCTGGGTACTGATGCTTTCTATCTATACATTGGGTCAGAAGATAAGTTCAGCAATCTTCTTATTTCAACTCAGTCTGTCCCTTCCGAGGGAGATGCTGGAAGTTATTTGATTGTGGCTGTAGGAGATCCTCTCCATCCAAATGTTGCAGGCGGAATAGAATATTGGGACGCTACAACTCAAACATGGGCTCAGGCTGAAGTTAGAAACATAGATCTTTCTATCGACTATCCTATACAGGCCGAACAATATTTGGCTTGGCAAATTGATACGACAAAATGGGGTAAGTATCAGATATTAGACTATACAGCATATTTTATAAGAATAAATATGTATAAATCAGGTGATGGCCGTCCAAATTTGGACGTCTACAAGGTGATGACTTATCCTTTCCCTGGATATATCGATATTTATTGCTTGAAGAATTATCGTGATCTAATCACGAATGATGATAAGACGCTCATTGCTGAGTCAATTGATAATTTCAAAGCTGCTGGTGTAATAACAACTGTTGCAAATGCTTCAGTTGTTCAGATACACCCAACAATTATCTTGAATACAAATAATTTGACGAATTCAATTGTCCCATCAGACATTATTACAAGCATTAGAAACGATGTCATTGCATTCGCTAATACTAAAAATATTGGCGTAGATTTTATTAGGAACGAGCTCTATGCTTATTTGTATCAGAGATATAGTCAATATGGAAATCTTTATATTTATTATAGATATGATCCATCTATCTATGAAGATCTTGGGAACGATGTCTTTAAAGAAGGATTCCGCGACAATACGCTTGATGCTTCTATAAATGAAAAAGTAGATCTCTTACTTTCTGATATTTACGTTGTGCGTAATCTCAACACGCTGGTGAATACTCTTACAGGTTATGCATTTAAAGATAACGGAACGAATTATAACGATTATTACAAAGATACTGTAAATAAAACAGATCTATATTTAGCTTATTAACGAGGGAATAAAATGTCATCACACGACTTAAAGTTTAGAGATGCTACTCCGTATGACGTTGTGGGTAAATATCCGTATATTTATTTTGCCGACTGTGAAATAGGGTCGTTTCTTCCAGCTGCATATGCAAATAACTCTCTTGAAGGAGCTGAATTTGATCAACTTCCTTTAACGACGGGAACAGTTTCAATTCCCAACCCAGTAAATATGGATTATAAATATATGGACGCCATGTCGCCAGTTTCTTATGTTATAAGCGATGTAGTTATAACAGAAGATCCCGACACAGGAATAAGAACCTGCACAGTGACAACAACAGCTCCTCATTCTTATGCAGTCGGCGATATCGTTGCTATAACTGGAGTTGATTGGGACGATGCGCATCCATCAATAAATGGAACGTGGACTGTGTATTCTATTGCTGGGGATTTATCAACATTTGATTTTGAAACAAAACTTCCTGTTGCGACGTCATATTCAGCGGCGGCTCTTATATCGGGTTCATCTGGAGTTGCTTTGGGTCCTGTTTTTCAAATTGCTGATTATAGGTCTCCAACAGATGCTAGAGGAAAAAGCTTTACATCTACACTTTTTACATTAAAAAACATATACGCTGTTCCCACAGCAACTTTTACTCGAATTCTACCATCAGATTTATATACTAGATTCAGATTTCAAACGGGATCAGACATCGATCCGCAAGGCGGAATAAACTCTAACTTATTCAATGTCGTCGACACTGCAGGGAATAATGTAAAGCCTGTATTATGGGCTTATTTCTTTGGCTATAGTGATTCAACAATTGTCACTAGAACTTCAACTCACTTTGAAATTGCTTTTAATTCATATGCTATTGTTCTTCGTCCTTCTGGATCTGGTTCTAATCTAGAGTTTGCTATAGTTAAGTTTAACTGGGGTTTGATACCTGACAGTTCAGCATGGAACGGAATCTTAGGAACAGATTATTTTAAATTGTACGGTAATGATGTTTTCCCCGGAAGTGCTCTCGGATATCTCATATCTACAAACCCCGATGTTGGTAAGACAACGACATTTTCACCAGTAACTGAACTTGCAAAATCAGATTCTTTCACATATAATTCTGAGTTCCCAGTAAAGCTTAATTTGAAGATCTCTATTAGAAAGCATCTCTTATCAGACTCGCAATTAGACGGTACTTATTTAGTTAATTTAATGATCAATGATGATTATGATAAATTTGGTGAAGGCGAACATTACGATTCTATTCTTCATACTTATATTTCTAAACCAAGCCCAACTTCGTGGACTATTACAGGAAATCAACCCGATGATAGCATGTTAATGCCAATGATGTATTTTAAATTCAATAATATAAATGAACAAAATGTCAATGATCCTGTCGGTAATCCTCCGGGCTCCAGCAAGATTGTTCAAGACAGCCTTTTCTTTAGACAGCTTAATTCAAATGCTTCATATCTTTATTAAGAGGAAATAAACATGGCACAATTATTTAATAATAACGCAAAATCAAGATTGTCTGCGGACATCTCAGAAACTTCGACGACCTTTACTATTCTGACAAGTGAGGGAAGTCTATTTCCTGTGTTGGATGCATCTGGTGTTGATCATTTCATGGTGACACTGGAGAATGCATCGGGTCAAAGAGAGATAGTCACTATTGTTGCTAGGTCAGGCGACACATTCACAGTAGGTATTCCTGGAAGCTCAGATCCGAATGTATTAGGTCGAGGTCAGGAAGGAACGACGGCAAGAGGATTCATTGCTAATGATTTAGTCGAGCTTCGCTTGACAGCTGGATTCATTGATGCTATAAAAAAAGGATCGATTGTATTTGTTGTAGATGGTGGCGGTTCTGCTATAACTACAGGCATGAAAGGCTTTATTGAACTCCCATTCAGCGGATCGATAGAAGCAGTGAGATTATTTGCCGATCTATCTGGCGACATAGTATTTGATATTTATAAAGACACTTATGAGAATTATGATCCAACGATTGATCAATCAGGAGATTCGATTGTAGGTACTGCGCCACCAACAATTAGTTCTGGATTTAAGTCTGAAATCCTCCCGGCGGCTCTTGTTGCAGGAAATTGGGTTCGTAATTTTGAAGCCGGTGAAATTCTCTATTTTGATGTCACAACTTGCAACACAATCACTAAATGCACGATATCATTGACGGTAGATAGAAACTAATGTTTAATTTTCATTCGATTAATACAGCTGAGGTGAATGCAACATCGCAGATTCCTGCTCCACCTGTATTGTCGATATTGCCGACCGAAGATATTTCAGAATTGTCTTGGAATTCACCGTATTTTACGGATTTTTTTGCGGTATATTGGTCGGCAAAGCCTTTTGAAACTATTCACGATCGAGGCGTGCATGTAATAACAACCGATGTTCCAACTCCAGGGCTAACAGTTGATGAACAAGTTTCATACAATCATTTCATTCCAGCAGTATATAGCCTCTATGTGCTCTATTATAGAGTTCTTGCTTACAATAAGAACGGTGACAGGCCATGAGTCTATCAAATCAGGTAACAAACTATAACTTCAAGCTGGCCATTTATGAGGAGCTTCATAAGAAGACTCTTGAAGAACTTCTTTTAAGATTTACTCCAGAGATTCGAAAGCAATATGAAGATTCGATTTTGTGGAAATCGTTTGTAGAATCTCTTGCTTCAGAACTTGCTCAAAGCAGATTCGAGATAAAAGAAGCTCTAAAGCAGCTCAATCTTCAAAAGGCAATCGACGTCTTTCTCAATATGTGGAACGGTATCGTCGGCATTTCAAGAGAAAATGTCACTGATGCTGTTACAGGCGAACTACGTCCAGAAACAGATGCTGAATATCGCCAGCGTCTTGTTGACAGCGTTTTCTGGGATAAAATTTCTAACTTAGCTCTTAAAAAGACTATGCTATTGAAGCTTGGACGAGATGCGACTGTTACAGACTCTGGAACTCCAGCTGATACATTCAAGGTTCTTCCAGAACAAGCTATTGCAAAACTTACGGCAGATTGGGATTTACGATATTTTACTGACGAAATAATCACTTTTGGATTCGTTGGTCCAAGTTTTACGGCGAAGTGTGTGTCGGACGATGGTTCAACATTAGTTTATTCTGATTATGTGGGCCCCGACACTCAACCTGCTTGGATTCAAGGCAATAACACTAATTTATTTAGAGCAATTCCAACAGGCCCTCCTGCAGCAGGTAAAGTTGAATTAATTTCACTCGGCGCTTTTGATACAGCCGAGTCTATGGCTCAGGTTTCTCATGATCAGCATAATCAGGCCTTTTGGCGAATATATGATGCGGGTAATGAAGGCCCGCCTGACCCAACTCCAAGAACTTTTAGACCGACGACGTATACTGTAAGTGGAATATATTCAGTTACAAATCCAACATACGCTTATGATACGAACGTTAATTCGTATGCAGAAGTTTTAGGAGGATCATGGCAAAGTGGTAGTCCTTCTATATTCACTGTTTCGGGATTTACTGGTCCCGCCGGAGGCGCCACAAGTGTGAATCTTATTGTAAAAGTAAGAGGCCCATCATCAGCATGGTTTGCATCATACAAATATTCAAAAAATAACGGAGTTAACTGGACAACGATATCGGTTCCTATAATCATTGGTGGCGGTATTAATGATGCCGGTCTTGCAGAAGGAACAGTAACAATAGCACTTCCGCTTGATCAGGATTTATCACAAGTCAGAGTACAAGTCATGAATGAAGGAACATATACTGATGAATTTGGAAGTAGTTATACTCCTACATATGTATATGATGTTCGTATAGAAGGATATGGATGGCCAGCTCCAGGTGTTTCATTATGGACTGCAGAATACGGTGGAGCAATGAAGCTCCAGTATGGAGTCGCTGCTAGAGAATATAAAATTCCTACAGTTGTTGGAGAAGCTTTTGATATTACGTTTGATGTTCTTGCCGGGTCTGTTTATGTGACATTGGGAACGACGTCCGGCGGGACGCAATTAGGCGGTCCAACACTATATAACGTTGGAACAGGACATACGATATCAATAATTGCAGGAAGCGCTCCAAATGATTGTTATCTTAGATTCTATCAAGCAGGAACGACAATAGGGTACGTCGACAATGTGTCGTGCTTACAAGATGGTCCAATAACATCAGGTACATTAAAGCACGATCCTCTTTATAATACATTGGGTTTCTGGGTGAACACTCCAGGCACATTACTTACTTTTGTGTCACAAGATGGATTGACTACGAACTATGGAAATTTCCTTAGCAATATTGGGGGAGTTCTTACATTCGAGAGAAATATAGCTTCAGGAATTCCAAGTCAATATGATTATATAAAAGCCGACATTGCGGGAGTTTCTTATCACTTGGCAGTTCTTGCTTCTGATCCTGAACTAGTAACGTCATCAAATGTAAGCATTCATCCAAAGCTTTTGTCAAATATTTATAGTGTTAATCTCGGCGTTGTCTCATTGCCCGACTCTGCTTTGAACGAGATTTTTGATACAATCTTCCCTCTAGCTGCTCTGGGAAATGTTTTGATTAAAATTGTTCAAGATGTTATTGCTTCATTCGACGATTGGGATGTCATATACGGAAATATTCCCTATGGCCCAATATTTATGGGAGCTCCTACCTATACTGGGTCTAAAACAACTGCTGGAGATGACTGGGCAATTGATGAAGAACTGTATTTAGATAATCAGTGGACGATGGGCGATGGAAAGAAATTCTATGGAAACGATGGTCCCGACGACATTGTTACATTAACAAGGACATCATAATGAAAGAAATTCTAAAATATTCTAAGGCTAATGTGTGTATTAAAGACGAAGAAGGCAAAATTCTTTTCGCTGATAGCAATCTCTTTGTAGACTCTGGTCGAGAATTGATTGCGAAAATATTTAGAGGTGATGTAGCAGATGCAGCACTTTCTACAAAAATAGCTTGTGACTTAGGCGATGATGCTACTAACTCAGCTCCAGATCAACTAGATCTTATTAATTTTACTAATTCATTAGCTGCAGGCGCAACTATAGTTAGTTATCCAGAAGCTCCTACTGGTGTACATTTTCAATTTACCTTTACGGCTGCTGGGGACACAATAATTAGAGAGCTGGGATTATTCTATCGTCCTGATTCAGACAGCTTTCCAACACGAGGCTCTGATCCTCCTACAATGACAGGAACAATGATTGCAAGACTAAAAACAACTTTAAGTTCTATAACGGTAGCAGATACACGAACTATCACAATAGACTGGAAAATAATCTTCTAAGAGGAAAATAAAATGGCTTTGACATTACCGTACCCAACATATACTCCATTTGCTGCCGATACTGTGCATAGTTTTACAGCGCACAATACTCCTCATGCTGGATTGCTTTCGAATGATAATGCGATTAAAGATTATTTGGATAATACAATTGACCCTGCAATTGCAGCTTTGCAAGCTGTGCCTCCTTCGGCAATAGTTAGAATAACACCCGTTCAACTATATCTTGCAAATAATACAGGTATTGCGACCGAAAATGGAACACCTCCTGCTTGGTCTCCAGCAACAACACATAATACTGGAGATATTAGAGTTTGGAAGACGCTGACATATCCCGTTACGGTTCCTACAGGTGTAGGATCTATTTTGATTCAACTTGTTGCTATGTCTATGTCTTCTTCTGCAGCTTATATATCTGTGAAATCAACGTCGGTCCCAGAGTTTGTAGGCGTATATTCTAGATCGAGAGCTAACAGCGATGATAATGCTTCAGATACTAGTATGATTGAACTTCCTTATGAAGCTGGTCGTTCGTTTGATATTTACTTTAATGCATTGAGCACATACGTTGTAATTGTCAATGTGCTCGGATATAGAACGTAAGGAGTAAGTATGGCTGATATTAAAGCAACTGTGAGTGATTTTTGGATGCGATTTAGGCATTACATCATTGGTGCGGCGGCATTGATTGTTGTTATCATAGTTTTGGTGCTCATAGGCCAATGGTATGCAACAGGTCAAGCTAACGCTCTTGCTGAAAAACTTAGAACTCAATTTCGTCAAGAAAATCAAGCACTCTATGACAACCTAGCAGTGCTGAAAGATAGAACTCAACAACTCGAATACAAATATAGCCTTCAACGAGATGAAATTGTGGGTATCAAAAATAAATTGAGAGGAACAACGACCAATGTATTTAATAGCGGCGACAAAAAAGTTATTTCTAGCTTCTTTGATAATACTATTGACGGTTACGTCCCTAGTAAATAGCTCGTTTGCTCTTGACATCGAGGCACTGAAGTCACTCAAAGCTCCCGGCTTGAATCCGACAGTTTATCTCGTCAAGGGCGTTCCTGCTCCATTTGATGGTTATCTTGTTGAACAAGATCGTTTACAGAAATGCGTCATTGCTGTTCAGGATTCAGATTACTATAAATCACTTGGTGAGATTCAGAAGCAGTATTATGAAGAGAAATTAGCAGCAGAGAAAAAGATCGCAGATCTAACGCTAGAACTGAAAATGAAAGAAGCTGCTGCTGTTGAAAAGGGATTAAAAGAAGAACTTGCTGCAAAATCTGTGTGGTATAGACAACCCTGGTTCACAATCTCTGCAACTGTCGCAGTTTTTGTCGTTACCAAGGTACTTTTACCCTAGTAATCGGTTCAATTTCATTAATTTATAAACAGATAGAGGTGTCTTAGGAGAAACTGATGGCTGTAACGAAAATGATATTTGTTCGGGATCGGACGATAAACCTTCAGTTCGATCTCCATCGCACTATATCTAATGACGACAAGATGTATTTCGCGATGAAAAATGACCGAAAAGATGAATTTTATGCGATAGAGCCCATAGAATGCACTATAACAGATGCAGTCAATGGGCTTTTTGAAGTTACTATTACCAACGATCTTACCGCAACGCTTGATACAAGTAAATACTACGGCGAATTAGTTCGTCTAACTGTTGCAGGTTCTTATCAAACGCTGCAGATGTACGAAATTGATCTCCAGCCTGAAATAATCTCGACAAGGGACATATAAGATGAGAAGAATTTTTGACTTATTCCGCGATCTCAGAGATGCTCCAACTCCGACTGAAGGTCAGTTTTTAGTCTGGGGTGCTGATGGGACGTTAATGAATGCGTCCGGGACAGGAACTCCCGGCCAGTCTGGTTATTCAGGATTTTCGGGTGATAATCCAGGATCTTCAGGTTATTCAGGTTTCGTGGGTGAGTCTGGTTATTCTGGCTACTCTGGTATTGGAACATCTGGCTATTCCGGCTATAAGGGCACATCGGGACAGTCGGGAATGTCGGGTCATTCAGGATATTCTGGCATTTCAGGCTACTCTGGAAGAGGTGTTTCGGGCTATTCAGGCGCTGGTACAAGTGGTTATTCGGGCTATTCAGGTGTTGGTTATTCTGGAGCATCGGGTTATTCTGGATTAGACGGTTTAGCAACTGCATCTGGATTTTCTGGATTCTCTGGATATAGTGGTGATTCGGGAATCTCTGGTTACTCTGGAATTGATGGTGCATCAGGTGATTCGGGAATATCTGGCTTAGATGGCATTTCTGGCTATAGCGGATATTCGGGTGAGGGTGCTTCTGGATATTCTGGAATATCTGGCGAAGTTGGTTATTCAGGTACTTCAGGATATAGTGGCATCTCTGGCTATTCAGGATCAGGTGAAAGTGGATATTCTGGTTCTGGCGTAAGTGGATATTCTGGCTACTCGGGAATTGGTGACTCAGGCTACTCGGGAATTGGTGACTCAGGCTACTCTGGCATTTCAGGTTATTCTGGAGATAGCGGCACGTCGGGATATTCTGGGGTTTCAGGCTATTCAGGACTATCTGGATATTCAGGTTACTCTGGAGATAGCGGTACATCAGGTTACTCAGGCATAAGTGGTTATTCTGGCAATAGCGGAATCTCAGGCTACTCTGGCATCTCGGGCTACTCAGGAGATAGCGGTATATCTGGTTACTCTGGACGCTCTGGCTACTCCGGTTCTGGTGTGAGCGGATATTCTGGAATTTCAGGATATAGTGGCCGTTCAGGTTATTCAGGATTTACCGGTGCCACAGGATCTTCAGGATATTCAGGAATTGGAACTTCAGGATATAGTGGATATTCAGGCAAATCAGGATACTCAGGAGACAATCCTGGTTCTTCGGGTTACTCTGGAATTTCAGGCTATTCAGGCTCTGGGGTTCAAGGTGTTCAGGGACTTTCTGGCTATTCAGGTCTTTCAGGAACATCGGGCTATTCAGGACATAGTGGACATTCAGGATATAGCGGCACTTCGGGTTACAGCGGCTCAACGGGACTTCAAGGATATTCTGGTATTTCAGGAT